CGAATAAAGCTTTTCTAGGAGCAAAAACTTGATAGCTGTTATAGTCTAAGTTGTGAGAAAATATTTCAGAATATTTTTTATTAAACTTTTTTATAGAATAAATCTTTTTGCTATGCTTCGATATAACGGAAGCTTCTTCTGCAACTTCAGAATAGTATGAGACTGCATTAATTGTTTCAACATACCTTAATGTTTGAGATACAACTTCTCCATTATCATCTAAAACAATTTTATCGTAAACCAATTTTAAATTTACTGGGTCAGAAGAATCTAAGCCAACAAAGATTCTATATGGTACTTCTGTTCCATCAAAATTTGACTCAGTCAGATAAGGGTCTAAGAGTATTTTATACTTTCTTCTTCCAGTATTTTTGTCTACATATTCTTGGTTTTGTGAATCTAGAACTTTAATATTTATATTCTTATAATAAGAAATATCATGGTAATCATCTAAATCATTAATCGCATAACCAGATGGTGCTGAAATAAAATATCTGCTAATGTAATAGTGGTGCAGGAAATCATTTTCATTTATTGAATCAGAATATATTCTTTCTGTAGTAAAATCTTTAGACAGAAAAGTGTCGCTGATAGTTAAATCAGAAGTATGGAAATCTGTATTCCCATCTTTATCCTGCAGAATTCCTAACTCATTGGCGAAAAATATTTTAGTTTCATCTTGTGAAACTATTTTATTTTCTGCTATTGTGTCAGATATATCTATAATCTTTAAATTTTCTACCGGATTTAAAGGTTGGTTAGAGAAATAAGCTAATCCCGCTCCATTGGCTGGAATAAAGTTGCCAATCTTAACTGCATCTTCGTTCCCTATGGTTGTCTTATTATTAAATTTTTCCATTAACTTTCCTCATAACCGACTATATAATTCGGTGTAGCTATAACATTCGGCGTAGAACCAAATAGACCCATCTGGTACTGATCGTAATAATCAACTGGCAACCATCTAGGTGGCAGCCAATTTAGCTCTGCGCTTGGTGTTGCACCAAAGTCTTGCTTAATTAAATTAAATGTAAAGTTTGGAGTAGCTATTATATCTTCATCGTCACTTGTATTAATATAGTACGAAGGTAGTACAGTTTGTTCATCCAAATATTGGATATTATCAAATCTTTCATACCAATAAGCCACATCCCCGTACAGCGTGTTCGGTGTTGCCGAAGCTACCCCAGCCATATCTGTTTCCACCGAAACAAACCAATAGCCTGGGTTATTTTTTGGTTGCGAATAGAAGGGCCCCACAGAAAATTTGCCGTCTGGAGAGGCATGTGTGTAGCCAGATATATAGTTTCTTCCTGGTGATACCGAAGAAGTGCTGTAGTCTACAGTATTCAAAACATCGTACAATGTTCTAGCTTTTCTCCAGTATATTATTGGCGTAGAAGAAGGTGGATTGTTATTAGATTTAATATATCCATAAATATAATTCTCGCTTATTCCATCAGACTCTATTATCAGCTTAGAACTGGAGGCCTTAAAATCATATTCTGAATTATAGTTATCTATAAATTCTATATTTGCTCCAGTTATGAATGCCCCAGATTCACTATTGCTGTGGGCATTCGCTTGAGGATAGGAAATTCCAGTTACAAGAATAGACGCATACAAGGCTGCTGTTGGAACGCCAGTAAACCTTATCTTTGTTTTAGCAAGCCCATACTTATTGGTTGTGAGGTATTCATCTTGCAAGTCAAGAAGATCACTTGACAGCTGGAATGTTTGGTAAGGTTTAAAGTTGCCAGCTGAATCGTAAGATGTTATTGTCAGATAAATAATGTCATCTATGTTTTTTGATATTTGTTGCGGTGATATCTCTACAACTGCAGTGCTAAAATCGTATTCATCTTTACTTAGATAAATATAACCTTCTTCGACTGGAACTTCTGCGCCGCTTAAGAATAGGCCAAGTGGTGTAGATGTTTCCTGTATCGCTGATTCATATATTATTTCATAAGATCCGGTAGCTGCACTTGGTGTGGCAGAAAAATAAACTTTTGAATAATACTCGTCTTTTGTTTCAGAGTAAACATTTCTATCTACATAAAAAGCTTGAGCCAAAGAATAACTAATAGTATATTCTCTGCCGGGTACGAGGATGCTGCCGCTTGTAGCGACATTGTCATACACTTCTATTTTGTTAACCTTATAGGAATACTTGTCTTCACCACTCATTAAATAGTCTGAAGTGGAAATGTAGAATTCTCCATCAAGGTAAAGAGGTATTATCCCAGGAGTTGAATAGTCTGTGCCTATTGACCAAATATAAAATTCTGGATTTAATGGAGATTGTGTTAAAACTTTTCCTGTATAGTTGTCTTTTATTATAATATCTTTTACATTTAAATGAGAGATGTATAGTGCGCCGTGCTCTGAGCAAACCAATGTTTCTTGGTTGTTAAACACAACCTTACCAGGAGTTGCTGTATCGGAGAATGCCATCTCCTCAAGAGTAAAATCCATATCTCCATCTTTAACTGAGATAAGAACTGGGGCTCCCTGCGTTGGCGTCTTAGACAAATCAACATTAAAGAAGCTACCCTGATACAAGTCAACTATAGGTTTAGCATAAACATAGTTCTGTTCATCAGCTAAATTTAACCAGCCTGTATTCATGGAAATTGGATTTGAACTTATCGAATTTGAAAAAGTGTTCTTATAACCTTTATCTAAATTAACATTTATATCAATTGGAGAAAAGTAAAATTCTTTATTCGAGGCATCGTATATTTCCTTGATGACCTTAGAAGAATCTTGCTTATACTGGAACAAAGCACTGTCTTCTCTAAGAACCGTTTCTTGTGAAGCTTCAAGAATAACTTTATCATTTAATGATATTGGCTTTATTTCCGTTATATAGTATTGATTATTTGAATCTTTAGTTAAACCAAAATCTTTTCTAGTTAAAGAATAAGTATCTAAGAATGTATCTCTTTTATTCCTATCAAATGGGCTGTTGCTCTCTTGGGCCACTTCTTCTCTCTTGTAAATATTACCAAGATAGTCAACATAACCCCTGATCATTGGGGTTGTTTTTAGTTCGTCTTCCTCAGTAGGTATCCAAACTGGGCTCTTAAATGGATAGTTTGGTGTTGATTGAAGATTATTTGTTATACCCAAAACATATGGCAATGAGCTATAGTTAAATGTCGCTGATTCAAAATAATTAGAATAGACAGGTGTCGTAAGTTCTGTTTGCAAATATGAATTCAAGATTATATTTGGCGAAGAAGGAACAAAATATTTAGTGTCCAACATAGGGAAGTAAGATTTTCCACCGTATTTTGGAGAGAAATCAAGCGTAGTAACAGGTTGCCCTGGCTCTCTATAGATTTCTTCAACTGTGAAAATTGGCTTAGAATCTATCTTAACATTTTCTATGATTAGTCTATTAGGGGTTCCACTAGTTGGAATCAATAAATTTTTTGTTAGTTCAGATACAAATATTGTTTCATCTTGTGTTAACTCTGGATCATTATCTTTGTTTATTATGATCGAATCTTCAATAACGTTAGAGTATTTTATTGTTGGGGTTGAACCATAAACTGTTGAACCTATTTTGAAGTTTGCATTTATGTAATTAATATTTGGAGTAGCCAACGCTATGTTTGAAGTTATTGCTGGGTTTACTGCTGAAACATTTGATTCATTAAATGTGACTCTATACTCGCCGCCATAACCAGATGCATACGTTTGGGCCTGTGGTAACCATATAGCTTTATTGACTATCTTTACTGAACTTGCTTTCTTTATATCTATAGATGAAGTTCTAGGTGTTGCTAAAGAATTTTCATATTCATAATTGTAAGTTTTTTCTTTAAAAATTACATTTTGATTTGTTAAACCATTTGAATCAACAATGGATATATAGTTGTATTCTGGACTAGCTTGATCATTCTGCCCAAAATAATTGCGAACAAAAAAATCATTTCTATTAAAGTAGTTTAAGTTCGCGTAAAATACAGACGGGGTTGCATACTGGTTGTGCGCAGGCATCGCGACTTCGTAGACTAGGGCAACTGCTCCATTTAATTGGCTTGCGGCATCTGGGCCATAATTTTCAAGAAAACCATCTGCGTATGTGATTAAATGTTCAGATGTACGTTCTGTAAGGTTGATTGCATTAGGATCTGGTAATACTTCCGTATACTGCGCCTTATATGTATACCCAATTTCAATTGGCATATAGTAGTCGGTGAGCGATTCTGTTCTGAACCCTTCTGCGGCGAAGTAGCCCTCAAATGATATCGTAGCTGAATCTGCTTTTGATATTTCAATACTAAGATCTTTAAAATCGCCAACACCTGGTTGGAAATAATCAGACAACGGAGTCGCATTGTCATATGTGTTTGGTATGTAATCTACGCCTTCATTGTCTAAGCCAGCATAATCCCATATGCTTTCATCCCAGTTCGCATAGCCCAAGTTGAATGGATATTGTTCATTTATGTATTTAACAAAATCATAAAAGCGGTTTTCCGGCACACCATTATCGGCAATGTATGGAGTGGAAGATTCTATGTCTCTAATCTCTAAAACATCTGGTGTTGCGCCCTGGTAATTTGAATCTGGAGTAGCGCCATAAGCTGCCCAAATATTTAATTCTCTTCTTAGAGTTTTCTTAAAACCATCTAAGCTTACCGACGGAGGGTTTATATACGCATCAAGTATTCTTTTTTTGAAAGAAAGATTTTCCTCTAGGTACAATCTTTTTAGCCCAACCCTTGCGCCAAATTCATCAAATATGTTGAACAGCATGATTGGTTCTTGTGAATAAATTGATCCATCTATAGTTAACGAATCAAATTTTCTCAATGTCATTATTTGACTATCTAATAGATTGTGATAATAGATATAGTCAGTAGACCTTGAAGAATTGAAATTTTCTAATGAAGACGCTCTAGCTAATTTAATTAGATCGCCAACAAAATTTAAAGAAGCTGCTGGTATGTTGTAGGATACATAGCCCCAGGCTGGAATGTCAATATCTGCTGTGCTAATAAAATTGTTTATATTTGAAACATCTAATTGAGTATTAAAATCATCTAAGTAATGACTAACTAAAGAGTTAACAAATTTACCACCAACAGTTACTGGAGTAGCTAGTTCTGGTGTGGCGTGCTCAATTGAGTCATCATAGATGTCCATCCATGTAGGAAATTTTCTTAAAATATTTCTAGCAGAATCAGATATTACTGGGGTTGTAGTATCATGTATCGCTACGTTAACATACAATAATAAACCAAGTGCTGACAAGTCTTCTACGTCAGAAAATATTGTTAATTCTATTTTAATATATGGTTTAGAATTGCTTAAAAATATTGAATTTGAATCGATATTTAATATTGACTTAAGCCAAGGTCCGTTGACTTTGTCTGACTCATATATTTGGAATGTAAATGTTGGCTGTTGATCGCCAGGAACACTCGTGAATTTATGCTTGAATGATATTATGTCAACTCTAGAACTAGTGTCAACAAATCTGAGCAGTGAAGGGCTTGCCTCGTCCCTAACTACTTCTCCATAGTTAGTTACGTAGGAAGCTAGCGGATCTATTGGCGTTGAATGGCCAGCTGAATAAGACGGAGAAGACACCTCTGTTCCAACAAAGGTGTAATCTCCGTATTAAGTTTAATCCAGTTTTTGATCTATAATATGAATAATTTTTATAAAACTTATTGCTGTACAGGTTGATAGAACCAGTTGTCCAAATGTTCCCATTTTTATTAAAGTCTCCAGTTTGGAAACCTAACAGGTAACTTTTCATTCCTGATTCCTTTAACTTAGTCTAGCCAAATAGAATACTCTGAAGTTACTCCATTTTCTGGGTGCACAAACATTAAATGCTGACAAGGTCTGCTCATAGACGAGAAATATTCTTGGGCATAAGTGTTATAGCTTTCTGGAGAACCAGAGATTCTTAACATGGAACTTCCTATCGTCATCTTAAATTGCTGATGATAATGGCCCATGAAAACATCATCAAAATGTTCAGGAATTGCTCCATCTTTCCATCCCATTATTTTTTTATAGTAACCATGGAAAGCGTTTGGTGCAGGCATTTGATCGCCATGAATTAACAAGCTGCTGTAGTTGCCGATTGTGTCAACGGCATACCAGTTTCTTTCTCCTACGCCATCTGGAATATTAAAGGTTACTCTTTCGTCGTCCCCAACAATCAACTCTATAATCTTATAGAGCATTCTATCCATGTTGGTTTCTGGATCGTGCTGCTTGCGTGCTCTTCCGCCTACTGCTCCATGGTTTCCTATCACGCCAGTGATGTGTACGTGATTGAAATTTTCCAATGCGGTCTTAACAAAGTTCCCAAGTATTCTTGGACCATTAACAGCAACTTGTCTGTACAGACCAGAGTCTATAAGGTGGCTTTGCCCAGGGAAAATCTCTTCACCTTCGACTATATCGCCCAACAACCAGATATGAAGATCATTTACTTCATGATCCATTCTTTGAATCTCTGTTATTTCTAACAGCTTTTCTGTGTATCTTTCTATTCTTTCTTCTAATACATTAGTATTATAATCAGGTGTTACCTTACCCATTTGCCAGTCTGCAAAGACTACTACTGCAGTTTCTGGAACTTTTTCTTTATTCTTTTTTAAAGAAGGAGCTTTAATTTCTGGGAACTCAAAGCCGGCAAAGGCATCGTAGGCTGCGGCATAGGCTGCTCTTACAACCTCGTCTTGTACGTTTTTAAGAGTCTCTACTCTCTTGGCCAATCTTCTATTTTCTGATCTTAGGAAGTCATTTCTTGAATCAGATATTTCTGACAAAAGATCTTCTGACTCTTCCTCTTCTTCTTCGTCTCTTATTTCTACAGCGGCTGACTGTACGTACATTGAATCTTTTTCATTAATATAATCAATAACTTCTTCTTGCGAGATTTCTTCTACAGAAGAAGACTCCCCCAAGACGTCGCCATGGCCTTCGCCAGTAAAAACCACATTTTTAGCTTGAGCTATATTTGGGGCGCGAACTATATGCTTGTTTGTAACAACAAAAGTCTTTTTCATACCTAACCTATTCTAGGGTTAATAATTGTTAATGCCCATTATAACAGAATTAATAGAAACACTTCCAGCTACAGGATATATTTTATCGCTAGATGGGGTAAAATCTTTTAGCGGTATTTCTTTTCCATCTGCATTAAACGAGTTTATCGTTACAGACCTTATGTAATCTGAAGACAACTTAATTTGTCTTTCTATTTCAGCTATAGATATAGTGGTTCCAACCGTAGATGAATTCAAGTATCTTCTCACAAATAACACAGCTTGGTTTCTGATGCCGGCAGCAAGACTTTCTGACGCAGTTGATGAGACCATTATTGTAGCCATAACGTTGACAGAAATCTTTTCTGCCACTCTAACATTAAACCTAACCCCAACTGGCTTAACGTTAATTATTGTGTTATAAACCATCTCTGGCATCATCTTTATTTCTGCTGTTGATTCAGGAACAATAATAACATCACAGGAGCCCAGGCCATACGAAGACTCTCTCAACCTAACGTCTTTGACACCCTTTATGGATAGGGCTGCAAAACGCACTGCCTCAACCGTGCCAGCCGTACGAGTCTTTAATGCGCCTATTATTCTGGTTCTATAGTTGTCGTCAGATTCTGAGTTGATAATAGCATAAACTTCTTTTGGGTTATTGCAATATACCACAACGCCAGGAGGGCTAATGAAATTGTGTCTAGTTAAAGAACCTACTGGAGCAGTGTATGTATTGTCTGTGAAATCTGGTATAACCAAACCATAGGCTCTCGTTGTACTTGCCCCTATGCTCACGGCACCGTTGAGTTTAAACTTATATTGCTTTGTGCTAAAATTATCTACGTTAGTGTATATGATCGTTCCCTTTGGGATCACAATATCTACGCTATATGGAGTCTGTATATAGAACTCTATGTTATAAGATTGTCTTTCCGCTGCGGCATTGTCTGTAATGTCTTTTCTTCTAATATTATATAGATCGCCAATCAGGTCTAAGTTACGACCAGAAGCAGTAGATAGACCCCCTTGTCTAAGGGTAAAAGAAAGCGAAGAATAAAGATCTGCTATTTCAGATCCCATGGCTTCAGCGAATGCTCTGGCTACCGAACCAGGTTGTATGGCAGCAATACCGGCATTTTGTTGTAATGAATCTAAAATAGAATTAACTATTTGTGATTTATCTTTTGTACCGTATATCATTTTATCCTCACAAATTTTGTGTTACAGATAACACAATTGGTTCATTGCTATCAGTGGTTATGTGCACGTCAAATCTAATTGAGTCTGCACTGGTGGGGACAGAAGTTATTTCTATATTCCTACCTTGAAAAATATTCTCCTTTTCAAGAGCTGCCCTAATTAATCTTTGCCCTAAATCTCCTGTTTCTTTACTCTGTGGCATCCCGTAGAGAATAGAAAGGTCAGTCCCCAAATTTGGATACACAAAAAAGTCACCAGGCTCTGTCATCAATCTAATATAAATTTGCTGGACATCGTTTTGAGCTCCAGAATTAACTAACGATAAATCCTTATTGCCATTAATTAATAAATCACCAGACATCGTTAAAAATAAATCAGACATTTTTATCTTTATCAGCCTTTTCTTTAGCCTGTTGATTAGAATAACCATTCTTTATTAATTCTACTACGTACTCTACATATTCAGTAGAATGATTTTTTAGAATATTGTCCAAGAAAACAATCTGGTCAGGGTTTAAACCTTCCATTGAAAATGCGGAGGTATACTTCTGCCCAGTTTCAGGTTGTTGTTGACTAAAACCGTACTCTTCGTTAATAGTAATAGGCTTTTGGGCTTCTTTCTGATCTATATCTTTAAGTTTAGCGAGGTAATGATACGCGCTATTCTGTGCCATATGTATGCTTTTAGGGTCTACCTTTACCAGGGTTGGCTGGGAGTAGTCAGATGCTGAATAATTAAAATTAAACTCATTCCACCTCAAACCGTCTTCGGCACAAAAAAATCTTACCTTCTCCGCAAAGAACGATATAGTTCTGCTGGATGCGCTTATAACTATGCCAACCCCTGGAGCAGCAAATATCTCTACATCTCCTTCATCATTCAATCTTAAGAATGAATTTGTGTCAGGGTGATTTAGCCCAACTTCTCTTTGAGAGAACTGGTTTCTTCTACTGAGTTCAGCCCCTACAGGGAAATTCGCATTCGGTTGACTTGCATTTTGTTTTGCTGTGTTGTCCATCTTATCTTGCCATAAACTTTGGTATTCCAGTATTAACCGTATAATTACTAGAGTAGTTAGACCCTAAATTGCTTTCTTCAAAATAGCTTATAACATAAGCCTTGTTCTCATTGTCGTCCCTAAAGCCTACTAAACAACGTGTTCCTGGTTCTGGTGCAACATTTTGAACACCCATTATAGCAGGGCAGGGGACTGAACTTATAATGTTTCCAACCTGGCCAGAATACGCGTCATCCAATATGATTGTCGCCAGATTGCTTTTTTTATCAAATTGCATGATGACACCAGGCCTTGTCTTGGCTTGACGCATTCTTGATAGGTCAATTTGATTTTGTATTTTATTGTCAAATTTTGGATAATTAGTTGCCATAAAAATTCCTCACTTTAACCATTTGTCAGAAGACGTTGCGTCTCGCGTTGGAGTGAATACTCCATTTTTCCAATTACCGTACTGCTCGCCCAAATAAACCTCTTCGTTTACCCAAGCTTCTATTTTAGTTTTATCAGAATGCTCTGCGTCATCAAAATTATACCAGGCTGTGGAATCTTTTGGCACTGTTTTTAAAATCCAAGCTTTTAAAGTTTCAACATCTCCGCCAGCTTTTATGTAAACAATTTTAGCCTTCTGGAAATCAACACTTGTCATCCAACTGTTTCTTAAGAAAAATTCACCCCAGGCAAAGAATACACAACTGTCTCTTTTTGGTCCAGAGGTGACTTCATTTGCATAATTCCTTTGACCTAACTTAGACCTTAGCATTCTAACCTGGTTTACTGGTATCCATAATTGATCTGATGCACCGGCATAGAACTCTGCGCTTCTTTCTGATCTAGACCTAGAATTTATTAACGCTTGTATTTCATCGCCGCTTAAATTTGTTGATTCAGATTTATCTGCCAAAGCCAACTGCCACATTTTAACTGTAGATTTAAATGGTAGCTGTAGATCTATCACTAAATCTCTACTCCATGATTCCTTAGTGCCTATTTGAAAAAGACCAACAAAAGAATCGCTGTTAACCACCCTTGGCCTCCAGCTTGATTCTCTAAATGCTATCGCTGTAAAAACAGCTGCCATTTCTGCAGAAAAGTTTCCATATTCTTTTAGAACAGTAAAAACTTCTAAATCTGTCATTTTACTTTGGTCAGTATAAACCTTGGTTAAAGCTGAGGTGTTTACTACCACTGGTGCACTATCGGGCCTTGTTGAAGAAGATGACCCAGCCGATGCGTTAGAATCGGCTTTACTGTAAACCGAAGATAGTGCGCCATTCTCACCAACATATATTCCACCTCTTTGTGGAGAAAAACTCATGTGTATATGATCTGCGTGGGAGTTGGAGTCAAGTATTATTTTTACAAATTTTAAATTTGGATATCTTTGAGATAATTTACTTATAGTTCCATTTGTTTTCCCATTAGCATAGTCTTGCCCGACCCAACTGTTCACCATTATAAAGTCTGGCAGTATGTGCTGCGGGGCAGTGCTCAACTTAAGTAGCAAGTTTTCAAAATGGACCTTATAGGCTTCAACTCCAGAAGCTAACGGCCTGACTGTTTGACCAGATGTTGTTATAGAACTAAAATCAAAAGCTCTACCAAATGCGTGATCGGTTATACTGTTTCCTGAAACTAATTCAGTTAAGTTTGCTCCCTGGTCAGATGAACCTGAAGCTCTAAACGCTCCAAACCCACCAATTATTTTCAAAGATTCTCCACCAGTATCGCTTGCTAAATACAACAAACATTCGGTCAAAGCTGCTGAAATAAAAGCTTTTTGAGGTTTTGCTTTTATTATATCTTCTGGCACTGTTTGAATCTTGCCAGATCCTTCTATGCCAGGAAATATTGTTGTTGAGTTATAAGTTATGTCAACAAGACTATCTGTTATATCAAATTGAAAACCCTGAGTTAATACTCCGGAATCATTTATGCTAGCTGAAGATTTTAATATACTTCCTCTTGAAATATAGTATTTGATTTCTTGTTCTGTCAGATTTGACGCTAATGCTATGGGCATGTAGCCTGCGCTAACTGCCTCTGTTGTTGGTGGTCCGTTCTCCCCAGAATGACCACCCTCAGAATCATTTTGCCTGTACTTGCTTTCTAGCAAATTTTGGAAATCTGGGATAATACCTGCATTGTAACTTCTGCCTAAACTACTTGAAGCGATTATACTCAGTGCTGCTTCTGATCCCTTTTTTATAATTGGGTTTCCATCAGCGTCGACTTGATTTGCAGATGGTATCTGTAAGTCAGAATCTTCAGAACCTAATATAGAACTACTTAAACTTGAAAGACTTTCTCTAGTCATATTTAATCTATACATATTTGCATAAACCCCGCTGGCCAAAAGATCTTTACCGCTTGCCGCTGAAACTAAATCAGTTGAACTTAAAGTTTGACCAGAATAACCTCTTTGGGCTGTAGTTGTTCCTATTATGTTTTTGCCATTTTTGGGGACTATGTTATCAGCTATTGCATTTGCAAAAGTTTCTGAATTTTGCAAACTGTCAATAGATATATCAAAATAAGACATTTTATTTACCCTTTGTTATCATTTGTTCAGAACTAGTTATAACTGATTCTGACTCAGTTAATAAATCTTTTGTATAAACTGTTGTTCCGTAATTTCTAGTAATTAATTCCCAGTTAAGAGTTACTGGAGTTCCATCTTCATAGTACTCATCCCACAACATAATTGGCCACTTTGATGCGTTGCCGTAAAGCTCATAGAGCTTAAGAACCTCTATCAAAGCGTAGAATGTTCTCACTCTTTCTTCGCCCCTTGGCTGACCCTCAGATAACATTTCTGTATAGTCGTTATTGTTCCAGTCAAATCTATTGTTCAATTCATATGCAGTGCTAAATATGTATGGGAAATTAATATAGAATGGTTCTTTTGAATCAAAAAATTCATCTTTAAATTTAGCCCTAATTAGGTCAGAGTTAAAGTCGTAATTTTTCATAAAAGTAAATACAGTATTTTTGTATTTCTCCATAGCTCCAGATGGCACGCTGTAGAAGACTGTTCCCAGAGTTCTTTGGTATCTTTCTTTTAAGAACTTAATTCTATTGTCATTACCATTTGGTTCAAAATCGTTTTCATTTTCAAATTTATTTGGAGCAGTTCTTGACTGTTTAATCCTGACAACAAATGTTTTATTCTCCAAGACAGTTTTTACAAATTCTGTTGCGACCATTCCCGGACTACCAAAGTCTTGAATTACTAAATCATTTTCAATAGGTTCAGAACTATATTTTATTTGTTTTTCGTTATTCAAATCAAATATTAACTTGTTGTCTATTGGAGTTATAGTATTTTGTAAATTGCTATCATAATAATTTTGTACTGGGCCATATAAATCTATCGATGATTGATTTGGATTTAACTCATATGTTACGTAATTAACTATATTTGAATTGAAATTTGGATCAACTACAACAGACGATAAGACATTAAATGTTCCATCGAATGGATAGCCTAAATTCCTTACTGTTATATTATCCCCAAAAGCAACTTGATTATTAATCATTCTAGCTGGAATTAAATTATTTTCTATTGGCTTAGGAATAGGGTATCCAAAAGCATCTTTTACTATTTCATCTTGGGTATCGTAGTCGTAACCACCAGTGACTAATGTAGCGTAATATTTGCCATTTATTAATCTTATATTTTTTCCTATTACATAACCATTCTTAGAGGTTTCTGTGAATCCTACTTGGACTTTTTCGGAAACGTTTATTCCATCTAAACGAAGTGTAAATTTAACATTAGGATTCAATACATCTTTAACATGTATTGTGTCGCCGTCAGTTACACCCGAACCACCCAATCCAGTTCCCTTATCCAAGGTGCACAAAACCTTAAAGAATGGTTCAAAACCAGTTTTATCTGGACCAAGACCAGCTAAGCCCAGGACTTGTGCGTGGACTAGTGCATTTTCATAGCTAGCGTATCTAACAAAATTTGCTGTTTCTATTTCACTCCAACCAAGACTCTTCATCAAATCGTTGGTTCTAATATATTCGTAACCATCTGCTGAACGAGTTTTTGTTCTTACACCAAGTATTCCTGGCAGTAAGCTTATAGAGTGATACCTTCCCACGACCATGCCCTGGTTATAAGAAAGGCCAGCTTCCATTGGTTGGCCGTTTCTTGTTAGATACTGTACATAGCATCCGTGCTGATCTAACAAATTGTTTCTAACCCACTTCCAAGCCTTCCAGGCTAAAGGGCCCAACAACATGCCAGCTGTAGCTATGATAGGGGCTGCACCAACTCCAGCAATTGTTCCAGCCGACACTGCTGCTGCGCCAGCTGCAACGCCATAACCAGCTGAACCGACAGCTACTGCCAAGCCAGCTGTTCCAGATATTACTCCAGCAATAGCTGCACCATCTACTTGACCATTGTTTCCATTCTTAGCGGCTTGTGCTTTTATTGATTCTGATAAACCAGAATTTGTAAAACCAGAAGCAGTAACATTCGCCACAACGTCTTTTATCAAAGCTGAAGATCCACCAGTAAATTGCATGCCGCCTATTAATTGTGGAGTTAACGAATTGCCTAGAGCGTCTAAAGATATTTCTCCGCCCATAGTTATACCAGTATTGCCAGCTCTTAATGAATCTAGATATATTCTAGTATCATTTCTTACTGTTTGGACATTCATCCAAGAATGCAACCAGGAAGTCATAAACCATCTTGCTGGGTCATTAACAGTTACTAGGGCGTTTGGGGTTATCGAAGTTACGAAACCAAGCTCTGAAGTAAAGTGATGTACGACTTGTTCTACTTCAAACATACCGTACATTCTTTCATATATATCAGCAAGGTAAACTAAGTCATGAGGCCTTATGTCTGCGTTACCTAATATAATTATTTCTCCGCTGTATATATCTTTTACGGATTCTCTTAGGTGACTGAGCGCAACTCTTTTCGCACTTAACTCATCTGGTGCTCCAGTTACGTTTTTAGATATTCCTCTTCCAGTTTCAAAAGGATGTAGCAACGGGTGTAAGAACCCAAAAAATCCACTGCCGACTACGTTGTCAAAGTAGATACCAGTCTCTACAGTATTCTCAACTTGCCTATCAGCTGGCGCACCCTTATCTAAAGATACAGTTACTGGGTACTTGCCATCGGATACCGCTGTTATTGTCGTGGCAACTCCAGAATTTTCTTGGATTTGATTTGATAATATATGAGAGAAAGAACTTAGATAATGTATTCTTTGGAATGGCTCTCTAATTTCTACTACCGGTTCTGCGTATTCTCTTGTAAACGGATTATCTACAGCCCTTAACAAAGAACCTGGTCTTCCCAACTGATAATATATAGAATCGTTTAAAGCTTTATTCAGAATATTTGCCTGTCTTGCAAGCACTGTACTCTGAGAAAGCCCATACCCAGTTTGAAGCATGTTGAGTCTGAACACGTTGAACAACGCAGATAAGCTGTCGGTGACAGCATTAAATATCTGACCAATACTCTTATCATAAAAATCGCCTAAACTACTTAAAGTTCTACTGGCTAAGTTAGTTGTACTATTTCCCTCACTCTTGTTCTTAAAAAGAAGTTGAAGGAATTTAGTTTTATCTTTAGCGTACGTGTTCCCTGGGAAAATAAAAGCTTGGAATATTTTATCAACAGGTTTGAATGACCAGGTTTCATCTGTAGGAGAATTGCCATAATTTATTCTTCTATCTGGCTTAAGAACCAACCAAGCTCTTGCGTAGGCGTCGTTCCACATAGCCTGTCTGAATAGACCAACAAGATAATAGAATAAATCTTGAGGGTTTCTTATTACAGAACCTAGGTCTGCTTCAGTTAACGTTTCGCCATATATATTGCCCATTTGGACTGGATCAAATAAGTTTGATTTTAAAAGTGCTATTTTTTCTATGCTAAGTGCATTAAAATATTCTATTAAACCACCATCAGCTATAGGTGCATCTATGAAATTTTTTCTTGCAAACTCTATTGCATCTGCCTGTGATGAAGTCGGCTTATCTCCAAACAATAAACTAAATTCATCTAAAGCGCTGCTGCCCGTAACATTAAATTTATTATAGGTTCCAAAATCATCTGGCAGTTGCTTGCCACTAAAAATCTTTTGTATTTCGCCAGTGAATGGAGTCGTATCATCCCAATTCATTAAATATGTTTCTTCAAAAATGTCTTTAACTGATTCGTATGTATGATAACCATAGCGGAACTGGTCCCATATTTGCTGAGCTTGAGCTAAAGTTCTTCCATTTCCAGCTATAACTGTTGTGTTCAAATCATAATCTTCATCGTAGAATTTTCTTGACTCAATTGAAGTACTATCTTGAAGAGAATAAACTGATGGGAACTCTATTCTTCCAGAAGAACTATAATCCTTATCTGATTTTTCGCTTTTAAGAATATTTATTCCATACAGTAAATCATTTAAATTTCCTCTACTTGCATCATCAACTGGTTTTCTTATCAGATCATAATAGCTTTTAAAATTTCCACCGCGTGCATAATTAGCGTCACCTGTATCGGCTGCATTTTCTGGAACATACTGTCTAATTGCTTCTAGGTTTGGGTTTTTTAAGATAGCGTACAAGTCTCCACCATCTGTCCCCGCTGTCCAAGGACCAAACCCAATTACAACTGAATCTTCTGTAGGAGCCTCAGTTGCACCAGGATTAAATGGTTCAAGCGCAGGTCCATTATTAGTAGATTTTTTAATTTTGAAATTTTTAATTGGCACTACAGAACTAAAGGCCACACCAAGTGGAACTGTATTTGGAACAAATGCAAAATAACATTCTTCTATATCCGGTACCGGTGCGTACCCCTTATCTTCATATCTCCATGCGTCTTTGCCTGGTTCGTCTCTTTTAACAGAAAGTTTATTAACAGTTAAAACGTCTAAGTAATAAGCTGCGTCTGGAGAAACTACGGCATCTATTTCTGTTTGCTCTAGATTAATTGCATCGCTTCCATTAGCATTTGCGAGTTTAATATCTACTGTTTCATTTTTGCCCCAAAGAAAGTAGGCTGGCTTACAAACTACGGCTGCACCTTGTCCATTATTAGCGGAAGGATTATACACAAGTACGTGCATATTCTGATAGTCTTTAGCTTCACCATACAAAGATGCGCTGTCATTATCAAAATACCATTTTTTAAATTTCTTAACCAAATTTTCATCTGACACTGCAACGTTGTAAGGCCATCTCATGGCTATATAAAATTGCTCTTCTAGATTTGTTTTTGGTGGTTGCCACTCGCTATAGGAGAACGGCCTACTTCCATTTAACTCTGGACTAAGTTCTAATATATCTGATGAATTTTGACTGTTTAAAGCTGGCTCAGGGAAAGGCATCGTTATTGATAGTGATTGTTGGTTTGCAATTGTTTCCGGGATAAAACCATTCAAAGAAAAATCAATAGGATTATTTAATAACTCTACAATCTGAGAACCAGAAAGACCCTTTTCTGTTTGATAGTCTATGTCATATATTAAAAAATCTTTAAATTCTTGTCCATATATATTATCAACCCTATTCAGAATAAATGAATCACTACCAGAAGTATTCTGCCCAGTGTTTGTATTGCCTGCTCCGGTCTTAGCAATGTTGTACTGAAAAGCATAGGTATCTAGAGTTTTATCGTCATTGTTTCTTGCGGTAAAAAATGGATACCTGAATCTACTTGGAAGCTGTTGAATCTGCGCGTGTGAGGAACCAGTTAAATCAGTTACGATCTCGACATTATTGCCCACAGGTAAGTGAAATCCTATTGTTACTTTTCCTTTTGATGTAGGAAGTTTTGCAATTATATTTCCTTTTGCGTCTGCTATCTCTTGAAAATCTTTATCATTAAAATTAATTAATATTCCTTGTTCCCTCAAATAACCCGCCGCATTAAAAATTCCTTCTGCATTTTTTTGTGATGTTGCAAGACCGTTTAATGCTTCCAATGGTTCAGTACCCCTTAAGAAGGCTTCGGCATCTGCGTATGGATTTATGTTTTTGTTTATGTCCGTTATGATTGTCATCAAATCAAAATCTGGATCATTTATTTGCGGAGGTATTATTCCTAGTTCGGCTGCTTTTTCATCGCCAGGATATCCAGTTGTGATTGGCACTACGCCTGAAGTGTAAAGCCAGTGTGGTTTGCCGTAGAAAACAGTTGATCTATCTTCGAATGGTCTCACCGCAACTATGTAATTAGGAAGTAATCTAGCGCATGTTTGGAAAAGATCCCAAACAGTTCTCATATATGTTTGAGCTCTAAAAGAAACTTCATCAAACCCAGGCATGTCGTCATCGCTGTTTGCGCTAATTAAACCAAGTGTTCTGAAGATATTGTTTCCGCCTCTTCCACTTAAAACTCCAAGAAGACCTATGCCAACACCAATAGTGGCGGTTACTGGACCACCGGCCAATGCCAATGTTCCGCCAATTCCACCCAAGGAAAGACTTCTAAATAGATTTGCACTTCCTTGGCTATCTCTTATCTGCCCGTCTTGTGTTGTTGAATCAATTACTGCGGTTGCGTTTGGGTCAGCCGAATCATACTTGGACATTAAACTATTCCAAGATCTGTCTGATAACTTTGATAAATATTCTAATCTTGGATTAGGTTGATCTTCTGGCGTTATAGAAGCTACGCTTGTCCAGCCATCTCCTAAATCTCCGCCTAAAAATTGTGCTATTCCAGTTCCGTTTCCTGGATATATATTTCTTTTGAATATTTCCATATCTCTTTGAGCTGAGAAATTTGACCAAAGTTGACCCATCAAAGAAGCTACTGGGTATCTAAATTCTTGCACACCTATGCCAACCATATTTAACGCGGACTTACCTATTGCAGAACCGCTTAATTCATTAGCAGCTCTGTGAGAATCTGCCACTGCATCAACTAGAGCGTATTGCCTTGATGCTTCTGCTTCACTCATTGGTGCGTATATCATTGCGCCAAAATGTCTAATGCCAAATTTATTTTCAGAAAATACTAATCCTCTATTTGCGTTAGCTATTCCTTCTCTAAACCTAGAAGTACCCATAGATAATAGTCTGACCATTAAGTCTCTAGGCTCTGACATCCAAAGCCCAGTATTTATTCCTCCATCTATTTTTCCGCTGTCACCTTTTTTATTTGTAGAGTTAACAACTGCGCCAAGTTCTATAGCGTCTGACTGAGCTGTAACAGTAACAATTTCCCCGTACTCAACTTGGGTTATAGTTCCATTAAATAAAGTTTGCAAGCTGTTTGGATTTGAACCGTATCCACCTCTTAGGTGAACTCTTACTCCTGGTTTTAAAATTATGTTCTCTACGTTGACAACATAATCATTTTTCATATGAGATAAAATATTCCTAGCTTTATTTAAAGTATTATCTAATATAGAACCTATTCCAGAAGAAGCCATTCCACCAAGCGGGGAGTCTGCGCTAAATATATCTGACGATGCTGCTTTTGTTAATTTGGAATATAGATTAGATACCCTAAATATTAAAGTGTCACCCAAAAGGTCTTCTGATGAAACCACAGAAAAATCAACAATAGATTGTAGGCCATAAAAATTATCAAACAGTTTTACTCCGGCAAAGTAGCCGCCCTCATCTATCAACCAAAGCATGTAGGTCGGGAATGCTCTTATCATTCTGCCTGATACATCTCGGTATTGAGTGTCAACTAACATTTTTTCCCAGTGCATGTTCACTGATACAGGTGGTTGTCCCTTGCCAGTAGACCATTCTGGAACTTGACCATCTCCATGAGAAATTGGACTTCCATAATCAGAAAGAGGCGTTAGTCCTGCAACTGCGGAATTCTTAGTGCCAAGAGCTGGGTTTGAATATTCTTCTATAGGTATTGGTGCTAACTCAAAAACTTTTGAACCCTTTTGAACTTTTACCCCATCTATTGTAAGATAAAATCTTGAACCTTTTTCTGTATCTATATAACCAAAGTTCTGCCCAAATGCTGAAACCACCATAGCTGGGACCTTACCTGGATCGCTTGGATCCTTGATCGGCATCATATATATATTAACGTGCGCATTTAACTCTTCTGGCAAGAAACTTATTTCACTTTCATCTGGCAGACTAAACTCTCCAGCTAAAGCCAATTCTATTTCTTTATATGCTTCTAGACTTGAAGATGATATATCTCCAACTTGGTAAGGTGCGGAAGATATTTTATTAATAATTTCTGGATCTTGTTCTTCAATAAATTCTATATAATCTGTTAAAACAACAACGCCTGAATTTGATGGTATTGGAGATCCACCCGCAGCGTCGTAAGGGTTCTTATTCCAGCTTTCAAATGCTCTTAAGAAAATATTAAAATCTATATTATTACTTCTTAACCAAGTACTTAAATCTTTTAATTTTGCTTTTTTATCTTCACTTTTTAATAGACTAGAATATTCTCTAACAAACGTAGGAAGATATTGGTATGCTTTATAAATCTGTTGAGATTCAATAGCATCTTTGTCGGTTGGGCCGAAAGTAATTGGTTTAGTTTGTTGCGTTATATTGTATATAATATCTTTATCAAACATATCAAAAGATCTAAAATAGAAATCTGGATCAAGAGTTCCAACTGTTTCGTTGTTAGTGTCTTTTACCTCAAGAGGTAAATCGGGGTAGGCATTAAAAGATCCCCAAAGTTGTTTGATTCTTAAGAATGGATTTCTTTTTGAAGAAAAATTATCTATAAAATCTTTTTGCTGTACAGAACTTAATTTTTCTCTAGTCTGTTGGAAAACATCAAAGTCCATTAAGCTTAAGTTAACTTGGTAAACATGGGGGTAATCTGGGACTGTAGACACTGTGTAATTTGATGGCATAACATATTTAATACCACACAATGCAGTAATTATATTCTTTATTCCCATAAACCCAAGAACACCACTTGCATGTTCTAGTCTTGCCAAAGCGTTTACATGATCAAAAATTCTTTTTATTTTAGCTAATTCTTTCTCCCCAACTACTGTCATAGATATATTTATGAACGAATCTTTACCACCAATGTGTTGGTAAGTTGGTTCATCTTGCATTTGAAGTTGAAGCTTAGCTAAATTATTTCCCATAGAAACACTTACCCCAGTAACTGTAACTGCGGTTGGATCTAGGTCCACCTTGAGCATCGGTACTTCCCATTCCCTAAATTGGAACGAGCCAGACCTTGCTCTGACCGCCTCCATCAAAGCTTGGATTGGTCCACTTGAATAAAATCTTTCATAAACAAGAACGCTAAATGCGTCACTTACTTGAGACTTAGTTTCCTTTTGTAGATTTTGATAGGCTTCACTTCCCAATTCTCCATCTGCTGGTATTGATATAAGTTGCTCTTTAGCCTTCTTGTTGACCAAAGTATTTGTTGTCTGATCAAGATAAGCTTTTGAGCTTAAAGCTATTTTTTTCATGTACTCTTTTGCTGCAACAATGCTTACATTGGAAAGTGTTTCACCATTTACTATATAGCTTCCGTTGCCAATGCCGGCAGGAACATTATCGCTATTAATATCTTCTATATATTTTTTTTCATTTTGAGATAAACTCTTGTTTTGTATTTTGAATACCTTAACCAGATAGGCGTATACTTTTTCTTTTACTTCTCCGTCTGAAGAACCAGCCGTTAAAACGTCTAAAGAATCTTTAAGTATAGTTCTGATGTTCCTATTGTATTGTCCGCTCATTGACAAATCATATGCGTTGGCTAACTTAACGCCATAGTCAGATGAATTATTTACATTAATTCCAAAATAGTTTAATATTCTTGACCAAAAATCTTCGTTTTGGTCTGATAATAATTCTTCATTATTAGCCCTGAAAGAACTCATGTCTGGCAAGAATATTTTTGTTTGAGATTCTATAGGAATATAAAAAGATATATTATTCCCATTTGTCCATTCATTGACTACGTTTGTAACCAATTCGCTTTCCGATAGATTGACCGCAGATATGCCGTAAGATTTTTCTATTGAATCTGCGCCGTACCTTCTGTCCAATGCATCGGTAACATTTGGCTGCATTGTGATAGGGCTTTCTGTCCTATCTGAAGCTTTAACATCACTTTGCTTTTGAAGAAATTCTCCATTAACATATTTGTTTAAAGATACAGCTGCCTTACCCATATACTGTCTATACTTACCCCAATGTATCGCTTGGTTAAAATCAGTTATCATCGGCATAAGTGGTTTATGATTAAAGTTTAATAACTCTATATCAACCGCTAAGGCGAATGGGAAATTAGGTATGGTCTGTATTTGGATATTAGAAAGAGCAACTGCAGTTATGCCATGGACACTATTCAAGTAGGCGCTCTTTATAGGAAGGAATGGCGAGTATTTAAATGCCGCCACAATACCTCTTAGTGAAGAAAGAAACTTATCTATTTTTTTATCAGAATCTCCAGTAGAGGAAAAATCAATTACAAAATTATCTTTTAGTTGTATTCTAGATGCGTCTTCAACTGATATGCCCCAAATTTCTTCGTAGTTAGGGAAGAACAATCTCATTGTTATAGAAGTTTCTTTATAACCAGAATTAAATTTTGGAGTATTCTTTTGCCTAAGAGCACCACCTGTTAAGCTTCCAGTCTTAAATGCGGTATTTATATTGATTGATAACGGTGGTACGTAGAAGTTTGCAGCACCTAGTCTGAGATGAAAGATGTCCGGTGACTGAGGAGAAATGTTTGCTCTGTAAGGAGATTTTTTTAAAACTTCCTTAATTCGTTCTGCTGTGTTTTTAAAGTTATTTGGATCATTAGGTCCACTAAAAACAAGAGTGAATACATCTTGACCTTCTTTTGCGCCTAGTGCTGTTTGTAAAGACTTTAAAAAATCTTTTAAATTATTTACAGTGTCATCTTCTCCACCGCCTGTGCCGCCAGCTGAATAATCTGCCGTCACTGCTAACGCATCAAAAAAGAATGTAACTAAAGATGGGAAATACATATTGATAGTGGACAGTGTTAATGGATCTCTGGATACGTTTTTAACGGTGAATATTAACTGGTCCAACCATGCTTGATCTTCTGTTGGGTTTACAAAATCAAATGCAGATCTTTTTACAGTAGCAGAATTAGATAATCTTTTTTTGCCAAAAGCTGCTATGTCGCTAGCATACCCAGCTAAATTTAATAGCCCTGAATTTTGTATCTTTACGAAAATTCTATTTAATTGGTCTGCATCTACTGCACCTTTTAGTGGGTCAAGAACATTGTCATCTCTAAGAGGTTTGAATACTCTATAGAAACCGGTCCAGTCAACTGTCGATGGGTCTTGATTTGGAGAAGCATAGAGTTTTAAATCTTTTAATTTTGTTTGCCAATTAGATTCATAAACTTTTTCAAAAACTTCTTCCAAATAGTTTAAAGCCTCAACAGAATCTCCAGTGGGATCATTTGACCCAATAGTCAATTGATCAGTTAACCAAGTTGACTCCTGTGAAACTAAAGCTTTTATGTTTTCGCTTTTGTCTCTTGATGGATTATATGTTTTTTTCCAAATTTTTAATCTATTGTATAAAGACTCTGCTGCAGGTATAACGGTTGCGTACTCTGTAAGATAAGGGTTTCCGCTGAAAAGCTTTGTAATAGAAGAAATCGTCTCTTGCTTTTTCTGCACTTATTCCTGGTCGGTACCTAGCTAACAGTTCGCTAGTTAATTCCAATATAGGTTGTCTTGTTCCAGTCAACCAATATCTTATTCCTACGTTTGCCGCAAATACGCTGAACTTATCTTTTTCTGATAAATTTAAAGAATCTTTTGGAGTGTACTTTAATGAATCTGTTGTTACGCCAGAAGGTAAAGTTTGGCTATTAAAAAAATCGTTTAGCTGTGCGTAACTTACTGTTTTGCCAACATTATCTGGGTTAAGAAAATCAATTAATTTATCTACATAAGATAAACCAACAAGATATTTTAAATAATCATAAGCCTTAGAATCTATCTCATGATCTTCTAAGAAGATATTAATCCTTGGATTAGCCATGTTTTACCATCAAATTATATTCAATTTAGACATAGCATTAATCCTACTGGATGAAGATCCATCTTGGGTAACCCCACTATAATTATTAATTATACCAGTTTGTTGTACATTTGTAAAGTTTCTTTGCATGAACGGGCTTTTGTGTGTTTCAAAATTCTTTGTATATCTAGCCTGCTGGAGTCTTTGATTCATATATCCAGAGTTGTTCATCTGGAGGTATGTTGATTTACCATCCATCAAACCTTCCTTCGAACCTCTGATTGTGTCCGAAGTTTTTAAATTCTTTTTAGATTTATAAACTGTATCTTTAGAGTTAGCAGCGTTTGACGCAGATTTATTGCCTTTATCGGAAGCTATTTTTGCAGCGTATGCGTTAGATGTTTCGGTCCTAACCGATGTATCTTTAGTTTTAGCAGCAGCGTCTTTTAAGTTTTTGTTTTGTTTGTCAGCACCAAAAATCATAAGTCACCTTTAGAAAGAGCTAGCTACTTCATTGTACGGGTTATTCCCAGCCTGAGGAGCTCTACGATACATAGTAGTGTTCATATTGAATTTTCCTAACCCCATAGCTTCTTGCCTAAAGTTGGAAACGTCTTTTGTATTCCCGTATAAGTTAACTTTATAATCTACACCTGGGTTGTAAACTGCGTTTCCTATTTGCGGGATTTCAGACATCCTCTTGGGGTAATTGTCTTCGTAAGCTGATCCACCAGGCAGGAGTGGTGGACCTTGTATGTCTTCTTGGCTTCTATCCTTTACGGCTTGATAAGCAAAGCTGCCAACGACCAAAGCTCCTATTGCTACAACTGAATTTTTAAATAGTTTATTTTCTTGGAATAAGTTTTTTAAACTTCCGTCTTTTATAAATTCACCAATTCGTTTAAATTGTGCTTTAGCTATAGATACTTCTTCGCCCGATATTACTCTTTCCAAATCTTTTCCAACCGTAGTAGTTGGCGCAGGAGCTGCAGTTGTTGGTCTTCCAATAAAATCTAAATCTGTTTTAAATTCATCTGCCAATTCTGAGTACCTAATGTCAGCCATAACTGCATCAAGCCTATTGGACATTGTCGTTCTAACTTCATTCATGTTTCTGTTATTAAATACTTGGTTTTGTATTTCTTTATTATCAGACAATAGAGCCAGTATGTCTAATTGAGCTGATGAAGGATCATGCAGTACGCCATATGCTGAAGCTTCTAAGATTTCCTTTGCTGTTTGCCCTGCCCTTGAAGGGAGATTCTCGCTTGTTGTTGATCCTAAAATTCTTAAAGCTTTAGCTACATCATCGCTGTCTATTACACTTTTTGAATATGCATAGTTTCTTTTTATTTCTGCTGCTGAAAATAATTCTCTTAAATTACTAGAAATTGTTCCACCAGATCCAGCTACGTCTTCTAGCACTGATTTTGGAAAATAATTTAAATCATCATAAATAAATTCTTTACCAATTTGATCACTTCTTTTCCTTAAAGTATTTATCATTTCTTCTACAGATACACCAGATCTACGAGCTGCTTCTCTTATATCATCTGTCACCGTATCGCCCATTTTAAGTTTTCTTAAATATAATTCTTTTGTTGCTTCATTGTTTAGCTCAGCCATATCTGTTCTAAAATTTAATATTCTAGAAGCTTCTTCTGTATGTTTTTCTAAAAGAAAGTCTGCTGCTCTTCTGGCTTCTTCTGTGTATTCGAACGAAGCTAAAGCAGGATTTATTGTCCTGCTCCTGTACCTGATATTATTCATTGCTTCTAAATTTGCAGCGGCAACTGTGCCTGCGCCATGCAACTTGGAAACAGTAGCATAAACGTGTTGCTCATTCGCACCAAAAAGTCTTATAAGCGCATCTCTTCTTGCTTCTGAACTTATCGGCATTTGTTCTTCGGACAATTGTCCTATTATATCTTTAAACATACCAACGTCAGAAGCACCTGTTTGTATCCCACTAGATATACCTCTGATCATAGATTCAAGGTCAACTAACTGAGCTCTTCCCTTTAATAATTGTTGATCAATTTTTGGCAAAAATCTTTCTTTAAATTTTTCAGCGGCTACAGCGTCTCTAACTGCCATCTCAGTTGCCAACTCCATTACTTGTGCGTACTCTGTGCCCACGCGTTTGCCAAGGTTTTCTATCGCTTGTGCACCAATATCATCTATCGATCCACCAGCTTTACGTACTCTTTCCACAGCTCTTAAGGCTGCGTTTACATCTTTTGAATTATCTATGGCCATAGTGACACTGGTTAAACTTTCCCTCAATACATCCATGTCACTAAGTAAAGATGGCATAACTCCAGAAGCACTCTTGGAAAAGTCAATTGCAAGTTCCTGAGAAACTAAACCTATTTGATGTTCAAGGATTTTTCTAATTCTTCCGTCTTGCCCGCCCATGTTTATTAAATGCTCTATTAAATCTTGCGTTTGATTCAACTTAGACCCAACTAACATTGTCCTATTAACATACGTTCCAAGTACTGCTGATTCTTCTGAAGTAGCAACACTAAACATTTTATTAAATACAGATTGTTCTTTTAACGCACTTAAAATTGGATTATCTAGATTTTTTTCGAATACTCTGTTCACTTCATCGAATTGAGATGATTCTAAAGCTGTTTTTAATTGATTGTAAACTGAAGAGTCCAAAGCGTTTTTGTATGAATCATTTTCAAGAAGTTCTTTAATTTGGTCTTTTATCAAATAACCTTGTTGCGAATTATACTTTTGATTCTCTTCTTCAAATATTTTAAAAATTCCAGGCCTTGTATATTGTTGACTATTTGCTAGCGATGAAGAACCCTGTCTTTCTATTGCCCTAAGTATTCTTCTATTGTGAGCGCCAGCTACACCTTCCATGGAACCATCAAGCATTCTTAGTCCAGCTTTACCTCTGGACTCAGCAAAATCAAAAATGCTTATAACAAGTTGTTCTGCTTCATCTGCATTTATAGTTTTATATTTTTTATCATTCCAAAGAACAGAGTAGAGATCGTCCAATGATGAAGCCCTTACGCCGCCAGCCGATGATCTATAATCTTCTAACAGCCCTCTAAATCTTTCATTCTGGAAATATGACCTTAGTGTTCCTTCGTCTAAATTTGCTTTTGCATATATTGATTCTTCTGGGCCAGAAGGTTGTCTGTACATGCCAAACAAAAGTCTTTTCTTATTACCATTATCTTTATATGTCATCATCTTAGTTAAGACTTTGTCGTCCAAGTCGAAACCGCCCAAAGATTCATAGAACCTATTTGTCATCCCAGGACCGAATAAAACTCTATTGTCATCTACTCTAAACTCTAAAAGCTGTGTCGCTATTTCGCCATCGACTCCTTTGATTCTTGCACTAGTCATGCCAGAAAGATTTTCACTTGGTGCCGTACCACTCTGGAACGCTGCGTTCTCAGTGCTCAATGCAAATCTTCTAACGTCAGGCAAAGCTGGTAGGTAAGTTGCAACGTTACCCTTTGTTTGTATTCTATACATTTCCGAAGCGTGAAGGCTGGCTAGCATGTTCATCATTCTTGGAGAATCTTTTGGAGATATTCCAGATTGATGCATTTCGAGTAGCTGTTTTGCAAAAGCTTTATTTCGTCTTCTTGTTTCAGTCATGTACTCTGGCAAATAATCCAGCTCATCATTAAAAACTGTTCTTTGCAGCATTTCTTTTATTCTTGGTGGCAAAATATTTTGATCAATAGCAGTATTAAATTCTTGCATTATTTCTCCAGAGTATCTTTTCATATTTTCTATATCATAATCTGAAGCAAAAAGTTCACCAAGGAATGAGGTAGAAACTGGGTCAGCATATACTTTGTCGCTACTACTTCCTAAACCGCTAAAAACAAATCCTTTAAAATTAAAACCTAACTCGTTCTTAATCGCTTCTTCATCTAAGATAGCTGCAAAACCAGAAAATAAACCCCTTTTACTTCCTATCAAATCAAAATCTGCAAAATTAGCAGCAGACTTTATTTGATCTTCGTTGGTACCTCCTCGAAGAGTTACTTGATACAAATTGTTTGCCTTTGAAACTATGTCGTATTGCCTTTGTATCTCATATAATTGCTGCTCTAAAGCTTCTGCTTCTTGCCTACTCCTACCTGGTATGCCTGCTCTTAAATCTGCGTGTATTTCTTTTATCTGGTCTTGCATGGTGCCTATACGCCCTTGCAATTCATCCATCTTATAAGTTCTTAGCCTATCATTAACTACGGATATACCATCAAACTCTCTTTTTACGCCTTTCATTATTCTTTCTATTGACTTATATTCTTCGCTATTTTTGCCAAAAGTTTTTTCAACATTACCCAATAATTCTTTTGAGCTGTTTGATCGTCCAACTAAGCCCTTAATTTTTTCAGTTGAAAGAATTCCTTTGTCTAAACTTTCTGTTGACAAATTATCTATGGTAGCTTTTACTAAATTTGTGTCTAAAAGTTCATCTATTAAATTGTATTCAACGCCACCCTCTTTCACTATAAAATTTTGTCCAAGACCAGAAATAACCTTACCGTCAGCATCATAAACTAGATCTGTAGATCTACCAGCAAACCCCATATATCTTCTAAGGTAATCAATACCAGAATCAACTCTTAGTGCCCTGTCCTCAATTGTGGTGCCGACATCAATGCTACCTATAGCCCTTGTTATATCTTCTTGTAGTATTGAAATATCTCTTTCAGAAAAGAATGCCCTTAAACGTTTTGGTAGCTTGTTAACAAAGCCAGGCATTGCTGCTTCACCCAATGCTGATTGTAATCTTTCTTGGTTCAATAAACCAGACCCCAATATTGTGCTCATCATGTGCATCTGAGCAGATGATAGGGCCCTTTGTTCTCCACCAACTAAAGCCTGCATGGTAAGAAAAGCTCCACCCTCTCCATCAACAATAGGAATAAAGCCTATGCTAAGTTTCTCTAACTCTTTTGCCGCTAAAGTTGCACCTTTGCCTTTTTCGCTTTTGCTAGTTAGAATTTGCATCATCAATGTACTCGGGTCAATATCTCCAAGGCCAATTCTTGCCAATTGTGATCTTTGAAGATCGGTTGCAGAAGTTAATCTTGTTTGAAGATTTTCTAATACAGAACCCGCTTGAGAAAATCTAGTATCATAAAATTCAGAACCAAGTTTTGATGCCCCATATCTTAGTTCTGTATAATCTGTTAATAAAAATTTTTTAGATTCCAAGAAAGCTTCACCAGGAGTGTCAAATTTTTTTCCACTAACTGATGATACATAACTAAATCTTCCAGTAGTTTCGTCTTTTTCAACTCTTGCTGCGCCTGTTCTGCCAAGCTCAGTTCTAGCCATGCCGGCTTTAGCAGCATACTCAGCTTTTCTAGGATTAGTAAATAGTTCGTTTATTGGTATCATTACCTAACACCTGCTGAAATATCAATACTGCTTGATCCAAAAGTATTTGCTACTGGAGTAATTGTCCCAGATACACCGGAGCCACTAAGAAGTCTTCTTAACTTTCCAAGTATATCATCTTTGTTTTCTTGCCTATTAAATTGAGGGAAAGCTGGATTTGCTAAATTTGCTTCTTTTATCTGTTGTGGATAGTAACCCATCTGCGACATTTCCAGACCCATGTTTTGACCTATCTTAACTTTTACATGGTCTAGATTAGTATTCGGATGCCAACCTTCCCAATTCAAATCTGGCAATTCGTGCCTACTAAAGTACTCTGCCAAATCAGGCTTATCTTCGACTGGCATCCCCCATGCTGCTTGATACATTCTTCTTTCTAATCTGCCAGAAGTAGACAATATAGCTTTGCGTTCAGATTCTGGAGCATTAATCATCTCTGCGAAGTGTTCTCTTTTTCTTTTTGGTATTGCCAAAGAAAGAGTTTCTACTGGAGCACCATATATATCAGCTCCATACATAGTTCTTTTTGCGGCTTGTCTATATTGATTTGCTTCAAACCCACTACCAGATTGTTGCGCCATAGAAGCCAACCTAGAATATTTAACATAGTTTAACATGTCAGTATATTCTTCAAGCGCTAATTCTTTTTTTCTTACCTTAGGAATAAATCTTTCTCCAGTTATTGCCTCTCTAGCATTGTCATATGTAGACGCAAACAAGCCAGTTGCTGCCCCAACAAAACCACCAAAAGCTCTTCCTCTAGCAGTCCTACCAAAGGCTGTGCCAACAGCCAGCAAAGTTGCAGAAGCAGTTAGTGGGTCTCTCTGTGTAGCTTTGTATGCCATTGGTTTAATAAAGCTTTCGAAAGGCCTCTGCCATTCAGGAAAAGTAGAACCATAAACATTTCTTCTTTCCCAATCTTCTTGAGCTGTCCTATCTTGCCAAAATTTAGTATTAAAAATTGTGTCTCTATGCGCTAAATATTCTTTTGTTCTTTCAAATTTATATCTTCTATCTGATATACCTAATTCAGAAGCTGTTTTGTCTTTGTATTCATATCTACTAAAATTATATTTTTTAGTTGTTTGCTCTACTCTATTTCTTATCTCTTGAACTTTTATCCTTTGATCCGGAGAAAGATTTTTTGAATCTATAGAAGCATTTAATTGCTTGAATTGATTTGAGTACGGGGCAACATCAGCCAATATACTTAGCTGATCAACCAAACCATATCTACCTGTTTCATCAGAATTTAATGTATTAAATCTTTCATAACCTTTGCCAGGCAACCTTAGTTCACCTTCTGCAATTCGCGTAAAAGGGTCACCTCTTGTGAAGTCGGTAAAATATTCTGCGCCTGGCAAGAACGGGTATTGCTCTCCCATAGTGTTTTTTATTGGATTTAGATAATCTACTCCTGATCTTTCTTTAGGAATAAATCTTCTTACTATTTCCGAAAATTCTAAGTTACCCAAGGCACCTTGTGCTGGAAGAGGAAGGTCGCCAGCACCACCAAGATTGAGATCCCAAAATGCTCTTGTTACTCCATATGCTTTTGAGGCAGACTGCAAAGTTGCCCTATCTGGTTGGTAGTCGCCTTGACCAAAGCCAAATTTTTCTCTAAGAGAAGAAAAACCGAAACCGTAAATACCAGCCATTTCTTGAGTTGTGTATCCTAGATTACCCATTTGCATTTGCAATGCACCGGGTGACAAAGGTGATCCAGTAGGAACTATTTGTGCTGGCATTACCCCGCGTTGTTTTGTCGGACCGTATGCCATTTGCATTAATGGTTCGTTCAACCCAGCTATTGTTCCTTTTGTTAATCTTCCAGCTGTGTATAACGGAGTGCCACCAGCTGATCCATAGCTTGCATTAGAAGCTGATATCATTCCAGGCCCAGCTCCGGTTCCACCACTGCCGCCGCCACGACCACCAATTCCACTACCAGGAGAAGTTAAATACGGTGTTGCATTATAGGCGCCTGCTTGACCTGCTTGAACATAGTTTTGCAAACCTTGTGTTAATTCCTGTTCATGCATTAATACTTGTGGTTTTAGAATTCTTCCAAGAGTCGCATTTAATAGTGGTACAGCCGGACCAAACGGACCAGAAAAATATTCTCCAGTTACAGGATATGGTCTATCCTCAAAGTGTTTTCTTTCAAACCTATAAGGGTCTATCGGTCTTAGTGGAGAAATATCATTGTAGTACAAGAATTTTTCCATCGGACTTCCATAAGTGTCCGAAGTAAACATTGCTCCACCTTGCAATTTCCTATACCAGGACGGTCTGTAATACTGAACTTTTCCTCCAGCAAATGGTGTGTTGCCAAGCGGCCAAAAACGACCCTGCCTTATAGGGACAAGTCCTTCTGTTAGTTGTTCTTTTTTATCTTCATAAGTATCACCACCAGGTGTAATACCAGAAAGAATTGACCTTGCTTCAACTACTCCACGAGCTGCTTTAGTTGTGAAAAACGGTGAATAAACTCTTTCTCCATCTTTATCTTTTGGCTGACTATACCCACCTATTGTCCTGTCCACTGTCATCGCTGTTGTTCCAGCCGCAAAAATAGGAAGAACTCTTTTGCCAACCATACCACGCATATACAAATCAAGAGGGCCATTAAACCTAGATGTATCTAGTTGCATTCCTAGCGTGCCGAAATATCTATTCAAACGCTCAACGCCTTGAGAAACTGCAGTCCCGGCTACAGAATAATCTTGCGGATTTTTATAAGTGCCAACTCCTAATGCACTTTTGATTGCTCCAAATGGATTTTTATCAAAAACAGTTCCAAACGTTGGTACAAAAGTAATAGATTGGCCAGAACCCAATGGGTCTATGCTAAATTCACTTGGCTTAAATGCCGCTGTTCCAAATTTTCTTCTGCCCAAAGGTGACAGTGCATTGAACGGCCTTCTTAGATTGCTAGCTATTAAAGACTCTGTTCCACGCGTAAATGGGTCAAACAATGACCTAGCTGCTGCTCCGCCGGAAGAACTAGATGTGGTGAGACTTAATAAAGCTTCAACTGCATTTCTTGCATTTTGTTCAGAAGAAATAGATTGATTAAAAGTTCTGTACGCACTGATATTAAATAGCGTTGAAAGTGCTGCCGCTTGTGCTTCTGCGTACTTTGAGGCTGGCATAGATTTTTTTAAGTTTGTTAATACATTTTGTATACTAATGAACATGCTCTCGGTGCTAGATCCACCCTGCCCCAGGACTGCGTTTGTTTGCGAAACATATCTAAATATTTCGTTTTTTAATTCATCAAGTCTAGTTGTGATTGTTGATGATTTACTTGAAGACAATGAGGCGGCAGCTAAGTCAGAATCTTTAACTATGTTTCTTATTCTTGAATAAGATTCTTCTAAGAACCTTGTATCAATTCCTCTTTCTCTAGCTTGCGCAGAGAGCAACGGCTTCATTTCTTCTAGTCGAGCAACCACATCTCTTGCTTGCTGAGCGGTTCTGACTTCTGATACTCTACCTAAACCAGGTCTTGTAAAGGTTTGAGGGGCTGCTTCCTCAAGCTCCTTCATTATATCATCTGTGTAGCCGTAACCAAAAGTTCTTTTTCTGAATATATCAGCGCCTTTTAGTATTTCAGATTCACTATATGTGCTGCTAACTTTTCCAGTTGAATCTATTAAATTATATCTGTCGCCAGTTCTATCTAATTTAAATGCTTTTCTAGTTCCACCCTCTTTCATTATTACTTCTTCGCCTCTTAAAAGGCGAGACATAACTTGAGGGTTATTTATATCTTGAGATCTATTGCGGAATCTTGAGAGCAAGCCAAACAATGAGTTTGGTTGATCAGCATCAATGTCCATTGCATTTTTAAATCGTCTTGACCTTTCAGAATTACCTAAGACAAAATCTAAAAACTTTGAACCAGATTGTCCATCTATATCATAAGCGGGTGTCCCAGGCATGCCAGCAGCAAAGCGTGCATGCTTGGTGAGCATTTCAGTACTTCTAGTTGGCAATGGTCGGTAAGTTCCCCTTAGGGTTTCTCCAAAAGTTTCTCCAGAAAATTCATTTGTTGAATAAGAAGTTATTTTACCTTTAGTTCCCTTGGTAGCATGCCAGATGTGAAAGTCTGCTCTGCTACCAGGAAGATCGCCAAATGGTTGAACTGTTGATCCAGGTGAATACTGTAGAGGTCCTTTTTGTGCCATTTCGGCAAATGACCTGCGACCAAACAAATCTGCTGGGTTAAGTTTAATGATAGGTATGTGTAGGTCTGAGGCGAAGAAATTCGCAACGTTTTTAAATGTTGTTTTGATTGAGCTAAAATCTAACGTTTGTCCAGACCTTGTTTGATAAACTCCTTCTAGTTTATTGAAACCTATAGACTTAGATACTGGGTCATCTATAGCCATTCTTCCAGCTAGATTTTTTATTATAGATTGTTCTCTATCAGGCAGGTGTGCAAACTTGCCCTTGTCTACCGCTTCGCTTATCAAAAGCGGCTTCATGCCAAAGAGATTAAAGTTTCCTTCAAATATTCCTGACGTTATTTTTTTGTTTCTAATTAAAAAAGATTTTAAATTTGTAAAATCGTTTGGATCAAATCCCCTATTAGCCAAACCACTTCTGACTATATCTTCGGATACCATCCTTCCTTCTAAATCTTTTAATGGTATCCCTAATACTTGAGCTGTTTTTCTTTGTAGGAATTGTTTTTTTGCGCTGTTTAACGGACCAACAAAATCTTGATACACAGCTTTTTCTGGTTTTAGAATAGAAGAAGCGCGGTCAACTAAATCGTTTCTGGACATTGAAGTCCATTGGTTTTTAATTTTTAGTTTTACACCATGCTGGAATTCTTTGCTAGTAAAATATGTATTAGTTTCTTCTATAACTTCTTTTAAGAATTGATCTGATGTTTTTCCTGCCCCTGCAACATTTGCTAAAGCTGTTTCATAATCTTTTCCACCTTTAACGCCCTTAAGTCTCTCAAGCAGTATGTCAAAGTAGCTCTCTTCATCTGCATGGATTTTCATCTTTCCAATTGAAATCATATTGGTCGGATGTGTTTTGGCTCCTGGACTTATAACTTTAAGTTGATTAACAAAATTATCAGTTTCTTTTGGGTCTAAACCTTTAGACGAAAGTCTTTGGCTTAAAAGTTTTTTGTATTCAGTTTGTTGTTGACCCAGATAAAATTCAGACCTAGTAAAACTTGAATCCCCAGGACCACCTGCACCCCAGATTGATATCTGATTGGCCATTTTAGATAGCCTGCTAGAATACTGTGCCTGTATCTTTTGCATCGCAGTAACTACATCTGCCGACCTTGGACTAGAAGAAGATAACGCTCTTGAATGCTCTATCGAATTTTGTAAGGCGTCGTAAGCCTTTCCATAGACCCTAAACTGTTGTGTCCCTGCCCTTATTCCTGCGTTTAAACCCCTAAACGCTGGTATGGTATCTATTATTCCAGGAGCAATATCTCCCTCAGAGGTTTTAACGCCAAATGCGAGGGCTTTAGCATAATTGGTAGCTCTCTTCATCCCCGGGTCTCTAGCCCCTCTAGAGGCCTCGTAGGCGGCTCTGGCGCCCTTCCTAGCCTTGTGCAGGGCATCTACGAATCTAGGTTGCTCGTTGGCTCCCATAGCTGTTGTAGCAGCGTTAAATGCCCCTGAGGATTGAGCTGACTTTTTTAAGAATGCATTCCCAGCGGTGGCCATATCATGGCCGACTTCTCCAAGAACTTCAGTTAAGTTTACAAACCCTTTTGCTGCCTTTTCTTTTATCGGACTTAAATCCGATATGCTGGCCATAGAATATTTGAAAGTATTCATCGAGCTCTTAGATGCATTAAGAGCTGCTCCACCACCTTCGAATGGCAAGATCATTGTTGCCATTGTTGTCATTGATGTTTTTACAAAGTCGCTTACAACATCAACAGGATTGTACCAGTTTATTTTTTTTCTGTTATCGTCTTTTCCAAAGAGTGGATCTGTGACCATTCTTTGTGCGCCCCATAGGGCTGGAAGTTCGTACGGCATTCTTCTGCCGACTCTAATCATCCTTTGTTGGAGGTCTTCTTTCAGACCCCAAATTGCAGCTGGCTCTGAAGTTAACCCTCTACCAGCTTGATCTAATTCATTCTTTGAAAATGAATAACCAAAATTTTCAAAAGCTCCGTGTCTAGACCCAAGGTAACCAGTTGTTAATTCATCACCAGCTTGAAAGACTAATTTTTCATATGGATCGTTTACGCCATCGATTGCCCTTTTAACACCCTGTAAATTATCAAGATGTCTTCTAACATCTATCATGTCTTTAATTAAAGACGTTTGACCAGACTCTTGTATTTTTTGGGCTAACTTAAGGCCACCCTTCCTGAGCATTGCTGAACCAACGCCAGCAACAAGCATCGTTGTTCCTGCGTGCGCAAAGAAGCGCATAACAGGATGGCCACCTAAGGCTTTTGAAACCGCACCGCTATCTTGGGAAATGCCTTCTGTTTCACCCTCATTGAGAGGTATGTCACGAGACGTTACACCATTACCCAAGTTATGTAATGGACCACGATCTCTAATCAAGACTTTCTCCTGTTACTTTAATCCCCATAATTTTTGAGCAATAGGGTCTGAATAACTAGCTTCTCCTTCTTTCTTAGAAAGATTATGTCTAGCTTCACTGGTTTTTTTCTTCTCTATTTCTTCTTCTGGATCAATTAGTTGAAGATTGATATTTGTTGGCTCAACGCCATTTATGCTTTGTTGTATTTCAATAATTTTTTCAGATAGTGCAACGTTTTCTGCTAACTGAGAAAAGGTCATCCCATCTAAATCTTTAGGGTTGTACGTATGTATAGTAGCGAGAACAAAAGCTTTCATTAAACTTCTAACTTCGTTAGCTTTCTCTCTTTTATCCTCTAGTATTTTTTTGGCTATTTTGGCGGAATAGAAACCAGATACGTCAACTATCTGCTGCGACAAGGAAGATATTAAGCCAGGAGGCAAAGAATTAATATTAAAATCTTCAGGATAAATGACCGCGGCACCGATGATGATATCTTCTATATCTACGGAAGAGTGGGCATCCGAGTTTTTATACTCTATGATTTTGTCGTATTCTTCAAATGTTAATTCTCTGAAAAACACTTCTTGTTTTTTAACTAAAGTGCTAAAGATAGAACCATATCTTTTTTTTAACTCATAGAGTTTTTCTGGATCCATAATTAAATTATAATTGTCTTACCTCTAAGGCGACGAATCCCGATGCCTCTAAAACTTCTTGCGAAATCAAAGATGGAACTCCAGCCATAATACCACCAGTATTATTTTTATCGTACTCAGGATACAGCATGCAGAGTTCTGATATGGCTTCTTCATTCCACATGTTAGCTTCTGCAGAAGATAGTTGGCCGGCTTGAACTAATTGCTCCATCTTCTTAACAAGATTCTTGTATTCTAATCTAGATAGAACTCTCCAAACAATGTGCTTATCAAAAGATAAAGAAGTTACATAAATATCTCCATACACTTCTTTCCAATGCTTGATGATCCCGGCGGTTGGCCCACCTTCCCATATCTCCTGTTCGTCATCTAAATCTTCGACAGATTTTGATTCATCGTCAACCTGTGCCACTTCAACAGGCTCTGCGGTTATCTCTATAACTTCATCAACGTTGACTTCTTTTGCCATTTCAGGGTTTGTGGAAATGGAAACTTTTCTCTGCGTAGCCATAATATCTCCTTGTATTAAAACACTAGTTCACTTATCATTATACATTATATATGCAATATATTCAATATATTTAATTTAAATTATTTGAAGACTGATCCGTTGCGGATTGTCCATTTCTTCCTTGATTAGTATCGGAAGTATTTTGAGTAGTTCCAGACTTGATAAAACCAAGATTTACTTCACTAAAATAAAGATCTCTGGCTATGAACTGATAGCTCTCAGCAACTGGTTGTCCACCTGTGCCGTAAGAAGTCGCCATACCAAGAAGCTGTACTTCTTGCAGAACTATTTTCATTGGGTTAGCATTGTTGTCAGTTCTTATTAATCTTTCATTTATATCTGACACAATCATTCTATCTAGATTGTCTGTTATAACTCCCCCTGTGGTGCCGCTATAATCAAGCGGACTCATAGAGGCTTCTTGAGCACCATAGAGAATGACAAAATTAAACGGTGGATGAGCACTAAAAATATTATGACCAGAATCTTTAGCGATTTTTGACAAAGGATCTGCTGTTATTCTGTCAAGCTGACTATAGGCCCAATATTTTTCTATGTTTTTTTGGTCATCAGCTGACTCTAATTTTGACCTTAAAGAAGAAACAACTCCACCCATACTCTCTTGCGGTGTAGGATTTTTAACTCTTGCCGAAGCTGCTTGCTCTATCAGGTCCGTCATCCTTCTAGGATAACGAGTGTATATTGTAAATTCACCGCTAACGATTCTTGTGCCATATAAAACTGTATCGTAATTATAAGACCAGAAACCATATAGCGGTTGCTTTTCCTGTTTAATCGAATAACTGAAAGATGATATATCTAATTCGTTTTCTGGTTCAAAAAGTCCATCAACATACACCTTGATGTCTTCCCCACCAAAGTAGTAATCATAATAATTACTAAATCTTTTGTCTTTATTATCTCCAGTTGATCCACCAGACCAAACTGAATCTAAATTGGATAAAGGATTAAAATTTTCTTGATAATAACTATTTGACACTTTTTTTCCTTAAGAAATTACTTCATCTGTTATTAAATTAGAATACATGGCGGTTACGGTCTCACCGTTGACTGTATCCCCAAAAATATTTCTATTAATATTCAAAATATTATTTGTTTGCGCATCAGTCATATTACCATACTTTTCTTTTTCATATGACATATTGACCATCGGCTGTATGCCCCTAGCCATGAAGGTGTACGTTTGCTCTGTGATAAGGTCGTCTACAGACATAGTCTGGCCTTCATCTACTATGGTCACGCCAAATATTTTCATCTTAGCTGCATTTCCATACTCATTAAAGAATGTTAATACAATATCAAAAGGTGGAAGCATATCTGCTAATGGAGCGAAAAAACCATTGCTTCTAGCAAGGTATTCTTTGTATTGCTTTATTCTATAAAAAGCATACTCGTTAAACACTGTGAATATTAGTGAGCCAGCTATAGTTCTGCCACCCTTAATAAAGCCTCTAACATTAGAATGACCTAACGTTCTAACTGGACTATTTTCCCTGTGTATTGAATAGGATATTGTTTGCAGTTCACCTATATCTATAACGTCACCAGCACTGGTGATTCTACCATCTGGACCTATTTGAGGAATTATCATAGTGGCAACCGTATCGGCTCCCGAAAATGACATGTTGGAAAGTATTGATTTAAAATCAGTTGCTGGGTCGTATTCTGGTCTTACTTCAGAAAAACTAGAAATATTTGAAGTTTGATTCACTTCTTGCATTTTTACCTAACCAGTCTTTTAAATAAATAATGCATGGGTGTTACCCCATGCATTACTCATAACTTGTAATTGTTTAAAATTACGGACGAATAATATTTGAATTAAGTCCCGAGTTCGTTACTGCGCCTTGGCTCAAAATGTCATTAAGCTTAAGAGAACTTTGATCAGCTTCTTTGTCCACCTTGATGGCGTACATAGGGCCGAGCTCTCTAGCTACATAAGTCATTGTTTCTTCGATAACGATATCGTCCATCGAAGCTCCCGAACCTTCGTTCAAGAGTTCAACTCCGTAGATTGAGCGAACTGCTGCTTGTCCATATTCATTAACAAAAGTTACTGTAATGTCAAATGGTGGAATTTGGTCAGCGTAATAAGGAACCTTTTTAACAACGTCCTTGCTAAAATTACCAGCAGTTCCTAAACCAGCTATACCTCTACCTACTGACTGAGTATCACCTGGGAGTGTGTTATGTGCTCTGGTGTAGAACATTTGCTTTGAATCTTGTGATTCATAATTCTTGTCCAACATTGTGTAAAGTGCTGGGCGATCAAAAACTGTAAAAATTAATGATCCAGCGATGCCACGCTTTCCTCTTGAGAAAGATCTTGGGTTTGGTGAACCCATTGTGTAAATAGGTGCTTTTTCTCTTGTTACAGAAAATGTAATTCCTGAAAGTGCGCCAATCTCTACTCCACCAAAAGTTGCAACTATGTCTGCACCTGAAAATGTAGTATAAGTGTTAAGATATTTATTTACTGGGTTATATGATTCTGCTGCCATTTGCTACCCTCCAACCGGTATATTATATGTTAATGGATATTTGAACCTGGATCGAATTAAGTTCGAACGCAGGTGTTAATACGAGGTCTACAATCGCCATGTTATCTGAAGGAACATATGTAACATTGAAGTCACTCTCCAGCAAGGCACCTTTGACTTGCATACCACGTAAGCCTGAAGAAATTGCTGTTTCCATTGAATTTCTTACTTGTATTGTTGATGGTTCGCCAATGAACTTTTGACATACTTGACGAACTAGTTGTGAAGCCTCATCTACGATTCTCTTAGTTGAGAGTCTTAGATAGTCTGAATTTGCTGCCGAGTAAGTTACTGCTCCACCGAATACTGCAATCTTATTAAAGTTCAATATAACAGCGTTTACTGCTGCGGCATTCAGGGTTACTTGCTGCACTCTTGTGGGTGCGTAACGAAGAGCTTGAACATTGTAAAGAGCTTTGTTTGTTAGGCCCGTGTACGATGGTGTTCTACTCATAGTCGCCGCAAGCGATGCTGCTCCGTTTGAATAACCGTAATCTGTAGTTCCACCAGAAGTTGTTGTAGCGTATCCTACTGGTTTTACTTCTGTAGCTATAATTGAAACATACGAACCAACAGCCTTCATAAGCGCATTATTCCTGTCTGGCAAGAGTGCCAAAGAAGAAGACATATGTGATGAAACTTGCGCTGGTGTTAAAGTTTCTCTTGAACTTGCTACGTATGGCGCTATACCCATCACTGCAATGCATGGGTTTGTATTTTCCGAAATATCTTTTACTTTACTTGCTACCTTATATGCCCAGTTATTTGCTGTTGTATTGGAGTTGTTTGCGTGGAAAAGATAATCTTCTGCGTTTGGTGTCGCTCCTGTTGTGGCATCCCAGTCTGATGAATTGCCACCTCTACCCCAAGGTATGATAACATCTGGGATTGCAGCTTCTGCTGCTGCAAAAGCTGCGTTAAAAATATCTTCGCCATAACTAGCAAATCCTGCGCTAGCGCTTTTTAGTTGTCCATTTGTGTGGTCAAACTGCGTGTCATAAGGAAGTGGAACAAGGTGAATTCTTTCTGCGCCTGCAGTAATCAATTCCAAAAATGCTTTATGGAGATCTGAACCAACACCAAAAGCGTCAATAACATCTTTCTCTGTAGTAGCTTGCACTACGTCAAGGTCAGCAACCTTGTTCATAGCATTATAGGCAGTTGTTTCCGTAGAAGGATTGAACTCATTTTTGTTTCTTTTGGCTATCGCCACAATTCTTGGTCCCGCTGGGACATCTTGCCTTGAGACGCTGTAGAAGCGATCTCTAATTAATGTTGTTACACCCGGTGTAGCCATGTTATCTTTGAACCTCCGACAGAATAAGTCTTGTGATATAGTAACAACTAAGTCATAAAAATAACTATCAATATATTAACTATGGGAATTTTAATACAGGTTTTAATGACGTGGAGTAGCAGTATTCTCTAAGTCTATAAGGTTAATGTTTATATCTTCATAATTTGGAGTTGCTGCGGCTAAGAATTCTGGCTCATAGGCCATAAACTGTCTTACATCTATAGCTATCTTTTCTATCGTATTAGCTTGTGCTGCAAAGACCTTTTCTGTGGTGAGCATGTAGGTGACCGTTCTCTTGTGAACGTCTTTAGAATCTCTATTTACTTCTGAATCTGAAAGTCTTCTTGAGTACACTAATTCTGAAGCACCTATTTTTTTAAAGATTGGGGTATACTCCAACATAAAGTCTTCAAAAGATTCTATTAAAGATTCAACCAAATAAGAATTGTCTTGATCATCAGAAACAGAATTTGAATCTGACCCTGATCTTTTTCCGACCGGAGACATAGCCGTAAATGCAACAACGTTCTGGAACCTTTGCCCATAAACGTAAACATTATTATTTGTTATTTGTCTCATTCTAGGTTTAGGTTCAACCGAATGAGCTTTTCTTAATTCTAAAGAATACACTATTATTGCATCTGTGGTATCGTATTCTTGAGTTGCTGGGTTAAACCAGGTAAAAGAATTATCCCCATTTGACGTTGCCTTGATCGGATAGTTCGGAAAGCTTTCTTCCCATAAAGATTTTACAGCTGATATAAATTCTAGGTAACTTAAATTCCCATCAGACTGGAGTATGTTTGCAAAACGCGATTTATCCATCGCATCTGCCAAGCCAAGCTTTGGCATGCTGATCGGTAATTGTGCCATCTTAAGCCGCCGGTCCTGCTGATAAAGAAAGGTTAATTTTCTTCAAACCTAAAGAAGAAGTTAAATTAATATTTAATATTAATAAACCTTGTTCCTGTTCAGATTGTTCTGCCTTAAATTCATAGTCAACAATTGAACCATTTTTCTTTAATGTTGACAACATATTAGTAACACTAGTTACAACCTTGTCATGCCCAAATTTTCCTATGTAATCATAGCCGTACGCTTTGACTTGGCTAGCTACATATGAAGTTAACCTCATTTGCGGAAGTTTCGAAAACACAGAATTAACATTTGAAAGGGTGTAATCACTAGTCAGGTATACTTCGTATACATTACCCCTACGTGCTTTAGTCCCTCTATATATTGTGTTTATGCCCATTGAGTCAAGTGTATTTAATTGAGTAGAATTTAAGTCTACACCGTACAAAGATAAAGCCCCTGGAATTCTTTTTCTTGTTAAGCCCATATTTAATTGAGACTGGGCTATCATCCCAGCAACAGCTGCTGCAACTGAAGCGGTGTAGGTGTTGTCTATTTGCAGGTGAGAGAACACAGCCTCCCCATATACTGGCACAACGTATCTTCCTATGTCAGAAGCAATTTGCGTGCTAGAGGTAGTGTTAATAAATGTAGTATATTTGTATCTAAGATATTTGCTATTTTGAATCAACTCAATATCGGATGAACTTATTCCATTCCCCCTACTGCCTATAACGCCAATTTGCACATACCCAGTTTCATTGTGGAAATCATTGCAATAGTGCACGAGTTGTGACAAGAAATCTACTCCACCAGTTTTTATTATAGAAGCTTCTAGTGGAACAATTATATCTATATAGTCTAATTGTTTTATAATACCATATGTTTCAATCAATCTTTCATAATATTTTTCATAGAAAGTTTTAAGAGTTTGTCCATTAAAAACCGCATAAGCTTTGTTTCTATCTTCTACGCTTAAAACATATTCCGACATCGGGGCTGCCGCGCATATAAATATGTTTCTTGCGCCTGCGCCATATGCATCTAATACACCCCTAAGTAGAGGGCTATTTTTGTTTCCAGATAAAAGATCTATTGCGTTTTGTACTGAATTTATCTTTACTGGATTATTTAATTCTAGTCCATCTGCGTGGCCTATTAATAATATTGACTGCATATTAGTTTGATTCAGGTCATCATAAGACGGTTTATAAGTTATTGTTGCAGATTTATTTCCTTGACCAACACCTGATACTAAATCATATAAACTATCTTTTAATTCGAATTGAACTGTTGAACTCAATAAGTTTCCGTCGATGTAGGTTCTAGCTACAATGGTGTAAGTGCCGCTGAATAAAGAATTTTTTGCTTCTATATTTTCTGGAATTCTATAATTAAAAACAAACTCAGTTGTTCCATTTCGCTCTATGTAGGCATCAGGGCTTGTAGTGGAGTTTGTATATCTATAAGATATAGGAACTCCTATAATTGCACCTGATTGGTCAAGACCCCTATACACACTGACCGTAACGTCTGAGCCATTTGCTATTGGATCATAGGATAAACCGCCGTTCAATAGGGCAGAGGTAACAGAAGCTGTGCCGGGAGAAACAACGACGCTAACATTTGATTCCACTGTTCTATAACTAAATGTATTGTTAGTTACTTCCTCTATTGTATGTAATCCATTAAATTTTGAATCTACTCCAGCAATTGTAACTGCTTGTCCAACTTGAAAATCGTGATTAACAACTGTAGTTATTGTTGCTTTGTTGTTTAATATTTGTTTAAATGAAATATTTTTAGAATTAGTTGATGTAGTTGAAGTCGACCTAGCATCACCGACAAATGTAAATCTAAATTTTAATCGTTGATTTTTTTTTACTATTAACACTTTAAACCTGTTTTTCTCTAGTTGCTCCAACTGTCCAGTAAACTATTTTTCCGCCCTTGCCTCTTATCGGGGCACTTGTATCTATCACATATATAGTGTGCTTGTTCGCAACATTGGGGATCATCTCGTAGATTCTATCACCCTCCCCTGGATTAACGGAGCCTTCAAAGTAATAAACTACATCAGAATTAACGACTATCCCCTCGTCTTCTTCGCTAGCTGATTTGGCTTCAAATCTTCCTTTTGGGAAAACGCTTCTCGTGGTTACTTGCTGGAGGTTATCTTCGTAATTGCCATTAGCTTTTTTTCTTTGTATAAAAACATCATAACCCCATTTTTTTAAAATGTTTATAAATGATTTTTCAAGATTAATCATAATTACGCAAGCCTCTCTTAGGCATTGGGTCGTAGGATAGTTCTCTCTTTCTACTTGCCCCGTAAAGATCTCTTTCTGTCAAGTAAGTTACTCTTCCAGTATCTGGATCTATATAGTTTCCAGAATTTACAACTGGCATTGTAGGTAGACCTTTTGGCTGGAAGCCTCTTGCCCCCGTTGTGCCAGCCAACATTTCTTTTCTTAACGCCGCTGCAATTTGGCACCAGGTGACTGCATTGCCTCTGCTTATATTTGTCCTTGGCAGGTTTCTTGCCGTAACGGTTAGGTCGCCCAACTGCACAGAAACGTCGTCATCTCCGCCATAACTATAAGTTCTGCTGAGGTCGCAAGCTGTTGCTGCCTTTATGTATTCTAAGCTAGTATAGTTTATCCCAGATGCTGGATTTGAATCATTAAATCCATAGATATCTCTTACCTCCATTGAATGGTAATGAATTATTTCTCCTATTTCAAGCAGAGATGCTTCCGGAAAGTATGCTTGCATTTCTTCTGGGTTTAAATAAATTGGGTCAACATCTGCTGCAAAGGTAATTATTTCATCTGCCTTTAATGTTATAACAGGCTTATATGTGTCTGTAGATGTGCTGACATAAAGCTGTTGGTTAACAGTTATGGAACTTCCACCAGGTATATTGCCTACAAAAACTATTTTATACGTGTCAGCAATTGTGGGGGTAAAATCATAATAGTATTCTGAGCTAGTAAGAGCTGTTGCTGTCGTTGAAATAATTTGTGTATTGTCTGACTTGTAGATCGTAACCAAAACAGAGGTAGGGGTAACCAATATTTGTGCTCCAGTAACATTGTTGACGTCAACAAATTTTACCTTTATTCTTACAGTATCATTAACAAGTACACTGCTGGTAGTCATTTTTTCTCCAATAAACCTTGCATTTTTTAATTATAGTAGCCTAGTTTAACTAACTATAGATATTTCTCCTGGTGTACCAACCGATATTACCTGAGCTGACAATATGGCGGATACGTCTTTATCTAAAACTTCTACAGAAACAATTCCCTGAGGACTTATATCCATGCTTATAACGCCAATTGTTGTTAAATTTGAATAATCTTCGTTTGATGCATAAAATATAGTTATATTGTTTAATACAATTGGATTTATTAAGCTATTTGCATAAATTATTAACGTGCCGTTATAAGACACATTAGGGCTATCGTAGGTTATTGCCTCATTATAAATCATATTATCCCAATACTTAAGTATCCTATAGGACAATAGTAATAATGATTAATGCATTAGCCCAGCATCTTTTCTTAGATTTTGTAGCCATATTCTCTCTTCTCCAACCTCTGGAACGGGGCTAGCATTAGCCGGAGTCCCATAAAGAAGTGCTCCAAGGTAGGCTATTCTTTTCCCAGCGGTAACTGATTCAACCTCGTGTGTGCCAACATAGTTAGTTGGATATATAGTTATACTACCAGTTTTTGGCTTATGTCTATACTTCGCGTATTTAAATATTATGTCTCCGCCCAAGAAATTTCTTCCATTTAATTCTTCCTCAGAATCCACGCCATCATTTAAGTATATGTTTATACTTACCTTACTGTGCTTTGGATACTCATTTCTTGGAGCTACACCATATTCCCATGGAATTTGATCATCACAATGAGGACCAATTTTTTGACCGTCCGAATAAGTAGCTATGTGACCAGGGCTTCTCCACCAACAAACTGTTGCAGCTACGTCATATATCTTTACATATTCAACCAAAGCCTCGTAAATTAAATCCTCTAAATCATATATTAATTTGCATTGTTCGGCGGTTGGCTTTCTGCTCGACATTCTGCATAGCGGATCAACGAATCTTTCTGGCGCCTCTCTTACTTCTGATAAATCAAACTTAAAACCAGTTCTGTTAATAGCGTACTTTTTGCCATTTTCTTCCAAATAAGTAAAGGTGTCTTCCTCTTCCTGCTTAAGCCAGTTTATATATTCAAAAAGCATGTCTTGATCAATATCAAATGCGTTTGTCATTACACATAGCCCGGAACCTTTATCTTCTATTTTAAAATCTTTTTTTAACATATTAATAATTCGATCTTGTTAACATAAACTGCTCGGACGATTCATCATAACCCTTTGATAAAAGGTAGCTTCTATAGTCAGAAACCAGGGTAGGCATGTAGAGGTTGGTGGCATTTTTTGCTAGTTCTAGCTCTTTTCCTGGGTCAACAACTGATTCCCCAACCTCACTATTTGGGGTTCCATGGCTGTACCAGCCAAGATAAGAGTATCTTTCTCCATCCTCTACTGGCTTGACTTCATGTGCTGCCATAAAATTAGAAGGGAACATCAATAGATCACCTTTTTTTGGTTTTACATTTATATCTAAATAATTAAAATAATGATGGCCTCCAACAAAATTTGTGCCATCTAACTCCTCTACAGTGTCAACGCAAGAGGTTAAGTAGAATACATTGCTTATTGTATTTCTAGTCGCGAGTTGGTCTTTAGGTGTCCAAACGTCATATATGTAATCTGCACTAACATCGGAATGGCTGCCCAAATAAACATCCTTCTTGTACTGAACTATGTGTCCTTTAACCTTCCACCATACGCATTTAAATGCCAAAGGGAACAGTTCAAAATACTTGAGCAAATACTTATCTTTTGATTCTTCTACAAAATCAAATATTTCTTTTATCTTTTCGTCACTATATCTATGTATCGCTGATCCTCTTCCTGGCATTTGGTCAATACTATCTTTGCCAAAAAAGTACCCACTTTTATTAAGGTAGATTTCATCGCCGGTTTCTGGATCTACAGCGGGGACATACATTTCTTCTTTTTCTTTATTAATAGCGTCTCTACTAAACCCTCTAATGTAATCCCAATCAATATCGATTGCTGATTCAAATAAAACTACACCGCCACCCAGATGCTTTGCATCAACGTCATTGAATTTCATGGTTTACTTCCTTTAGTGTATTAGCGCTATTATACATTCTTTTGGTTGCCTGGAGCAAATCGCCATAAAAATCTTCAGGCTTATCAGGGTATTTATTGTATATATATTCTTTATATTCTTCAACTATCTCTGGCATCCATATTTGACCCTGTTTTCCAACAGGTAGATCCCCATTAATTAATTGTATGCCTCTTTCTATATGCTCCGAACCATGAGAATAATAACCAATATAGGCATATCTTCCACCTTCATAACATTCCTTAACCTCGTGTGAGGCAATGAAGTTAGATGGAAACATTAGTAAATCTCCTGCTTTTGGAGAATAATCAACATCACAATACGGGAACACTATATGTCCGCCAAGATATTCATCTTTTATAATCTCTTCTTTTGAATCTACAGATGTATTAAAATACAAGATAGACCCCAAAACACTTCTAGTCGCCACTTGAAGATCTGGTTCAAATCCAGGCTGGTAGTTAACATCATTGTCGCTATGGAGACCCATGTCGCTCCCTGGGCCATATGCTAATATATGCCCCTGAGTTCTCCACCATATACTTGGAAGAGCCATCGGATATATCTCAAGGTATTGAAGAAGGCACTGCCTAAAAGCTCTTTCGCATTCAATAAAAAACAATTCTATTTTATCAGAATCATTATTATCTAAAAAATTCATAATGTGGCTAGAGCTTTTTTCTATATCCTCTATTGCATATCTATGCCCACTTCTATTTATGGCATATACACTTTCATTGCGTTCATTTTTAATTATCGTATAATCTTCTTCTACTGCCTTTTGCTTTAATGATTTTATGAAAGGTATTATCTCAGGGTATTCTTCCATGTTGATAACATTTTGGAATAGGACAATTCCAGTTCCTAATTTTTCTATTTTCATAATATTAGATTCTTACAGCTTCAGTACCGCATGGTCCTTCTGGTAGATCTTCGGATACAGTATCAGCTTTAGCTTCTTCAACCTCAACCGCATCGTGTGATGTGCTGTACTGTGCGACTTCTCTTCCTTGGTAAACTGGGTTCCAACCAACTTCTACATTGTTTTTTCCTGGATCAGAAAAAATAGAATATGGAGATTTGCAATACATTTCATAATCATCATATATATTATTCAACCAAACAGGAGGACACCATTGGAAACTTTCATCTGGTTCAACTATCATAATATTTGCGCTCTTATCATTTGCGCCTTGACCAAAAAAAGTTAAATAACTATATCTAACACCCTTACCCATAGTTTCTACATCGTGGGACGCGACGTAATTTGTTGGGAAGAATATTATGTCACCTTTTCTTGGCTTATAAGAAATTCCCAAATGAACAAACCTAAGATGTCCGCCTGTAAAATTTCTTCCATTTAATTCTTCTTCAGAATCTACGCAATCATTTAGGTAAATTAAAGCACCGCATGTTTGTCTTGATGCGACCATACCCTTTGGCATATACCTAACGCCTTTTGTCACCTTATAATTAGTATCATTATCTGCGTGACAACCAAGTCTTCCACCATCTCCATAGCGTAATATATGGCCTCTTGTCTTCCACCATATGCTACCAAGCATCAGGGGGTAGTGGTCTATGTACTTTATCAGACACTTGTATATTTGGTCTTCCAAAGTGTATAGAAACTCTTCTACTTCTTTAGGCGTAGATTCGTTTACCGGGTCAAGCAATCTTATCGGTGCTGCTGGTACGTCTTCCATCCTATACCTAAAGCCATCTTCATTGATGCCCATTTTTACGCCATCAACCTCAACATATTCCCATCGGGTTTTATGCGCTTCTTCTGCATTAGAATCAATATGCGTTAGCACTGCGTCCTGATCTATCTGAAAAGCGTTTCTAAAAACCACGACACCTGGGCCAAGAATTTCGCATTCAATTGTGGATATTTCTTTTACAGTGTCCTCATTAAGGGGTGGGCTAGAGGGGAACGCTACATCTCTAATTTGGGAATTTTCTGACTCTATATTGTAGCTCATCCTAGCATCTCCTCTATTGCTTCCATAATGGTCCAACCAGCGCCCATAACTCTAGGCTCCTCATCTAGTGGTCCATCTTGCCAATTAAATCTAGTAATAAACATTCCTTGAGGGCTTAATAAGAATTTTTCGTAGCTATGTGGAATTCTTGCTATTGCCTGACCAACTAAATTCTGTCCTTCAATAGCTGCATCGCTGCTGTCTGCGGTAGTGTCTGAATATCCTCTTTTTTCTGGTCCCTTTAAAAAAGAATAAAGCGGATGTTCATTTTTGCCGTTAACTTCTATTTTTTGAGAAATAGGAAAACTTACAAAAGGATAAGCTTCTTTGATAAAAGCTTCTATTTCGTTATTCTCTTTTGGCTCTTGTTTCCCAAATTGATTACATGGTATACCAACGACGCTAAAGCCTTGATCTTTATATTTTTGATAAATGAATTCAAGTTCCCATAAATATTTACAAGTTCTTGCGTAAGAAAAAGTTACACTACACTTAGGATCATAGCCTAATTTTGAAGCTATATTTGTTACAAGAGTTAATTTGCCCTTCATTGACCCCATAATGTCATATGAGCCGTCGATTGACAATAGCTCAATATCGTATGCTGAATTATTCATATCTAACCAAATCTACTTTCATACTAGAAAAATCTCCTACCCTTAAAACAGCTGACATATCTTTTGAGGTAAAATCATTGGTGCTAAATTCTAGCTCTAATCTTGTTTTCATTGGAGCTTCTATGTTTGCGGCGAATAGAGGACTTAGGCTTTGTGTTTGCACAAACTGAACGGTACCCTTTTCGCTTGACGCCGTAGCGGTGGCTAAGTCATCCGTACTGTCCAGGTTTACACTGTATTTTTCTGTTCCAAGTGGATTAACCACTGTTGCTTTCCATTTAGTAATCATAAAACAATTATATCACCTATTATTGTTTAATGACAACTGTAACCCCATAAAACAAAGGTATGTGATACATGTTGCAGTCTTTTCTTGACTTTATCTCATTGTGATACTCCCAAACAGGAGATGCCTGAGTATCATTTTGGTAAAGAAAAATGCTATCTGATGAATTTTGGATCACTAGAATCCCACCTGTATTTAATCTATCAAGATAAAAATGTACAGGCACAAAGGGATTCTCCATGTCCTGTGACCATCCCACAATCATATCAAACATATAATTATTGCAATTGTCTTTTTCTAGATCCTGATGGCTAACAACATCATATTCTATTGGAGTATTTTCTTTTTGGAACTTTTCATACATTGCTGTTTTTTTATTATTCAACATATATATATTAGACCCGTAGATATCCTGAAAAGGCTTCAATCTAAATCTATCTAGCCCCCCCGACAATGCCAGTATATTCTTGCCTCTACTAATATCCATTAGCATCTGAATTAATAGTATCGGCATCCACTGAGATTGACCGTATGAGTCAGCTAAATTTGGTCTTGGGTAATGTATAACAAATTCATAATCACTGGCCCCGCCAGTAGCTATATTTCTTCTATCTACACCAACTGTATTAAATAAATAATCAGAAATTGCTACTGACTCTGGTCCATCTTTTTTCGTAGACTCATTAGCATATGATCGCCAATCATATTCCCAGCTAGTAAAATCAAAAGATAACTGTGGTTCATACTTTTTATCACCCGACATTTTGCACCTCGTACGAAGCAACTTGCACATCAAACCAAGCTCTTCTAACTCCCCTATTTAAAACAATACTTTGTTTTTTAACGTATTCTTGAACCGCTATATTGTAATCTGGATGGCTGTGTTTGTACACGTATCTATTCCTAATAAGATTTATAACATCATCTATTTTGGTAGATTCAAAATCATCTTCATCAATTCCAAGAATAAACAAAAAAGATGCCAAGTGTTGGGAACGGTGCTCCAGATCTTCTAGCGGCCTATACTTATTCATCTTCTTTTTTTTCTTCCTTAAACATTGCAACACCTTGACACATGCTGACCGGTTTGCCGGCAACATAATATATCCCAGTCGCAGAGTCCCACTCTATAATTTCGTTGTCCCAGTCTGGGGTATCAGTTATAGATTCCCCTTGTCTTGTTTCCATTCCAAAACTATTTGGCTCACCTATACTACTCATAATTAAACTATTTTCCTATAAGAAACTATCTCATCTATAAGACAATTAAATGCGTTGTGCTGAGGAAGGCTTTCGCTAAATGGATTTTTTGAATCTTTATTTAAATTTTCATAGTTTACATCCAGCAGCAAACTTAAAGTCTGTATTGATTTTTCCAAGAAAGATTTAGCTTGATCTTTAGCTTTTTGTGAATCGTAATTATTGAGTTGCATACTTGTCTCCTTTGTCTTTTTAATTATACCACATCAGCTATTGGTTTTTGTAATGGCAAAAAATCCTTGTGAAACAAAACGATCACCAGATAAAACTGGTGTTACCTCATGCGCCATATCTTCATGGGAAGAATGGGTAAAAATAAGAAGCGAATTTGCTTTAGGTTTAAGCTTAAAGCCCATCAGCGGCATATTGAATTCGCCGCCCTCATAATCGTCATTGATGTAATACACGCTAGAATACTGTGTAATGGCGTCCCTGTTATGTATAAACGTTCCGTCACAGTGCATATTCATATAGCCACCTTCTCTAGCTACCGCTATCCAAGGGCCACTTTCACTGAAACAATCTTCGCCATATACTTCTTTTACTATACTTACGACACCAGACAGGTAACCGCTTATAATGTCAAATGTTTTATTTTGCAGTAAGCTATTTGGCCATTTAGAATGGTGCATGAGTGCAGTTACAGGTGGCTCTTCCTCAACCTTTTGGATCTCTTCTACCGACATTACATAGTTGTCGCCATGCTTTGTATCGTTTGGATAAGGCTCCGGTATTTCACCCTTCATGTATAGATCGTATTCTTCTTCTGAAATTAAAAAAGAACGAATATATTTAATATCTGGATTTTTAGAATGCTCCTCTATCTTCCATCTAACCGGAGAACCGTAACCGACATATGGAAATTTTTCTTTATTATCTCTACAATACTTATCTACAACTTCCCAATCTTCCTTTGGTAGAAAATCGGTAAATACAATTATTCTCGGCTTATACATTCTTTCCACCTTCATCTAACCTTAAACCCACCACATGATTCTAAAAATAATAGCACATATTTGATGTCAGATCCATTTAAAATTGGACAACAAACTTCTCTGTGCCACGGCATGTGTGAATAGGGGATGTCTTCTTTGTAAAGTTCATTTATAAAATAATCAAAGTTATCAAGATTTGATTTTATATTTTCCGATAATAATATTGCTTCCTCACTGGACAATTCAACCTGATCATTTGTCATCCAGGACGAAATTTCTAAATCAGAGATTATATTAAAATAGCTAATCATTCTGACAAACTCATACCATTTCCAAATATTTAATCTAACACACAGCCCCACTGCGGATGTTGGACTCTCGCCTATCATCTCATAAGCCATATACTTTCACTCCCACACTGCGTTGCAACATTTTTTACACATTGTTTCTAATGATCTTTTAATTGTTTCAATATGTTCTTTGCTAAACCAAATTTCACTTAATTCTTTATTTTGTAATGAACCAAAAACATACTCATAGTCATAATCGTTACAACATATAAATGTTTCTCCTAGCGAATTTACATGCACCCAACCGTACAATCTTCCGTCTTCTCCTAGGTTACAATCTTTAACTTCTTTTTTTGAATATTTATTTATTTGTATAAGTTTATTATTATCTATTATTTTTTCTTTAGATAAAAATCCAGAACGATCAGTTAAATTTGGAGAAGAATAAACCGTTAAACCATCAAACATTTTTTTAGCCATTTTTATTTGATTAAAAGATTCACCATATTGCGAGATGTCAATGCTAGGTGCATTTTTTCCTAGCGATAAACTGTCTACGGACTGCTCATTGGGTATATTAACTCCAACACATATTTTTTTTTCCTTTACCATTTCTGGAAAAACTTTCATTAAATTAATAATATTTTTTCTTAAATCTTCAAATGATTTATTTTTTATTCCTGATCTTTCTTTCCAAAGGCTTTCTTCAAAAGCTGGTATGTTTAAATAAATGCCAGCTATTGTGTTTTCATATTTTTTTAATATTTCAATTTTTTTTTCAGTAAAATTTGTTCCATTAGATAAAATTGATGTTTTTAGATTATATTTTTGAGCTGTATTTAACATTTCTTCTAAATATTTATACAATAAGATTTCATTATAATGTGCTGTATAAAAATGATTAAAATTAGTAGAAACAATTCCATTAAGTTTTTCTTTTTCATGCACTATGTTTTGAATTATTTTTTCAAATAAATCTGGACTCATATGCTTTGCGGTACGCGCAGGCATTTTTCTATATGCCACAGGGCAAAACCAACATTTTGCGTTACAATAGCCAAAAGGATCTATCTGTAAATTAGTTATTTTATTTGTTTTTAATTTTTTAAGAATATCTTCATCAAACATTCCAGCCACCATGACCTGTTTTGGTATAAATTTTAATATCTGTTTTTGAATCTTTTATAATTGAACTATATATTTCATTTAAATAAGAAAAATCAAAACCCCATTTAACATCATTCCAAGTAGTCGACCCAAAAATTTGTAAAACAGATTCTTTATTATTAACTGGATAATTAAACTCGCATAAACTAATGTCCGACATGTCGCATCCGTCATCCATATATTTATCCATTGCTTCACTAAATGCTAACGGTCCACAATCTTCAACCGTTATTGGTTCTCCATCCTTCTCTTTGCATCTTTTATACAAAAGATCTTTTAATTTTGTTATAAACTTTCCTTTAGGTTCGCTAGCAAAAATTGAAGTATTTATCCACCCATGTGTTTTTGGAAAACCAGCTTCACAAATAAAATCTTTATTTAAATCTAAAAAAGAATCTATACCAGACAGACATATCGTATCCATGTCTGCGTATATGCCACCGTGTTCGTACAGACATAAGACTCTCCACATGTCAGCTTGAAAAACTTGCGACTGACATTGCTTATAGAAGTTAAGCCAATCTTCTCCAAAAATATTATATATAAAAGATTCTCTTTCAAAATGGTTTACATAATTATGGGTATAATCTTTATTCTGCTCAATCCAAGATAGCATGGGGCCCTTAGCAAAGAGGGGGAGATCCTCAAGTAAGAAACTATGAGTTTGCCATATTATTTTTGGTATCATACTATCTTAAACCCTCAAAAATTTGTACACTAGAACCTAAAATAATTTGATCAAAAATTCTTTCTTTTGGCTTCCAGCCAGGAGTAAACGAGTGAAGCATACATCTGTTGTCGAAAATTATAATATCGTTTTTACTCCACTCCCATTCGTCCCAATTGTTTTTTTCGTCAAGATAATTTTTTATCCATAACTTAAATTCTTCAAACCAAGGCTTAGAGCCGCCGACTAATTGAGAGCTTAAATATGTAGGCCAAAATAAAATTGTTTCTTTTGTTATAGGATGAGTTCTAAATGGATAAAAGATTCCAGAAAGAGGATCAATCTTTGCGTTGGCTATTTCTGCCTCTAGATCTGAATTATAGTCTGCTCTGTTAACTGGTGGCTTTTTTGGTGCATCAATATTAAAATCTTTAGCTTTACTTATGTGATATTCTAATTTAGATTCTAACAATTTTTCTTTAAAATAATCTGGACAAGAATTGTTTAACTTTATTAAATCTAAAAAAACAGTTTTTCCATATTTTTTGTTACACTTAAATGTCTTCATATTCATTGAAACATAAGATGTATGCCCATAATTATCAAGGTTATTATTCATGCCATCAATTACTGGAGTTACGTCTAAATGCATACACCAATCTCTAAAATTTTTTATACTTTTTTCCGTAAGAGTTTCTTTATCTGGCTGATACAAAGTGGAGTGATTCTTTTTTTTTAACCAATACAACTGGTCAACCCCCGAAACAACAGTGCAAATTTTTTCATATTCACTATCTGATAATTCTATTTTTTTAAAACCAACTAATTTATTATCAATTAGTTTTTTTTGATAAAATTTTTTATTTTCTAATATTTGATTAAAAGATAAATTTTTAAAACAAAAATTTAAATTATTCATTAGTTTAAACTTTTTTAAACTTTACAATTATTGAATCTGCTTTAAAATTTGATTCGTAAGAGTTCACCTTGTAATACATTATATCTTGTATTGTTTTGTTTTTTTCTAATTCTACAAAAATTTCTTTAAAGTTATCATGAATAAAATGGTCTTCTTTTATTGATATAACTGCTATACCTTGTGATTTTAAATAAATTAATAAATTAATTAAATCACTAGAACCAAGATGACCAAGAGTAAATGTTCCAGAACTTATAAAGTAATCATAATAACTTTCTAGCATTAACTTTGGGCTAGTCAGATCGTCTACCATCATCCAATCATATACAGGTAAAAAATTTTTTCTTCTCTTTAAAGAAGCTATCCTTATCATTGAAGAAGATATATCAACGCCCTCAATCCAAAGATTATCATCAATAAAAGACAAGCTCTCACCCAATAAGCCGGTACCACAACCTATGTCTAATATGCTATTTTTTTTTGTTTCACTATAATTACTATTAGAAACGTACTTAAAAAATACTTCGGATACTTTTTCTGGCAAGATGTAGTTTACGTCTTTTGCATAACTATCATATTCATCCGCCCAATCATTATAATATCTCTTTAGATCTTCAGAGCTTTCATAGGAATAAACTCTATCTACATTATAATCATTAGGTGTTTTCATAATTAGTAACTATGTATAAAAGCTGAAAACTCCTCTTCAGAATCTCCAAGGTTTTCAAATTCTATTGTTCCCATTTCTTCAAATTTTCTACGCAACCAAGCACCGTTTCTATCTAGCAACCCTAGCTTGCTAAGGTTTGGGACAATCTTAGCCGCAAGCATCTTTCTAATCCAAGCCTGTGCTGGATCGTTCAATAAGAACGGGGCAATGTCTTTTGTCTTAACACCCATCTTTTCGTATACCTCTTGTTGCAGCATTCGCTCCCCAAGCTTTATGCTAGCTTCATAGGCAAGCTGCTGACGCTCCATAATCTCTGAATCGGTCATTTCCGCATAGATCTCCTTGAGTGAGATAATACCAAATGAAACATGACGCGCTTCGTCAGCCATAACATTACGCAACAATTGCTTCAACAACGGTTCATTTGTTAATTCACGCATATACGCCATCGATGCAAGGCCGAGCCCCTCAACCATAATCTGCATTCCTAGATAGGTTATATCCCAACGATTGTCGGCAATAGTATCGTCAACCAAGCCTTGGATATGCCAGTTAAAAGGAAGTGTTCCACCCAATTTTTCATTAGTATACTTTGCAAAAACTTCAACATGTCGAGCTTCATCTACAACTTGTGTTGCAGCAAAAAGTTTGCCATCGTACCATGGACATGTTTGTGTTAGTTTTGCAGAACAAATCAGAGCACCTTGCTCTCCGTGTATGAACTGTGAGATCATCCACCTTCTGCTTTCTAAGCCAAATTGCAGCCATTCTTTATCGCCCCAATTTTCTATAGGGCTACCCTCATAGACTGACATCTCTCTAGTCGATCCAAAATTTGCATAGTCCTCAGCTACAGACTTTTCTATATCAACAGGAGTAGACCAGTCTAATGCAGTTTCTCCATTCCATTGATTATTTTTAGCTTTTTCGTAAAGCTTTCTTAATTGTGTGCGAGCTAAAGAATAATCCCAAGTAAACATTATATCAAAATTAGTTTTAACAACATGGTCAACCGCAGCAAAATCCACTTCTGGGGCATTGATGATAGGCTCTATGTCATTAATCTTTATATTGCCTATGAATTCTTTGTAAGTTTCTTTTGTTACAGTCATAAAAATCTCCCTAAATAATAATTATACCACAATAATAGTAGTATTTAAAAACTTATTTCTTTACCTATTTGGCACCCTATATTCCGACCAATCTGCGGTAGGGTTAGTGTTCGGTGTTTTAGGACTAAAGTTTGCACTTACGACAACTCTTTTTTCTTCGGAATATTGCCTATTTGTCATATGAGGAATGTAAGAGTTAAATATCAACAACATTCCTGTCTCTGTTTTAACTGAAGTTGCTCTCTCTATTGTATTACAGTGTGTGGTAACAAATATTAAATCTGCGCTATCTTCTGGTGCGCTTACATAGTATGAAACAGAATAATATTCTTCTGGATAAAGCTGAGTGTTTACCTTGTGCGTGTGGCTTAAAACAGACTGGCCTTTTTCTAGAGTTATAGTCCAAATAGAATCCATAACCATATCTAAGTTAGTAAAATGATTGACAGAATTAGTTATTTCATCAATTAACTTCATTGATTCTGGTTGACCAAAAGGATAAAGCTTATCTTCGTAAAAAGTATGAGCCGGTGATGGATCTTTTACATTTGGTGTTGTGTCAAATTTTTCTATTTCCTTCAACAACTTATCATTGTCAATGTTTTGTAAAAAAGTTTTACATATACTTAATGTAAATAAATCAATTTTTTCATTCATAATAAAATTCACCAGTTTTTAAAGCTGATGGTGGGTTATCTTTATGCCACACATTTACCACCACAACTCTTCTAACACCTTTAATCGGTGGAGTCGTGTTATGTATGACATGTCCAGCGTCAAAAATTATTAGCCTATTTGGCTTACAAGATATTCTCTCTCTTAACTCTACTGGAACTATTAAATGATCTATATTTTCTTTCTCTAAAGCGTTAGCTGTATCTTCTGAAATAGCTGTAGGATGCATCTCTAAAAATCCACCAACCACATCATTGGTGTGCGGATAATATACACAACCTATTCTTGGTCCTCTAAATATTTTTTTATCTGCGTAAAGAAATGTATCTTCATCTACGTGAGTATCAAGAAATTGTCCAGGCTTAAAAGTTCTAGTCCAATACTCAAAACCGCAAACGTCTTCTACTGGGAATGGAAGATTGTTCTCCCATATTTTTTTAATTAATCTTTTTCTTGGAGTATCTGCCTCAGATTTTAACCAACCATCCCAAAACATATACGGCGCAAAACAATCACATTGTCCATCGTGATAACCATTTAGAACTGTAGCTATTTTTTCTTCGTCGCCCATTGATTCTGGAAAGAAATTTGGAGTTAACTCTATTTCTTCTAATAAATTTTTATCTTTTATGAAATCATCTATAATAATCATCTTTTATAAACTAACTGCATAAGTAACAGCTGCTCCTGTAGGGTTATGATAAACGCATGAATTTTTAATATTAATTAAATTTCTGTGAACTTCATAAAAATCAGTATATATTGATCCATTTTTATAAAGCTGATCAGTGCCAGTATATAGCATCATCATTGTTCCATTTTTGTTTAATAAATTAAAAAAATCTATAACTAAATCTGGATCATGGATAACGTCATGAATGCTCATACATATGAAATCATAGTAGCCACCATTGCCAGATTGTACATCCTGCATTGTAACAGTGTCGTAAGACCACGGTTCATCACCTATATAGTGCTCAAATAAATGTAGCTGATAGTTATTTAATAAAGAAAGCTTTGATTTCTTCTCCATTAATCTCGCTAAACCAGTATTAAAAGCCGGGAGTGTCATTAGTGAAGTTTTTGGATTAGCTGTTAGAAAACCAAATTCATGCGTATTAGCCGCATAGAAGTAGGCAGGATTGACATTCCAAAAATGACTTTCTTTACTAAAGACATCAAAATACCAAATCATAAAATCCATACCAGCAGCTATTTTTCTTTTATCTATAGAAAAAGCCTCTAAGTATTCATTTATTATTTTACTTTTTGATATAGAATCTTCAACTGATTCGATATCATTGTATTTTATTAATTTAACTAAATTATCAAAATAATCTACTTCATACTGCATTTTTGATTGCTCCAATTGCTAACTGTCGCATGTACCAAATTCTTCTAATGTTTCCAATTAAAGATATTCTTTGGTTTTTTAAAAATAAATAAAGAGGATCATTTGAAAGATCCATAGAGCCTGACTCAACTTCGCTTATAGGAGCTATTGATATATTTCTTGCAGAATTTATTATTTGGTCTATTGAATACTCGTCAATATTTTTAGGATTTAAACCAATTATATATAAATATAAATATAATTGCTCATTAATATATTCTAAGTCTTTTTCCGCATTGTAGGTTTTCATATTAGATCATCCACAGATGGAGATAATGGGAGTATCACATACTTATTCATTTCAGCAAATACTTCAGTCAAAACATACTCCCTTGTTGTCCCGCCATTTGGCATTATGATATTTTGATCTTCATCAGAATAAACAGGGATAGCATCGTCCATCGTTTCCGTAAATTCATGTATTAATTCTTCACTGATTTGTCTAGGCTCCATCTTTAATTTCCTTCAAAGCGTTTTTTTGGTTTAACAAAGATTGTTCTGCGTTTTTTACTAAAGAATCAAAATTTGATTTTTTTATTAATTCAGACAAATTCTTAATAGAGTTATCTAAATAAATTATTGCTTTATCTTTTGCGTTCATAAACTTGGTTCATCTAACTTTGGTAAACCGGTAAAACTTGGTCCGATTTTATTGCCGTCTGCATCAACTCCAGTTCTTATTCCTTTTGTCCATGTCCAAGGATTTTCTTGATTATTTTTCATTTTCATATCGCCATATTTTTGCCTAGAGTTCATTAGCTCTGGTTTGTCCCACAAATTTTCTACTTTGAATTCTACGTTATTTGTAACTGTGCTATCAAAAATATTAAAAAACATAAAGGGCATTCCTGCTTCAAAGACAACTGGTTCCCCAATTTTATTTATCATCCAATTCATTTGGAATTCATCTGGCCACCAGCTGCTCGGTATTATTGCCGACAAAGGAGAAGCTCCATCTACCATGTAATTTGGAGAACCTCCAATTGAGGTTTCATAACCGTCTTCAGTGCCGAATGCCCATCCAGTAGAAAAGGAAACCATTCCAATGATTCCACCGTAAGCTATTTGTCTACCCTTGTACTCTGCCCCTTCAAGGATCTTAGGCACTGTATTGCCACCATCCCACTGAGCGACAACATCTTGCGGCAGAATCAATTCCCAGCCATAAACGTTTGCATACGTCATAGGCAAACACTGGTAGGCATGCTTGTTATAGGTGTTGTCCATCCACTCACGCTTTATTCGTGACTGGCGTATTTCTGGTGCGTCTTGAGTTGTCTTTGTTAAGGTAACTTTAGTCATTCAACTATTATATCTGATTCACCAAGAAAATGCTCTATAGTTTCAGTAATACTTTTCAACGCTGTTTCGGAATTAATCGTTCTATTCCCTGAATTATATGCAAGGTCAAGCAGATCCGAGTTGCAGTATCTAACTACCTTTTTGCCATCTTTGCTAATAATAAACTTTTCAAAATTACCTTGAATAGGATCTTTATTTTCTTGAACTTTTTCATAGAACGGATGAACTGGCAAACCTGTTGCTGAATCTTCTACGATTGCTGCCATTTTAGCAAATGGTAAATCTGTTTTATACAATTCCTTCATATGGCTACGCATAAGTTCTGGGCTTGCATTTGAGTCCTTAAAATCTCCATATGCATGGTCACAAAAATCCGTACTTGGAACCGCTACCACTTCAAAACCCAAATCTTTATATTTATCATATAAATTTTGTATAGTTACATACTGTGGGGAATTAGCACATTCTCCGGTAACATTAACGAGCATTGTAACTTTGCCTTTATTCTTTTCAAAGATGTTTTCTTCTCCGTCTAAAGACTCTAGGTTTAAATCATATATAGATTCATCATAGTATTCAACTGTTGGTATTTCCAACGGGTTTATTTGCTGATTCTCCATAATGCCCTCCTATTGTGGCATTGGGTATGTTAAAGGAACATTGTCCGCTTTAGATATCCCAACATTTTCTGTTATTTTGCTTCCGTCACCACCATAGCCAATGCCATGTTTGTGGTTATTGTCGTTATAATCAAACATAGTAACAGCAGAATATTTAACACCGCTTTTTACTTTCAATGAAGAATGCGCATATATATATGTTGAAGGGAACAAAACTATATCCCCAGCTTGTGGTTTAAAGTTTATATTGAGATAAGGAAACCACAATTCCCCACCCTCATAATCATCATTCAAATACATGACCGAAGACAATGTACACGTATATGAAAAACCGTGGTCAGCGTGCACCGCAAAATGTTGACCCGGCTTATATCTAACAAAGTTTATAGCTTCCATATAATCCATCTTAAAATTATATAAAGATTCGTAATGAGTTAGGCATTTCTTTAAATTTGTCTCTACATCTTCGTAGCATTTTTTTACTTCTTCAAATTCTGGAGTTAAATACTGCCAATGACTTGGGCTCATTTTGAGGTCTACACAATCTCTATAGTCCGGCATTTTTACGTTATAGCCAACCATCGCTTCTGACCACTTAAACAACTCGTGCGTGCTGTCGCCTATTGCTTCTTCTAATCTTTCTGGGATATTTAACTCTCTTGGAATAGCATTTCTGTACAAATAGATGCCGAATTTAGCATTGTCTTTACTATCTGCACACGCGCCAACATGAAAAAATTCCATTTAAATCTCCAATCGATAAGTGATAATGATATACTATACCACATAAACTTTTTGCTTGCAAAGGATAACCAGTGGAAGAATCTTTAGTAAAACCAGGACATTTTGGCAGTTCGAAAGACAATATAAAAATTATAAAAAACTTTGTAGATTTAGAAGACCTTAAAATTATACAAGATTTTTTACCAAAAATTAATCAATGGATGGATGCTGGTGAAAATCAATATTCAGAAGATGGAACGTGCACATACGATGCTTCCTATTGGTCGAACAGACAGTGTAGTGGTGAGATCTTATCTAAGATAAATTTAGATATTTATAATCTTGTTGACAAATATATATTAAAAATGAAATATTTTTTAGAAGATTCTTTTAATGTTGAATTGTCAGTTAGACCACCAGTTATAATAAGATGGTTTCCTGGGATAGAGCAACGTCCACATGCTGATAAGCAGCTAAACGATGGATCACCAAATCCATTCCCTACGTATGATCTAAATTCACTTATATATTATAATGATGATTTTGAGGGCGGCGAATTATATTACCCTGAACATGACATTGAAGTAAAGCCAGAACCTGGGCTTGCAGTTGCTCATCCTGGCGATATTAATTACCTACATGGTGTCAAGGTAATTAAGTCTGGAGAAAGATTTACCACACCATCTTTTTATACTATTACAAAATTATAATATCCATTATTTTTTTATAGATATAAAACCCGCCTTTTATAAGGCGGGTTTTTTTATCCATCTATTTAAATACTGGCGGGAAGTATGGTGGGAAGAACGGTGGGAAAAACGGTGGGAAAAACGGTGGGAAGAACGGTGGGAAAAATGGTGGGAAGAACGGTGGGAAAAACGGTGGGAAAAACGGTGGGAAATATGGTGGGAAATATGGTGGAAAGTAAGGCGGGAAAAACGGTGGGAAAAATGGTGGGAAGTAAGGTGGGAAGAACGGGGCGTGTCTTTCATAGGAAATACTTGTGCCCAATGGCGTAACAGCAGTGTCTGTTACCGCTGTTCTAACCTGGTTTAGAATGGCAGGATTAGCGGTAGCTGTATCTGAAGGTGTTCCAACGGTAAAGCCCGCAGCTGTTATGGTTGTGTTAGCAGTAGAGTCGGCTACTCCGCGCAGCTATTGTAGGTTTAGGGGCTTTTCTTTTTTGTTTCTTGCCATCATCCTGTGCCATATTATGCTACCATATCTCCTAGGGCAACCCAAGTATCAGTTGCGCGTTTAATAAGTGTAGCAGATGACCAAGTTGTACGCAACTTGAGTCCAGGAGTACCGTTGACCGTTACCCCGGCACCCGCTGTCAAAGTGCACTGACCAGCTCCCGTTTGAAGAACTGTAATAGTAGCTCCAATAGGGAAGGCCACTGAAGAGTTAGGTGGCACTGTTAAAGTATTTCCTGAAGCCACGCCCATTTCAACCATCTTGCCATTATCTGCTAACACTAGGGTATAGCTAGCTGTCTGAGCGTTAGTGACTGTGTCGGTAAAAATTCTCTGATAGTTTGTTCCATCATTAGTGAATTCCCAACAGTCTGTTGTTTCATTCCAACGAAGAGCCACGTTTGTTGAAGTACCACGCTCAACCTCAATGCCAGCGTTTTGCGATGGAGTACCTGCTTCATTATTGTTTAATATAATAATGTTGTCATCGATTGTTAAAGTCTCTGTGTTGATACTTGTGGTAGTTCCTGAAACTGTTAAGTTGCCAGAAACAGTTAAGTTTCCAGCTACTGTTGGATTAGAAGTATTAACCCAAGCAGAACCGTTGTATGCAAGAAGTTGATTTGTTGCTGCTGTGGTAATTGTAACATCAGAAAGATCTGTAATACCTAACGTCTCAGTGAGGCTAGCGTTAACCCAAGCTGAACCGTTATACTTAAGAAACTGACCACTTGCAACTGAAGTAATTGTCACTCCGCCAACGTCATCAATGTCATTGATAGTTGGGATTGAACCCCATTCAAGACCTGATGTAGCCGACGAGTTTGCTCTTAAAAAGTTTCCATCTGTTCCAACAGCTAAGCGACCAACAGTATTATTTGCCGAGGCAACAATCAGATCACCTTTAGCGTCTACTATTGCTTGAGCTATATAGGTGTTCGATGCATTAGCTGCAGCTAAATATGTGTTAGCTGCTGTGCTGGATGTTAAGTAATAATTTTGTATATATGTGTTTACTGCATCAGCGGAGCGATCTGCATAGTTAGTTGTCGCTATTTTTGTGCTGTTATCTCCAGCGTTTGCTGTTGGGGCAACAGGTGTTCCACTTAAACTCGGGCTAACTAGCGGCGCATATGTACTAGCAGCATTGCTTGTTGTTAAATAAGCAGAAAAGTTAACATCGCTAGTTTCTTTTCCAGTTACTCTACCGTAAGCATCTACTGAAACGTTCGTGAGAAATGTTGTTGTAGCATTTCCGGTGGTAGGTGTAACCGTAACATTAGCTAAGTCAATGCTGTCAGCGTTTACTACTATTCTTCCACCGTCAGCACTTACTACGTTAACTGCATTTTCTGATATTGTTAAACCATTGCCAGCTGTAAATGATCCAGTACCAGTAAATTGCGAAAATGTTATGTCATCTGTGCCAATAACAATGGCATCGTCTTCTCCACTTGGAGTGCTAGTAAGAATAAATCCACGATTTATATTAACAGATCCACCAATAACAAATGTAGCGTCACCCTTTTTGACTTCTCCTGCTGGGTTATTATCTGAGTCTGTTCTTCTTGTTAGAACCCAGACTGCTGAAGCTCCACCAGTAGCAGTTACTGTGTATATGCCATTTTGTTTTGCGTCTGCTTGATTCTTAACAAGGACAGAATCTCCAACTTCTGTAGATCCTCCATCTACAGACAATGCACCATTGGCTGAAGCTGTTAAAGTTGCTCCCACACCAGATGTTCCGTTATTGTAGGTAGAGGTTGGTAATGCCGCTACTGTAGCAAGGGCCACAGGAGCATGCCAATGCAAACCAGCGAATAAGCTATCTACATAACTTCTTGTAACAAGAGCACTCGAACCGGTGCCGGCATTTGATGCTGATACGGAAAGAACATTTAACGTTCCATCTACCGCTATATTTCCTACAACTGTACCACTAGAATTTTTTAATTCTATTAATGGTGCAGTCGCACCTGTTGCGGCTTTGATAACAAAAGCTTCATCAAAAACTGTTATTTCTGGTGCGGTTTCAATTCTTAAACGGGCCATGATGCTCCTATACGTATATTACAGAACTGAAGATATAGTAATAGGTCTAAAGCAAAATTATTGTGTTATTCTCTTTAAAAATTCTAACATTTTTCCCGTATATTTGATACGTCCAAAATGGGTTAAGTTAATAGTTGGATCAACCCAAATCTTTCCACCCATCTTCTGCCAATATCTACAGAAGCCGTAATCCTCAGATAAGAATCTTCCGTCATCATCTACATAAGAATTAAATAAAGCGTAGGCGTTTTCTATCTCTTCCCCATGCAATGCGCCTGTATCATCTTTGTATTTTAACTTTTTATACTTCTTAAACATCTTATCAAAGACTTGACGCTTAATAAGCATAAAGCCTGTTCCTGCCTCATAGCATTCGATTGCGCCATTATCAATATTTAATTGAGTCTCACCAGGTTTAGTCATATGAACTACATATCTTGTGGCATACTCCATCAAGTCTTGGGCAAGTAAGTCTGCTTGTGCACCTTCTTTTACTTTATCCCAATTAATTTCCTTGATTGGATAAGAAGCGGTCATGACATCTTTATCGTGCCACAAGAGTTTTAATATAGCTTCTTTATCAAATTGAAGATCTACATCTATAAATACCATGTGGGTAAAGTCTGGACTGCCCATAAACTTAGCAACGAGGTTATTTCTTGCGCGGTTGATCAATGAGTCAGATATTGTGCAGACTGAATACTTTAAACCTATTTCTTTAAAATAAAGACAAGCTTGCAAAAAGCTCATCATAAAAGGTTCAGTTACATGAGAGTCATAACAAGGAAGTGCAAAGAATACATTCCATTGTTCGAGCTTTTCTTTAGGGATTGTTATGTTGATTTGTTGTTCTTCTACAGGCATAGAAATAATTATAGCAACTTATTACCAAGTTGTCAAAGCAGATCTTTTCCAAGTATCTGTTTCTATGCAGATATAAATATAGTTTTCGTCCCAAGCCATGTCACCTGTTGTGCCAAAACTTGAAGAAGTAAGTGGAACTGTTACAGAAATATCATCAAAAGATGTAATTACTCTTTTCCCACCAACTCCAGCAAATATAGTAATTTTTCTAGAATTAATTGCTGGTGGCGATGAGTAGTATATAGAAACTGTATTTCCGTCAATAACATCCCATCGAACCTTAGTAAAATCGTAATCCCCACTAACATCTCTACAAATTAATCCAATATCTGTTGTATTTAAATTATGGGTTATATAAAAAGTTCTAGTTTCACCATCTCCTACAACTGTACTGTATGAGTATTGTTCTATGGGGAGAAAGGCGGTTACGACAACTGCAGAGGTTGGTTTTGAAAAATATAAAGAAAAATTCTTTACAGTATCAGCTTGAGCGCGTACATCAAGTACATCGTATGGATAAGTTGCTCTTTTTGCGACAATGACAATGTCCCTAGAACCAAGATTGTGACTGAACTCCGCAAAACCGCTTGGTGTAGAGCCTTCAAAAATAGTTTCACTAAAGTAAACTTTATCCCCAGCTGAAAATAATAAAACTTTTATTGAATTACCAGCTGGCGGTGTTTCAAATTCTATAATTATAGAATCTAGACTGATCGCATTCCATCTAACGTCTAATGAACCGGCAAAAGTATTTGGTGTTGCCTGCTGATTTGTTGTGCCGTCTGATTCTCGTGTTACAACAATAATATCTCTTGTATTTAAATTATGATTTATTGTAAATGAAGTTGATATGCCATCTCCAATAATTTCTGAATAAGAAAATATTTCTGATGGTAACGCGTCTGCTATATTTGTAGCAGAAATTTTATTTCCGTCATAAGATAATACTTGACCGGTAGTGATTCCAGCCAGATCTAGCTCGATACCGTTGATAGTTACGGTAGAGCCAACAACAAGACTATTTTTTACTATAAAATCTTTATTCGCCACTAAAGTTCACTGTCCCTCTAGTTTAAAATTTAATTGTATTATTAAATTATAAAACTTATATGATTATATCACACTGCTATCAATGTTCTTGCAACTTTGACGGTAGCATTTGTTGATGCTGCGTCTGTAATCGTCACTCTCAACAATACGTTCCCTGCAGAAATTGAAGTTGATACAGTCATCGGGATTCTTGATGCACCAAGTTCAATTACAGCGTACTCTGACATGTATGAATCGGTTCCATCATGTGCCAAAAGCACTTCAGAAGTTGTGTACTTAGTGCCTTGTGTTACTTGCACTAGGTATTTAGCTGTCCTGTAAGTGCCCTTAGCAAAGCTGTCGACTGTGGTGATTGTATTAACATTAACAAGTTGAGTCGAAGTATTAAGTTCACCAGTTCCAGAATCAAGTGTTATCGAACCAGCTGCTACACTAGCAAAGGTTACCGAAGCCGATGTGGCAACGTCTTGACCAATTGACAACGAGTGAGTTGTTCCTTCTCCCGAGGTTGCAGCAGTTGACGTAACACCTGTTCCACCAGTTATTGTAGCAACATAGTCGCCAACAGTGTCTGTGCCAAGATTAATGGCATCGTTAACCCAGGCGGATCCGTTGTATTTGAGGAAGTCGCCAGTTGCTACTGAAGTGATTGTAACATCACCTATGTCATCAATTGCATTAATTGTTGGGATTGAAGCCCATTCAACGCCAGTAGCTGCCAAAGAATTAGCCTTTAAGAAATGACCATTTGTTCCAACAGAAAGTATTGCCGGAGTATCATCTGCACTTCCTACAATTAAATCGCCTTTAGCGTTGATTGCTGACTTAAGAATAGCTGTTGTTGTGTCACCAAGCTCCGTATAAATGGTCCCATCATTAGTAAATTCCCATTTATCTGATGTTTCATTCCAACGAATCTCAACATTTGTTGACGTACCACGTTCAACTTCAAGCCCAGCATTCAAAGATGGTGATGCCGTTACCCCAGAGTTAAGGACAATAATATTATCTTCAACAGAAAGTGTTTCCGTGTTAAGAGTTGTGGTATTGCCATTAACAGTAAGGTTGCCAGTCACGGTAAGGTCTTGACCAATTGTTACGTTTGATGGAAGACCAATCGTAACCGCGCCAGCAGAAGATGAAACTTCAACTTCATTTGCAGTACCAGTAAGCGATGTTACCGCGTTAGAAGAAAGGTCGCTTACCTGACTTGCAAGAATGCTAATTGCTGAATTACTTGCTGCTGTCAAACGACCTTGTGCATCAACAGTAAAGCTTGCTACAGTGTTTGCTGCGCCGTAGTTGCCGGCAGTAACAGTGGTGTTAGCCAGGTCCAGGGTAACAGCACCAGATGTGCCGCCGCCACTAAGACCAACTCCTGCTGTAACTGATTCAATATCGCCAGCATCATTTGTAAAGCTAATAACACCAGTTGAAGAGTTGTAAGCAAGGTCTCCAGCAACGCTAATTTGAGCTCTTGTGTTTGCGGTAAAGTCAGCAACCTGGCTAGCAGTAATGCTGATAGATGTGTTAGAAGCCGCTGTAAGGCGTCCCTGAGCGTCTACGGTGAACGTAACCACTGAATTAGATAAACCATAGCTCCCAGCTGTTACAGCCGTATTATCGAGGTTTAAAGTAATTGTGTCAGTTGCGCTTGCTACTGAGCTTAGGCCAGTGCCACCACTAATAGTTAAGGTGTCACTACCAGAAGTAATTGTTTGATTTGAGCCAGAGTCACCCGCAACTGCAAATGATGTTGCAATATTAGCAATCGTGTTGCTAACATTTGATATTGCATTGTCCGTGTAAGATGTGGCGTTTGAATAAGCAGTGCTTACATCTGTGTTGCTTGCAATGTTTACATATGTTGTTCCATCATTGGAAAACTGCCACTTATCTGTTGTCTCATTCCAGCGAAGTTCAACATTATTGCTATCGCCACGCTCAACTTCAATTCCCGCATCTGCTGATGGCGAACCAGTTACACTTGAATTAAGAAGAACTTTATTATCTTCAATAGCAAGTGTTTCTGTGTTTAATGTTGTTGTATTACCCTGAACGGTAAGGTTTCCAGTGACAGTAAGATCTTGGCCAATTGTAACATTTGAAGGAAGTCCTACGGTTACAGCACCATTTGCTGAAGAAACTTCAACTTCATTTGCGGTTCCAGTAAGTGAAGTAACTCCTGCACTTGCAAAACTAATAACGCCAGTCGAAGAGTTATAGGCTAGTTCACTGCCAGATGCACTTATTTGTGCTCTTGTATTTGCAGAAAAATCTGAAACTTGGCTAGCAAGAATGCTAATCGCTGTATTAGCTGCAGCGGTTAAACGACCTTGAGCATCGACGGTATAATTTGGTATCGTGTTTGCGTTGCCATAAGAGCCTGCTGTTACTGCGGTGCTGTCAAGGTTGAGGGTAATCGTATCGGTGTTTGAAGTTACCGAACTAAGACCTGTGCCACCTAAAATGCTAAGTGTATCTGAACCAGAAGTAATTGTTTTGCTTGTCCCAGAATCGCCAGCAACTTCAAATGAAGTAGCTACGTTTGCAACCAAGTTAGCGGCATAGCTTTCTGCTGCAGTTTGGGCAGACGAGGCTGCACCGAAGGCATCAAATGTATTTGCCGTTACCGCTATTGTTGGAGTAGAACCTTCACCGCTATTATTAGAAAGGGTAATTGCCGTTCCAGCCACTAAGCTAGAAACATAATCGCCAATCGTATCAGTTGAAAGATTTACTGCATCGTTGATCCAAGCTGAACCGTTATAACGGAGGAAGTCTCCGTTAGCTGCATTTGAGAGGGTAACGTCGCCAAGATCATCAATTGAACCAATTGTAATAGTGGAGCCAGCAACTGCTGCATAAACGCCAACTCTAACCGAGCTAGCAGACGGTGCAGCTGAGAAATCAAGAGTAACTGTTCCAGTTGTTGTGGCTTCCCAACGAACATCAATCACTTCATATGGACTTGCGGCATTGCGCGCAACAACTACAACGTCTCTTGTTCCCAAGGAGTGATTAATTGCGAATGTAGTAGTTGTGCCATCGCCAATAGTTGAAGTGTAAACTGTACCAGCTAGACCAGTGTCTGTATCGGGTGCGAACTTAGTCCCATCAAATTTTAATACCTGGTTAGTGGTAGCTCCAGTTGTATCAATTTCAATTCCGTCAACAAATAGAGTTGAAACATTTGCCTGAGTGGTTTGTATAGTCGAAGGAAGAGATAACGTGTAAACACCCGAAGTAGCGTTTGCTGTTACTGAAACTTGGTTTGCTGTGCCAACAACATTGGAGATTAAATTAACTCCGTATTATTGCATTAGCTGTACTGTTTTTGTAGAATAATTTACCATCAGCTACGTTGATAGCCAACTCTCCAAGTACGAGCGAAGCTGGCTCTTGGGTTGTTGTATCTGACCTCTTGAGAAGTAGCGTATTATTTACGCCAAAAATTGAACCACTGAAAGCCATAGTTTCCTCTTTCTATACAGAAAATCTTAAATTATAGTAATATAATACTACCACTTTTGAAGTGGACATGTAGAGTTTTTTAATTTAGTTTTTATTTTCATAAAACAACCACATTTTTTACATTGTTGAGTTAATTTAATATAAAAATCACATTGTTCACATATTCTTAACCTATTTTGTTGAATATGTGTTTGATCAAAAACTTCCATTTACTTAAACGATGGTGGGAAGTAAGGTGGGAAGAACGGTGGGAAAAACGGTGGGAAGTAAGGTGGGAAAAACGGTGGGAAAAACGGTGGGAAAAAGGGTGGGAAAAAGGGTGGAAAAAACGGTGGAAAAAACGGTGGGAAATATGGTGGAAAGAATGGTGGGAAGAATGGCGGAAAATATGGTGGAAAGAACGGGCTAACTATAGAATAATCTATAGTAGTCCCGATGGGAACAACAGAAGCATCAGTTACAGCTGTGGCAACTGTGTCAAGAAGTGGGTTGCCAGGAATACTAGTTGGTATGCTGGTCACATTGCCAACGACGAAACCTGCACTAGTTATTGTTGTGTTAGCATTTGCTTTAGGTGTTCCGACTTGCTAGAGTAGGTTTAGGTGCTTTTCTTGAACCTGTTTTATCTCCACTTGACATAAATTATGCTTTCAAATCTCCGATAGCCAACCAGCTATTATTTCCTAGTTTTACTAGTGTAGCAGAAGACCACTGTGCTCGCAAGTAGCGACCTGGAGTAGCGTTTACGATTACTCCAGTATCCCCTCTAAGTTCTACTGTTCCTGTTCCTTTTGACAAAACAGTAATTTGATCTCCAGTATTAAGAATGTTTGGCACTGTGACGACCGTGGTTGAAGCGCTATTAATTGTTACCATTTTTGCCAAATCTCCAGTGACTAACGTGTAAGCACCAACTTGATCATTAAAAATAATATTAAAGTTAGATGTTGCTGGTCCGCTAGCTAGTTTAGAGTAGTCGATAGTGTTTGAAGCTATCATGGAATTTGTAACAGTATTGGATGGTAAAGTTACAGTGCCAGTAAAAGTTGGAGAAGCTGTTGGAGCATAATATGTGCCGGCTTGACCATTTAAAAACTGGGCATTTAGATTTGGAACTAATGTCGTTGAAGCTATCACCAAAGGTGCTGAACCAGTTGCAACTTTGCTTTCAAAAGTGTTAGCAACAACATCACCATCAGCATATGATGCGTGTGATGTGTTGATTGGATGAGTCGGCTCAATAGTGAGACCCTTAAAGAATTTAAACTTGTGGCCGTCAGATGCGTCACTGAATAAACCTGCATGTCGATAGGTGCCATCATTATAGTTCCCAGCAAAACCTAGATCTGGGTCACTAGGAGTGGCTCCGTTATTTAAGTAAATAATTGGATCTTCAATAGACAAACTTGTTTGATTAGTCGTTACAAGCGAACCTGAAACATTTATATTTCCAGCAACTGTTATACTCCCAGTAGTTGTGACAGTATCAAAAGTAACATTAGAGTTTGTATTGACTGCTTGACCTATAGAGATCGTTGGCGTTGAATTTTCTCCAGAATTATTCGCAAGTGTAATTCCGGTTCCTGCAACAAGTGAGGATACATAGTCGCCAGTTGTATCAGTTCCTAGTGCAACAGAGTTGGCTGCTATTGCGGCGGTTAGCGTTGCATCACCAAGGTTTGTTAAAGCTGCTGAACCAGTTAAATCTCCAGCTAAAGTAATCACAGGAGAGATGCCAGTAATAGTTGGACTTGTAAGCGTTTTTTGTGTTAGAGTTTGATTATCATTCAATGTTGCAACAACCGAGGTGTTAACAGAAAATGTTGGAGTAGCACCTGCTGCACCTGAGTTATTTGATAATGTAATTCCACTTCCGGCTTCAACTGATTTCACATAAGCACCAATTGTATTAGTGCCCAATGCTATGTTGGATGGCATGTCAACAATATCGGGCACCCAGTTGCTCGACGTTTGGTTCCACCTTAAATAATGACCATTTATTTTACCTGTTGTGTCAACGTCGCTTAAGTCATTCACACTCAAAGACCCTGCTGTAGCAACGTTGTCATCTGCTGGGACAAATCTTCCCAATGAAGAACTATATTTTAATACTTTTCCATCTAACGCTCCAGTTGGATCAATTCCAAAACTATTTATTGACAAGTTTGTTGTATTTACGTCAGTTGCGTTATAAACGTTTCCTGTAAGATTTCCAACTAAATCACCTGTAACATTTCCATAAAAATTTTGTGCTGTTACTGATACAAAATTTGGGGTAGCACCTGTGCCAACTGGTTGGCCTATAGAGAGTGTTGCATTAGACCCAACAGCACTATTGTTGTCAAATTGTATCTGTACTCCAGCACCAGCATACAAATGACTTACATAATCTCCGCTAGTTTGGACTCCCAAAGTAACGCTTTCTGGAAGTAAGTAGGCGTCAAGTGTGCCATTTTGCAGGTTAGATAAAGTTACATTACCGTATAAATCCCCACCCAAAGTTATTTTTGGAGAAACTCCAGTAAAACTTGGAGTAGCTAAAGTTTTATTTGTTAAAATTTGACTATCATTCAACGTAGCGACAACCGAGGTGTCTACCGCAACAGCCGCTGAAGAACCTTCACCAGGAGTATGTGTAACTGTAATACCATTGCCACTAGTTACATCCGAAACAAAATTTCCAGTAGTGTCAGTGCCAAGGTCTACCGCGTCGTTAATCCAAGCTGAACCATTGTATCTTAAAAAATCACCATTGGCAGCAGAAGATATAGTTACATCTGATAAATTACCTATAGTTGTAGATTCAGCAGTGAGTGAAGTTGATATAGAGATGTTTGACGAACCATCAAAAGATGCAGAACCAGTGACTGGACCAGTTAACTGTATGGTTCTAGCGGTAGCTAATTTTGTTGCGGTGTCTGCGTTGCCGGCTACGTTACCTACTACGTTACCAGTTAAGGTTCCGGCAATGTTAGCAGTTATATCATTTCCTTCGCCAATTATATTATAAAATGTTGTTCCGTCGTTTGTGAACTGCCATTTGTCTGTTGATTCGTTCCAGCGCAATTGAACGTTTGTTGATGTGCCACGTTCGATTTCAACACCTGCATTGAGACTAGGAGACCCGGTAGTCCCAGTATTTAAAACTATAATATTATCTTCTATTAGAAGAGTTTCAACATTTACCGTTACCGTTGAACCAGATACGGTTAAGTCTCCACTTATAACAACATTTTCTGCTGTAGATATATTGCTATTATTTTTTACCCAAGATAAAGATGTAGAAACTATCGTGTTAGATTCATTTACATAATACAATAAATCATTAGTTGGATCTAAGGCTATTTGCCCTTTTACTAAATTTGGTATTGTCATGAAAACCTTTCCTAATTAAAAGGTTCCGCCGTCAAATGTTAGATTGTCTATAGAACCACCGGTGATGGAAACGTTATTCGAATTTTGCACTGCAATTGTTCCAAGACCTAATGTGGTTCTAGCTGTAGATGCATCTGCGTCATCAACAAGACTTCTTCCAAATGTGGTAAAAGTTGCAAGAGCCGCTGTATTCGCTCCAGTAAAATAAGGAATTTTATCGGCTTCAGAGGTTAAGCTAGCAATTGCTGCCAACTCTGGATCGTAAGCTTGTACGTTTGTGCCAATTACTAAACCTAAATTAATTCTTGCATTTGCTGCATCTGTTGCTCCAGTACCACCATAGGATACACCTACTGTGGTGCCATTCCAAGTGCCTACAGTGATTGTGCCTAATGATGTCAAGCTTGAGTTAACAACACCAGAACCAAGAGTAGTATTACTTAATACTGAAGTCCCATCAATTTTATAAACTTTACCTGATGCTATATCTATATGCTCTGATGATGTCCAAGAATCTGTTGAGTCAACCCAGTTGAATGTTTTATTCGTATCACCAAGAACAGTGATACCAGCACCATCTGCTGTTATATCTGTTGGAGATGCTGTGTTAGATAAAACTATATTCTTATCTTCAACCACTAAAGTTGCTGTGTTGAGCGTTGTTGTATTGCCGTTAACAACCAAATCGCCTGTTACGGTAAGATTATTTGGTATAGTTACATTTGACGGAAGACTTAAAGTTACCGAACCATTCGATGCGGAAACAGAAACTTCATTAGCTGTCCCGGTCAAAGAGATAACACCTTGGTTTGTTATAGTTATGGTGTCTGTAGCACTAGCTGCAGTGGTTATCCCGGTTCCACCAACAATTGTAAATGTGTCAGTTCCACTAGATATTGTTAAATTAGAGCCAGTATTAGCAGCTACAGTAAATGAAGTAGCAACTACACCAATTGCTTGATCTACATATAATTTAGTAGCTGCATGCGTGTTTGCAGTTGGTGTTGGAACTATTACTGTTCCAGAAAAAGTTTTATTACCAGATATTGTTTGATCTGTTCCAAGCGTAGTATACGCACCGTAACCAGCAATAGCGATTACAGAAGTTGCAGTCCCACCAGCCCCACCAGTTCCAGTTCCATAATAAAGGGTATTGTCGGCTTCGTTAAACGCTAATTCAGCGTTCTCAAGACTTCCTGGGGCACCTGCTGCTCCAGCGCTAGACCTTCTTTTAATTCTTAGCGTATTAGCCATTTTTAAAAATTCCCTCCATCAACAAGATTTGACTCTGCATAATTAATCCATTGAGAGCCGTTATATCTTAATACTTGACCACTCGCAGCTGAGCTTATAGTAACATCTGTCATTCCATTTAGAACTGATTGAGTTGAAATATTTGTTTCTGCCGCAATGATTCTATCTTTAACAGTAAGATGAGAACCTGCTGGGTTGATTCCCAAAACAGTTTGCATTCCTTCTACTGCATCGTTTAGATCTGTATGTTGCTGGTGATGTGGTACTGTAATTGAATTTAAGGTATCATTAGCTGTTGGGTTTACAAAATTATCTAATGATGATGGGTAATTTGTTGCCATAAAAACTCCTAAATAGAAAGTATTTTAGTATTTGAATCACTCCAAATTATAGTAACAGGAGTGTTGCTATTGGAGCCGATAAATGGTAAACCACTTGAATTATCTATAAAAAATATTAACTTTGAATTAGAATCTGAAGTTCCACTTTGATACAAAACTATTGCATCAAAAGACTGCCCGTTGTAATCGGCCATAGAAACATTGTCTGCATCTAATACACCCAAAGAGTTAACTACATTAGTCATATTGCTTGATCTTTTTTTTATAGCGCTCGCTGGTATATCTGATATATGTTGATCTAAATTTTCGTTTGGCGCATATAAAGATTTGTCTACAAGAAGAACTTTTAAATTATTTGAACTTAAATTAAATTCACCATTTAATAAAGATTCTTTAGCTTTTTTATATATAAAATTTGCCATATTAAATTCCAATATCTTTAGATATTTTAATTCTATATTTATAACCTTGTTCAAAATAATCTTTATCAGGAGTAAAGTACGATGGAGTTGCATCAAGTGAAGGGAAATCAATATACACTTCTGCCTTCCACGAATGGGTACTTACACTCGTCGTAATATTTTCCCACCTAGAAGGACTTTTTTGGATTTTCTTTCTTTGGCATAAAAAATATTTATTATTCAAAAAGTTTGAAGCTGGTTTTTCATTAAATGTTACAGTTACTCTTCCATAATTGTAATCATTTGATAAATAAAAATCACCGTCAATCGGGTCAATATTTTCTATATAGAATAAAGGATTTTTAGCTATAATATTATAACTAATGTCTACTTCTGTTCTTATCGATTTATCTTCAATTAGAACAGGAATAATACCTGGATCTACAAATTCTTTATCTGATGGGGTGGCTGAAGAAACATATGTAAACTTTACCGTTTCATATGGCACTATAGACCCAGCTGAGTCTACAATGTTTTCAATTCTTATAAAATAAGATTGACCATCAATTAAATTAGCTTTCCAATAAAGACTTATAATTCTAGAAATCTGATTATAATCTTTTATTGTATTAATAATTTCAAATGGAGCGGTGACCTGTGCCGGAGTAGCTGCATCTGTATAGACTTTAAAGTTTTCATTTTTTAATGAAGATATTTTTATTGTTCTACCAAATTTTATAGACGCACTGTACGCATTTACTTTGGCTTGATCAATGAGAAATAGGGCCACAATTATTCTCCAAAATTATTAACTAGTATCAATAGTAATAAACAAAACGTAAATATGAAAATAGGGGGTGGAGATTTCTCTCACACCCCCCATTCTCTAGGGATTCGTAACTATAACTAACCCTAAGGTCTTATGATACTGTAATATCGTTGGTAACCTGAACTTCGTAGTTACGAGCAAGGTTAACGTTTCTAGCAACTGTGATTCCTTCACCGTCACCGAGCATTACAATGTCATAGCGTTCTTTCATCTTCATCTGACGAATGTCACGAGTTGGATCATCAAACTGATCTGTGCTCATTTCATCCTTGACAAGGAGGGTACCCACTTCGTTGCGGTCAATCAAGAACACGTCAGACTTAGCTGGCGTTGCACCTGACTTAGCAGTGAAGCTTACGAATGGTGTGACAATTACATTCAGACCCATTGGGGCTGTCGAATTGAGTGCACCACTTGGTGAGTCTGGACGGTAGCCCCAGCTTGTGTTAACAGCTGCAGCGGATCCACCAGTGTGGAAAATCGCATCCTTCAAGAATACCGACCACATCAATGGGTGGAGGATAAAGTCTGTTGGGACATGATTTTCTGCCATCAGAACAGCAGCCATGTCGATAACATCATCCCAGTGAAGAGTGTCGTTGAACTCGCCATCGATCCCTCTACCGGTTGTGCTATCGTAACCGCCACCAGCGTTGTCGAACACAATTGTTGCTGCGTCCTTGAAACGGCTGAGGGCAATTTGTTCCTTCAAACGGGCCATTGCACGACCTGCTGCGCGAACATGAAGACCTACAATATCCCAAAGGGAGTCTGCGATGACTTCCTCTGTGAAGGAGAGCTTAACGCCCTTCTTCGAGACTTTGCCTTCAATCTGCTTAGCAAATGCGAGTGCCTGTTCTGGGTACTCTTGTCCTTCTGGAATTTCTGCTGCTTGAATTGCGTTTACGGCTGGAAACTCCAAGGAGCGTCCTTTTCCTAGTCGCACTGTTGATAATAGTGGAGTCACGAGTAACTGTGGCTCTGCTGCTTCTCTAAGTGTACGAGAGATGACCTTAGGAAAAAGTGCTGCTGCATCTGGTGATGCAAAAGCCTCTTTGATGGTCACTCTATTGTTTTCGTCGATGTGCCCATCCTCGGTTAATACAGTCTCCCATGCTGGGAGACCCGAGAGGAGCTCTTGGATTGTCTTACTCATCTTAGGATCTTTCCTCCTGCTATTGTTTCTTAAAGTGTGAGATTGACGCGGAATGCACCAATCACATTTGTAACGTCCAAGTTAGAACGTATACCCAATTTACCCGAGAATGAACCCGAGCGTGTGAGCTCGTATACAGTCTTCAAAGCACCTGGATCTGACGGCAATTGCATGTAGGAAAGCAGACCATCATCAAAGTTGGTTGCAAACTTTTCTACCTCAATAACCTTACCAACCTGGAGGTAAGAATAAACGTCAGTCGAATTTAAGAAATTCGCTGCCGCTGCCTTAACTGGACGTCCCATGCTATCCGATCTTACGAGCGAACCAACAGTTACGTCAGCGTTCAATCCACTAACCATTGGGTACTCTACGTAACCATGGGTAATGAAACCTGCACCTTGTGATGTGCCCTTATCAAATGGACGATAAAGGTCATACTGCGCAACACCGATTGGGATGGAGCGAGCAGGCACAGTTACTGTGTCAGTTGCGCCCGATCCTGAATAGTTTGGCGTTGCGCCATTCATTGGATCCCAGGTTGAAGGCATATTGTCTCCATAATCCTTGTCTGATGCTGTACCGTTTGCAGGGACAACGCGTGCGTCGCCATTGCTATCAGCAATTACCGAAAGGATTGTTCCCTTGGTTATTACTACTTCAAAACGATCATCTTCTGAATCTGTGTACCAGGTTGGAAGACCTGGGTGTGTGAGCAAGTAGGCTGCAGGTGCGATACCCTGCGAAACTACAAAGCGACCAGCACCGGTTTTGGTGCCAACTTTACGAAATTTTGCTAAACTCATTTAAGTTATCTCCTTAAGATATTATTTTTTTTAAAGTTTACGACGGCCCATAAGAGCATCTACAAAGATGTCCTCAAGTGGTGTTGACTCTACTGTTTCTTTTTCTTCGTCTTTTCTATCGAGAGTTATGACACCTGTCTCATTCTCGCTAGCTTCGATTTCAGAATTAATTTCTGGCAAGTTTGCTTTTGCTTTTTTGGCTGCTGGCATACCTGCAAGATCTCTTAAAGAATCAGCTAAAGAAGAAGCTGTACGCTTAACGTGGTCAGCTACTAATGCTTCTCTAGCTTCGTATGATTCAATACCAATTGTAATCTTTGCATCAACAACTCTTTCTGCAAGAGTTCTATGTAATGCACTTCTAAGCTTCTGGTTTTCTTCTTCAAGAGCCTGAAGTTTATTGACTGAATCATCAGCATTTTGCTCAGGGGCAACTTTTTCACCAGTGAGCTCTGCTTCTGTTCCTTCAGTATCTTTATTTTCTTCAGAAATTTCAGCTTTAACAGAATCAACAACTGCTTCTTCACTCTGTTCTTCTGTTGCATCTGCAACTTCTGTAGAATCTTGTTCTGCGGCTGGTGCTGCAGAAGCGATCTGTGCTTCAAGTTCAACTATGCGGGCTTTAGCTTTTGCTAATTCGTCATCTGACTCAACTGCGACTAGTTCTTCTTGTTCTTCAAGAGGTTTTACTTCTTCTACTTCAGCTTTTGCTGATTCGTTTGCTTCGTCAGCTACTTGTTCTGCTGATTCCTCTTCCTTAGAAGCGCTCGCCAATGTTGAAAGGTCTTCGCTAAGTTCTTGAGCGACGGCGAGGATGTCTTCATTCACTGCAGTATCATCCATTTTAAGATTCTCCTCATATTTTTTCTCAATAGAGTCTTCATTAGATAGTAATGAAGACTCTTCGTTAATTACATTTTCACTCTCTTGGACAGCCATCGCACTAAGGAATGCTCCTTTAAGATGCAGGTAAACTGGTCTTGATTCTTTTTTCTTCATATTTTTAAACATTGATTCATTTTCATTTATTGAAACAATATCATCATTGTCCATGTGCAGGACAAAAGCTGAGCTTCTAGCAACCCAGTTCTCTGAGTCGGCAACTGGTGCTTTGCCCTCTACAGACTTAGAACCTCTTACCCCAGATCTTTGATCTGCTGGTTGGTTAACAAATGAGTATTCTTTAAAGGAAATGTCTTGCATATCAACAAAAGCCATTTTGCCCTTGTAGATTTTGCCTCTTTTAAATTTAGCAACGTTTGGTTTGCCGCTTGCGTCTTCTGATGCTAGATCATCGCCAGATATCGAACAAACAGCTTTGCCCGCTCTTCCACCCACGGAACCGGTCATATATCTTTTATCGGCTATTTTTTGTGCAGCAACAGGGTCGGTCACGGCAATCTGCAAACGGACAAAAGACGAACCATCTTCTTCTTTGTCCATTCTTGCGGCCATAACACGACCAATTGGCTCAGAATTAAGATCATGGTTAAGGATGATAGGCTTAGGGTATGGCTCGACCCAAGACTGGAGAGCCTTTTCTAATTCTATTGCTGAATAGTTATTGTAGTTAGCTGTTAATCCGCTCATGTATAGCGGCAACTTCGATTATAAGCCCTTGCTTATTATCAAATGATTCCATAAAATTATAGTTGGAATCAGAGAACTTGGGCATTTCTATAGTGAAATTTTCTACAAAGTCAAAAGCCATTATTTGTTCCTTTATTACTGATCAGCTATATAGTAAATTTGTTTTTATAAGATTAAACAATCTTATATGAATATATCATAGTTTATCAAACTTGACTAGTTTTAATACTACTCCTATTATTGGATTTTGTCAAATAATTGTTAAAACCTGTTACCTTTATTTTTATTCATAACCACTCTCTCCAAAGTTGGAGTAAAGTAATCCTAGACCCAGAAGTAACTTCTGTAATGCCATGATAATTTAAGTTTGAATTAAATATTAGTGCTTGTCCCGCTTTTAGTTTTATATCTATATCGATATTTGGTTTTTCCATTGTTCCACTAAGATAAAATTGCGTATGACCGCCCTCATAGTTATCATTCATGCATATAGCTGAAGTATGCAAAACTCTACTCCCCTCATAATCTAAGTTATTGCCGTCACTATGCACACCGTGTATTTGTCCAGTCATTTGGGTTTTGATTACGAAACCTGGATTTGGGAATGATGGGATAACAAGTTTTATTCCTGTCATTAATGAGTACTGATTTGTCAGTCGGGAATATATAGACCCAAGGACAGACGTTAATAAAAATCCGCTAACAGTAGCTGATTCATTTACCGAATAAGTTTTGAATTTGTTTTTATCTGTTTCTGATGGAATATTTGATTCAAGTTTATCTAACTGTTCCATAAAAGCAGAAGCAAGTCTTTTACTAAATAATTGACCGAAATATATTCCTGAACCAACAGGACCTATTTCCTTAAGCACGTGTTACACCAAAACTTGACTAGTTTTAATATTACCCCTATTGTCTCCGTTTACTAGATAATGCTGGTACATATCTCTAGACATTAGATGTGGAGCATAGATGTAGGATGCGCTATATAGTTTATAGCCTTTTTCTGTGGCGTTTTTTGCCCAACCAAGATCTTCACCCTGTTTATGGAATTGATAATCTACATTATTGTAAACATCTTTAGACATCATTTTTGCGGCCATAATAATATCTGATTGGAAATATTCCCCTAAAGGATACTTTTCTTTTCTATAAGCTATATTATGTTCCTCATCCTTCCAGCTCATTACGCTGGGGAATCTTGTGTCCACTGGAGTCATAAACATCAAAGGTGACACTGCATCTGCCCCGTCTTTAATGTGTGCTATCAATAATTCTATTGTATTTGGATTTTGCAGCAAGATGTCAGAATCTAAACTCAAATAAAAATCTGGCTGATACTCTCTTACTCTTTGAAGTATTGAATTCCTTAAAGACACCATATTATGATATTTGGACATAGTCCATTGTCTTCCGTTATTCTCATGTTCAAAATGAGGTATATCTTTTCTCTCATTAATCTCAAAAGTTTGGAATCTTTTGTCTAATCTTTTCCAAGTTAATAAAGAGTTAGTAGTTTCAAAATCATCAGGTGATGTTTCAAAAATCAAACCAACATCGTTCATGTCAATGGATTGATTAATAATACACCTAATCCATTCCGGAAGAATCCAATCTCTTTTATAAATTGGACAGCCAATTATTAATTTCATTTTTCTTCAGTTTGTACTTTTTCTTCTTTTACATCAGCCTTTTTTGCTGCTGGCTTTTTTTCTTCTTTTACTTCTTCAGCTTTAGGTTCAACAGCTTCTTCTTCTGTTGCCGAGTCGTCTTCTGTTTCAATTAGAAGATCAAATGCTTCCATGAAAGTATCGATTATTTCTGTTAGAACCTTCAAAGCAAGTTGTTGTTGATTATTGGCAACTGCCTTCTTGAATCCTTGAACAGCGTCTTCTTCTAGCAAGAACTGCTTGCTAATCTCTGAATTAATTATTAAGCCCATCATCATCCTTTGGAATATCTGACATTAAGTCATCTGTCTCTATGACAGTATACTCTTTTTCCAAAAGATTTTCAACTACTGACAACCAACTTAAATCATCTGCTCTTCTAATATTTGGAGATGTTCTTGTACCTTGTTGATTTGTTGGTCTAATAATGTTACCTGGTCCTTTTGTATTATTTGGCAGGTTTGTAGACTTAGGTTGCTTTGGTGGTGCAGTCTGCGTGGTTCCACCACTTGCTGAAGTTTTAGTCACTGCACTCTGCTGAGGGGCTACAGCGGCTTGAACGTCTGCTTGGTGAGTTGCTATATCCATTTGGATTCTAGCTTGTATAGCGCCAAACAGTTCTGACTCATCAATTTCTGGATCAAGGCCTAATTCTTTTCTAGTTTCAGACAAAGAAATAATAGAGTTAGTATATTTCTGTATTACATGCGTTTCTTTTTTAACTTGAGTGTCTACGTCAATCTCATTAAACTTAAAGTAACAACGGTCTGACACCCCATCATCAATTGGGTTCTTAATCGGGTCAAAACCACCTTCAAACAATAGTTCGTTAAAAATGTTAACTCTAACAATTTCAGCGAATTGTTTTTGGTACTGTTTGATCTTGTCATAAAGAGCTATATCTAATCTATCTGTTACAGATCTATTGCCACCATTCATCATCATACCAAGGTGATGCGGAGCTAAACCTAAACCAACAGCAACTCTTTCCTTAAAGTGTTCAAGATAATTTGAAGCGTCAAGTAATTGATTGCCTGATGCAACAACTTCAATATCATGTCTAAACGGAAGTATTAGACCACCTTCTGTTCTGAGGTTTTCAATTTCTGCTGCAGCGCGTGATATTTCTTCTGGCTCTGCTGGTTGCTCAGCTGTTCCAATTTTGTATTTATAAAGAGGGAATAATTCTCTGTGAACAAGATTTTGAATATCTTCTTCTAATTGTCTTAGGGCGATTACGTCATCCAAGACGTTTGTTAAAAACGGCGTACCAAAAGCTCTGCCGGCTTTTTTGTCAAAATGAAGATGGATAACTCTATCTGCTGACCAAACTGGAGTTTTAACAGAAGGAGAATAAGTTAAAGGGTCAGTTCTTTGCTCATATGACTTAGGCCTATTGTATCTATCTCTAAGAATTCTTACTTGTTCTGTCGGGATTAAATAGTATCCTATTACTGTTTGTTCAGCTGAAACTGGATTTAACTTATCTGGAAAATATTCAGAAATATCTCCTCTAGCTTTAACTACAAAACAGTTAGCGTACTTAAAGAGTTGATCGGAAACTTCTATTAAGAAGTCCAAAAATGGTCTCTTCATGGTCATTTCCAAGAAGTCTATTCTTTGATACAGATAAGCTACTGCTTCAGGGTTTTCCCCAACTATCTTCCAATTTTCTTTCCAGAATAAATCTTTATATTTATTCATCGCTTGACGGATATATGAATCGGTATCTACCGCTTGCATAATTCTGTCAAAGTCATATGGAGATGGCTCAAATGTTGCTCTAGTGTTATACCAGTAAACTGAACCATGATAGCCAAGAGCGAGCGATGCCACTCTCATAACCTTACCCAAAGTGCCTACGTCTTCAGGCTCTATAGTTTTTGCTACAAAGTTACCACTGTTAAAATCGTCTATCTGACGAAATGGTAAATAGTCTAATAATGGCATTTGGGGCTCCCGTATAAATCTAATAGAATAGTACTTATTAGATTATATTTTTATAAGTTAGTTACCCTGCTCAAGGCCAGCTTTATTAAAGGCATTCTTAATAATAAGATCTTTTACTGCTTCAAGCCAAAAAACGGTTTCGGCTTCAGCGAAATCGCTTCTATAAGAAAGGTTCTGTTCACTGATCTTAATCTCTACAGAAAAATCTTTCTTTTCTTCAGTTGTTTCTACTACATCACTCATAATTTTGTCCTTTTAGTTTTCTTATAATGTTTGATTGCTGTTTAATTGTAGCTTCCTTAATAACCAATTCGGTCATTAAGCTGCTAAGTTTTTCTTGAAAAGTTGCTATTATAATATTAACATCTAAGTTTGAATCTTCATCATTAATATTTTGAATGCTTGAAGGCGTCAAATTTTCACCTGCTCTTATTCTAGACATTCTATTAGTATATCACGAGTTTAGTCTAGACTCAAGTTCTTCTATCTTAGCTGACAATTCTTGAACCGCTTTAACTAAATGGGGTACCATTTCATCATAGGAAACTGACTGAAGACGGTCTTCTTCTCCTGGCTCGCTACCTTTCCAAAGTGAATACTCTGAAGATGGATAACCTGAATTATCCAATGCTGCTTTTACGTCTTGAGCTACTAGGCCAAAATGTTTTCTTTTTCCAGTGTTATCTGTGGTAATGCTATTTAAAGTATCTTCATGGCTAAAATGATTTAAATAATAACTAACTGGTTCTAATTTATTTATAAAATTAATTGAAGATTCAATAGGTGTTATTGTATTCTTTATTCTTTTATCGGAATATGTAGAAGCTGTTTTATATCTTAAGTTTCCAAAAACAGTAAAAGTCCCGGTCGTAACTGGATTACCCAATCTTACCATATTGCATTCATCGTTTAAAGCTATGTCTATAGCTAAATTACCTCTAGATGATAGTATGTTATCAGTTGAAACACCGCCACCAGCGTCAACATAAAATGATGAATCTGAATTTCTAAAAATTCCAGATCCTTCTGCTATAAAAGATGTACTAGCTCTTATCGTGCCTGATTCAATTTGATCTCCAGTAATTTTTGTAGCTGCTCCATTAATCTCTGCAATCAGTGTTCCTGGCCCTATTTTTGTTATGGCTTCCGAATAGGCGTCGTCTGCAGTGCCTTGGGCACTGATTGCTATTCCATAGGCATCTATAGCAGTTGAGTAAGCTAGCCCTGCTGAATCGGATGCGCTGTTTGCTTCATCATATGCATTTTGAATTGTGGTATAGGTTGTCCCGCCGGTAATGGCAACGTTACCAGTTATGCTTAAAGTTGTTCCATCCCATGTTAGTTTATTGCCTAGAGAAAAATCAGCTTGACCAGTACTTAAATTTTTTGCAACATAAAAGGCTGTATTGCTGCTAGCAAAAGCCCCAGCACCATAATACATTTTACTAGCAGATATTGTTAAGCCACCTATAAAACCATCATCATATATGGAGTTACCAAATTCATCAACAAGATCTTGAGCTATATTGCCAACTTCTTCTGCGTCGACTACATCTGAGCCATCGCTAAGCTTCAATACACCTTGTACTGTTAATATGCTATTTGCCCATGTTAGCTTATTGCCCAAAGAAAACTTGTCAGTAGCATCAACATAGAATGCTGTATTCGCATCACTATAAAGACCTATGCCATCAACATTATTGGTCAAAAATATAGAAGCGTTTCCACTATTGTTTAAAGATGTCCTACCTGTTAAAGTGAGACTATTGGCTGTAACATCACCAGTGTTAGTGACTCTAAATGGAGCTATAGAAAAGCTAGTGCTATTTGAACCGCTCCACATGTTTCCATTCGAATCAACATGGAATGACGTGGCGTCTGATGTTCCTTGATCTTCACCAATGTCTAAACTAGATCTAATGCTAGCGTCATTAAATACAGCTTTTCCATCTCCACTTATCTTCCAACCGGTTCCACCAAATGTAGTATTCGCTGCGGCATAGTTGTTAGATTTTAGAATGGAGTTAGCCCCAGACAAGGTTATTGTTTGTGCGCCTATTGTTCCAGCTGTTATTTTTGATGCAGTTAAGCTGCTGATATATTGGCTATCAATTAGCGGTGTTGATTGATCAGTTTGAGTTAAAGCTGTCCATGGACCAAGATTGCCAGTCGTGTCTACTGATCTAACTCTGCCCCAATAAGTTTTAGCGACCGTGTCTGTACTGTTTGGTACCGCTACCGTAAAAACGTTTGCGGAACTAAAACCTGTTGAAGTAGCTGTCCCCGTGCCGGCACCATTGTCGTATAATTCATATTCATATTTGTCTATATCTAAATCATTACTAAAGTCAAAAACAAACATGACATTTTCAAATGATGCATATAGAGCTAAATTAGATATGGCGTCTGGTATCGTGGTATCTTTAGGAATTGAAACTAATATAGAATCTACGCTTTCTGAATAAGCGTTAATGTCGGTATTTTTGGTTCTGACACTAAATATATAATTCTTGCCTGGTTTTAAGTTTTCAATTTTTTTTATAATCTCAGCCATTACAAAGTTGCTCCTGTGACGATTCTTCCTAATAATGAAGAACTTACTTCCTCTTTATTTAAAGTTAAATAATTATTTAAAGAAAAACTATATTTTTTTATATTTATTTTTCCATCTGAAGATAGTATATTTTTTTCATAGTTAGAAACTATTTCAAATACATAGTTTTTATACGATAAATCTGTCTTAGAAAAGACTAGCGCATCTGTGCTTTTGTTTTGATTGTACAGATCAATTTCTTCCCAATAATCTAAAACAATCTCATTATCTGCATTTTGATCAGATCCATACGGCATAATTCTTATTCTGAACTTACCGTAGTCAGGACCTTTGTCAGAGTATATCTTTATGTTTGGTCCAGTAAAAGTTCCTATTAAAGAAGCCCCTGGATTTTTAGAAACACCAGAATCCCAATTAGACTCACTGTTGACAAATGATAAATTATAGTAATTATTTGAATTTAAATCCCTTATATATGAAGAAACATTTACATCTTCTTCAGAAGAAACAAATTGTGATTCTGACTCTTCGCAAGCTTGATACTGATTATCTTGGGTTCTCTTTTTAATTAATTTTAAATTTGGAGTTTTATAATATAAACTATATTGTTTATTAATATCAATATCCTTTGAGTGATTTTCCGCTGCTTTAAAATATAAAAGATTATCAACAATTTGAGTTATTACCGGAGTTGAATCATAATTTTCAGAAGACTTATCTTCATAAACAACTAAATAAGAATCTGGATCAACGGAAGCTGTTTTGGTAAAAATTGATCCTTGTTTATTTAAAGCATAGTAAATGTCAACATCTAAATTTTCTACATCAATAAAAAGCCAAGAGTCTTTAACAATGTTTTCTTTAGCTATTGGAAAAGTTATTTTTTTCCTTAAATTAGGATAAACATAATTTCCATCTAAATCATAATATCTAAACCAAGCCATAATTAAACCTCATAAACAAAAACTTCGTATTCGTGATTGGCAGCAACATCGCCATCTTCTATCTCTATCGTTATTACAGCATCGACGACTGGTACTCCACCATCTATTATATCCTGTTGTATGTTCGTAATCTGTATAGACTTAGCCTTAGGTATGACCACAGTAGTATCTGTTCTTACAATATCGTAATCAATGTCTGTTGATTTAATTTTTTGGCTACCGTCATTACCCGTATGCGCGTGACCAGATAGTGAAACTCCGTCTATCCTCATGCCAGGATCAACGGAAATATTCCCAGTTATTGTTCCGCCATCTTTTAGTAAATATTGTGGGTGATGATTTTCAGTTAGGTTATGTAAGCTTGCATGATCAGAAATTAAATCACTTTGATCTTTATAAGTTATATGAGAATTCTTATATATTTCAGAATAATTATCTTCTGTTATTGTTTTGCGAATAACTTTTTTATTTTGTCCCTTAAATGAAAGTTGAAATATATAATTAGAATATCTTCTTTTTTGTTGAATTAAATCTAATAATTTTTCTACTCTAGATCTTATAATTTGATTTCTTTGTATCAAGTCACTAAGTATCATCCCAAAGTTTGCGTTTATCACATTTGTGGCTATAACTAACTCTTCTGTTAAAGTCGGAAATCTAGACGCAAATGTTGTTGTATAGAAGTTTGCCTCCATGGGGGAAACTATCTTTGTTTTAAAATTTAATGTTTGCGATAAATATCTGTCATAAAAAATACTGCAGTTGTCTACATAATCTCTTTTTAGGTTGTTTAATAAACTTGCGATTTCTTCATTTAAAGCTTCTAGTCTAATCGAAAAAAATGCTTGGAATTCAACGGCTTGTTTTTCTGTGATTTGATCCAACTCGGAAGCTGTGATTTCTCCTGGTGATGATGAGATCGATTGGACAATGCGTTTCGTGCATTGTGCTGCGACCTTTGCCCATGCGTCAAATTGTACTGCAACTTCTTTTTGTGAGTCATCTTCATACTGCTCCTGGAAATTTATTAATATAAAATTTTTAATATAAAAAGCTTCATTTAACATTGCGTTTAATAAATTCCTATAATTTAACAAATAAGAAAAAACGCTTTGTGAACAAATTTGGTTAAACTCGGCTATAAATCTTCTGGCAACCGTAGACATAGATCTTTCGGCGTATTTATATTCTTCAAAGGAAACAAAGTCTGGTTCCGGCAGTTTGACGTCGTTATATTTGCATAATTCCTCCCAAAGTTTTGTGTGACATTCTTCCATATTTGGAGTTAATTTTTGATCTAGATAAACTTTATATAATATATTATCTATGGACTTAATCGTTTCTTGAATGTAATTATATGTTTGAAAAGATTGATTTTTTAAAAAGTTTAAATCAACTGTCATACTTGGTATTAAGCTGTAATCAAGATTTGTTGGGATACTATTGGCGTATTTATTTACAGTAATGTCGTCTCTTGTTTCTTCTTCAAAAAAAGATACGTCCGTTTTATAGCCACCAAATATGTCACTGGTTGGACCAAAATTATTTTCGATGTTGTTAATAGACATAATTAAAACATCTTTCTTTTACCGTTAGATATAACAGAACTTTTTTTTCTAAACTTAGTTGCAGCCAAACCATCATTTCTGCCAACTATTGCATACTTTGGTTTTTCTTCTTCATCTTGGACCGTATTAACCTTTGGCATGTAAAAGTCGTTAGAGAAAGTTTCGGTATTCATAGCATAGTTACCTTTTGAAAATTCTCCATAGTTTTGGGTTATGGCTAAAAGTGCCAACATTAAAGCGTCGTGCGCGTGGTCCATTGCGGTTCCGCTTGCTTCAAATATTGGTCTTCCAATTTGAGTTGTTCTTATCACAACATATGAAATTAATTGGAGATAAAGTTCTTCGTCCGATTCTGGAAAAACTATTTTTTCTTTTTCTAAGAACTGACGAAGATTATCCACCATGTATGGTTTTATTTCTTTCTTAACCAACATTTTAGTATATGGGTCTCTTACCTCTATCGCTTCAGCAAAAGATACGCCTTTAACCTTTTCTTTAAGGCCAGATCTAGGATTCTCAACACCATATTTGTGCAGTAGTTCGACCTGTACTTCTCCGAATCCTCTGTCAACATAAATATGTTTTGGTTTGAATATTTCGTTAAGTTCAAATATTCTATCTACAGCTTTAGTTAAAGTATATTCAGACCTATCTATTTCTTCTCTATATGCCACTCTAGATCTTCCTCTAAACCTTGGATCCTCATGGTTATCAGAGCATGCTTCAACAACGACTATGTTGGTTCCAGCTCCGTACTTGTCCCAGTCAACGCCTATAACATGAAAAGATCTTGCCGAAGTTATCTCTGGCTCATAAGTCCACGAAGGACTAAGGAATGCTTTGTCCACAAATTTTCTTGGGTATACGCCTTCTGAGTCTTCGCCCCAGTCTGCTTCTATTTCATGGCGATAACCCATTTCGGTGTATTGTTCTCTAAATTCATCTTCTTGATCTTTAGAAAAATAAGGGTTGCAATATGATGGAAACCAAAATTCTTGGAATCTTTCAGACCTACACCATTCCCAAAATTTTTCTCTTCTACCAGTTGGAGTAGAAGCGCCAATCATCATTTTATCTGGTTGATCTTCCGCAGTTTTCTGCAACATGGCATACAATGCGTCTAGGTCATCTGTATGCATGTAGTCCATTTCGTCTAACACAATCACGTGTGCTTCTTGACCACGAGCTACGTCTGACTTACCGCCGGAACGCATGCCAGATGTAAAGAATCTAATAGTTGACCCGTTGGAGAATTCCATCATAAATTGAGGACTGCTAACTTTTCTTGTTATTGAATTCATAACAACTTCATTTTTTCCAGCTATTCTTCCGATTTCCTGGTAAATAAGTTCTACCTGTGTTTTCATTGGAGCAATAACAAGACATCTTCCATCTTTATGTGTATAGCTATAATGCAAAAGTGTGATAGCAAGTGTGAAGGTTTTTCCTAAACGACGACCAGCTCTTAATACTTTTCTTAATGATGGATCTCTTAGTATTAATATTTGATAAACTCTAGGTTGAACCTGTAAAAAGTTTTTTGCCCAAACAACAGGATCTTTAGCTAAATGCATTTGCCTTTGTTGTTCGCCAGATATTCCAACATCTAAAAGTTCTCTATCTATCTCAAATGGTTCATCAATTAAGAAAGATAATTCTCTATTAGTTAGAGGTCTTCCAGTTATGGGTGTCCCATCAGCCCAGTTAATGTGTTGTAGTTTATTTTCAAAAACCCATTCAATTCTATTAACCTGTTTAAACAATTCTATATCTTGATCTTTAATTAATTCTAAAAGATCTTCTCTAGAAAGTTTTTCTAGTCTTCTTCTAAATTCTTTAGTTTTATGATCCATAATTACCCAAAATGAGCTGCCATCATAGACGCTTCCGAACCCAATGCGCTTCTTGCATTTAACCTAGAATTTTGTATAGCCATAACGCCTCTTGACCTCGATGTAGCAGCTGCTTCAGTGTCTCTATATCCCATCCCAAACATAGGTTTACTAAATGATCCTTGTAAGGATTTTTCTGCGTCTCTAGCTAAGTTTATACCACTTTTGATTACTTCGCCACCCATTTTGCCAATATCATAAACTAAAGATGCTGTAGCTAATAAATTAAGCCCAGGGATAGCCATTGCTGCACCTCTTGCCCCAAGCACCTTCATGCCGGCTTTAGTACTAAAGGCTTCCATCGTACCTTTTGCTCCAAGAGTTTTGAATGCACCTTCTTTAAGAATTTGTTTTGCAGCAGTTTCTCCTGCAAGTTTTTCTCCAGCTTTACCAGCAATTCCCTCTGTGCCTAAAGCACTAGTCATGTTGGCTATCGCCTTTTGAGCACCAGCGAAAGCTTCGCCTTCAAGCCCAGCTACACCAGCAAATCCTTGTGCTCCTCTAAAGTACCCAGACATATAGCGGGTACCTTTACCTGCCATAGAAGATGCCAATAGGTTTCCCCTAGCTCCAATCTCACCACTTCTTGCAGCCACCATTCCTTCTGATAATGCTGTTCCAGAACTTGTCATTCTTTCAAGCATCGGTATTCCAGCTGGAGACCCCATTGTCATTGTCGTCATTCGTGCATTATTCATTCCAGCCATTCTTTGTATACCGATATCTGATTGACTCAATCTTGACATGGCTCTTGCATTTCCGCTTAGCGCTTTACGTTCTAATAAATCCATTTTTCTTCCAGCGGTTATTCCAGAAAACAAACCAGGGCCAAGAAGAGCTTCATCTCTTGCCGTTCCACTTGCTTCTGCTAATTTTCCCAAAGGACCGAATCTTGCCTTAGAAAGAGGTCCCCTTATACCTTGTGCATAAGTGTACGTTCTTTGGTCTTCAGCAAATGCACTTAAGCTTGACATCCTTCTTAGTGCTCTAGGTCTAGCTGTTACAGTGTTAACTCTTGCACCATAATAAATTGGTTGTCTTCCTGCTTCCCCTGCGAGTCTAGCTCCTCTTCCACTTCTCCTGCCAAAAGAAAGAAATTGTTGTCCAGAACTCAAATCATTTGGGTCAAGACTCATTGCCCCACTTCTAAAAGCTCCATACCTTTGAGCCTTTTTGTCTACCCCAAACCTCGAGGCGTCGTCCATGAATCCGCCGCCAGCCATAATTGTTCTAGCACCACGGCCAGCCTGGAACCCAATACCCGCAGTTATCCCAGGAAGATTTTCTAACGTTCTTGCATACAGAGGAGTTTCAAGCATCTCGTCTTGAGTATAAGGCTTTGGCATTCCTGTCATTGGATCAATTGGCATTAGTAACTCTTCCTTGAATTATGCATTCCGAGAACTATATCTCCTGAAGCGTTTAATGCTTGAGCTGTTGCAAGTGAGGTGCTGTATGGGCTACTTGATAGTAGTTGTCTATTATCTCTTACTCTTGACATTGCCATGCCAGGCACTACAGCAGCGCCCCCGAGGCCGCCTATTGTTGCCCCGATTGCAGTTCCTATGGCTGCTTTTTTAAAACTTTTTCCATAACCATAACCCAAACCACCTATCGCCCCGCCTAAAGCTGTCCCGATGCCTGCTGTAGCAAGATTTGCACCAACGGTAGGATCTGGACCATAAACACTTAAAGTCTCACTCATGCCACCGCCTGAAGCTCCAACCGCTGCTCCTATTGCTCCTGCTCCAGCGATCATAGTTCCTCTAAATGAATTTTTAGGTATTAATTTTGCGGCTGCCCCACCACCAATTAATCCACCAATTGCCATAGCTCCAAGGCCAAGGCCAACAGCACCAGCTGTACCGTGAGTCGCTGCTGCTCCCAAAAATCCACTAGACATAGGTCTCCCCATGAATGTTTCATCTGCATACGGATCGTTGAAGGCTGCATCTAAAACTGCTTCTTTAGCTGATGGACCTATGCCCTTTGCGACGCCGGCCAAACCAATTGCGCCCATAGCTAAGCCAGTCGTTCCGCCAAACTTACTTCCAACTTTTGCTCCAACATTTAATAAACCCATTTAATTTATCCTCCAAATAAATGAGCGTGTTTTTTTGAACTCATATTATGATGGCCAATTTTATTTCTATCTAAATTCCCAACAACTCCAGCAGTAACAAGCGGATCTCTTCTATATGAAGAAAGGCTAGCTTGAGGCTGCATTGTTTGTCTCATCATTTCACCATTAGACACCTTTTGTGTTATTGGCTGTTGCTGTATTGTTTCGTCGTAAATTTGGTTTTCTTTATGCTTACCATACATATAGTAACCAACTCCTGCTGCAAGTATGCCGGCACCAGTCCCATAAATTGATTTTTTATTTTCTATAAAAAAGTTTAAAGCTTTATTTTCACCAAAACCAAGCCTAGATCTAGTCATAATTTTTCTAGCTTCTGCAGCCGTACCATCCTGGCTTAAAATATCTGCTGCTTTATTAAGCGAGTTGATGACACCTTTATTGGTTTCTTCCATTCTTCCGGAAACTCCAGCTGCTGCCAATGTTGTTTCATCGGCAAAAGCTGAAACCCTAACGGTATCGCCAACTACATCTAGGTGTGATGCTCTTTCTGTTATTAGTTTATCGTTGATTAAATCCCAGCCAGCTCTTAATAAACTCTTAATTGTTCCTTCTGCTCTTGCTCCACTCTGAGTAGCGTATCCTATTCCTCCTTCTTGGAAGCTTGACGCCAAAACTGAAACTAAATGACCTTTATCTTTCCCAGATAAATCCATAGATGCTTGAAATTCTGCCCCTAAATTTTGGAGAGCTCTTACCTTACTAACACCTTCTTCTACTCCAACATCTGTTGCTCTTGCCGTGTGTGCTGCCAAAGCGTCATCTACAAGTTGCGCTGCTATTGCTTCATAATCTGTAGATTTTGCTTCTGAACCTAATTGCCAAAAAAGATTTATTGTATTTTGATTTTCATTATTTTTAAGTACGCTTAAAGAAACTTTTCCTTTTTGCATTGCGTTTTCGCCAATAGTAGATTTTATTGATTCACTATTTAATACATCTTGCAAAACTTCTGTTGGCAAAAATACTCTTGATCCAACTTCTATGGAAGATCCTGTTGAAGTTTTTAATCCGAGGTAAGCTTCTTTTTGTGCTTGGAAATGTGATACACCTGTTTCGGATAATATGTCCATATAAGAAGAATAATTTAGACTTTCCAATTGAGCTTTCAAAGATGCTTTTACTTCCTCACTTACTCCTTCTTGAGTAAGTTTATTTGCAATAGTTGTTCTAGCTAACTCTGCGTTAGCTTGTGTACCTTCCGACATAATCGTACTAAACACTCTACTTTTTGCGTCAAGGAAATCATAACCGATTCCACTTTTGCCAGCTGCTTTCGATGCATCTAGTGTTCTCACCAAATAGTCATCTAGGTTATTGACACCAAAACCGAGCTGGAAAGGCGTTTCTGCTGATCTTCCGCCTATGCTTATTTTTACTGCTTCAGATAAAGTTGGAGCAGAAGAAAAATTCTTATATACTTTTCCTATAGATCCGAGTATGCTTTCTTTGGTTATTTCTCCAGAAGCTGATTCCCCAACAGCTTGTGTTATTTTTCTTATTTCTTGTATTCTACTTTCTTGACCATATGTAATGCCAAAGTTAGCAATTGAATTTATTGCGTCTGCATTACCAGCCCTTGCTGCTGCTATAGTTTTTCTAACCTCATATGCTCCTCTGTCTGCACTACCGCCCATGTAGTCCACAACGCCTTCTGGAGAATGTTGAACAAATTTAGCTTGAGTTGTATCATACCTAATGTAACCTTTTGTTACATCTTTATCTGCAAACATTGTTACACTTTTAGTTCCTTCATCTGTTAAAAGATAATTAAAAGTTGCTTCAGACAAATGTTGTACATCAGCTATATTTTTAGTTGGAACATTAGCGCTAGATCTATAAATTTTTCTTCTCATATTGTCGGCTATTTGCTTTGCATCTTCTGACAAAGCTTCGTATACGGAACTACTTCTTCCTCCTCCTGGCCTAGCCAATTGAAGTCTATCTGAGTGATCAGATGTTGATGTATATCTAAAAATAAAACCTTGCAAAAGTGTGTCATTATCTGCTAAGTGAGAACCTCTTTGCATTTTGTCAAGTAACATTATTGCTGCTTCATCTCCGGCTTCTGCATCTCTTACTATTCTAGCTGTGAGATCGGTATTTAAAGACATTGCTTCTACAGATGAATATGCTGCTCCGCCACCAACTTTTACATCAGCCATTGTTTCCGGAGAATACATAAACTGTCTATGAAGTTCAGCTACTTTAGAATCAGTTCTTGTTATACCAGTTCTTGCAAATTCATCATCAACAGCTTTATTAACTAAATCATTCATATATGATCTATTGTATTCTAGTGTGTCAACAAGTAAAGTTTCCCCACTTTTAATTCTAGAATGCAATCTTTCAATTGCAGCTTTTGCTTCAGAATGAGAAGAGTAACCCCCCATTTGTTTCATTGTTCCAGTTAACTTTTGAATATCAAAATTAATATTATGACCTGCAATAACTGAATTGGATTCAACTAAATTATTGATTAATTTTACTCCTTCATCAAGAAAGTCTTTTCCACCATTTTCTGAACCAACAACTTTTCCAGAAGAAAATAAGTTTACAAAAGGATTACCTTCTCCATACATTAACCCATTGAGTTGCGGTGATTTAAAACTTGTATTTAATCCTGCTGATATCTTTCCACTGCTTGTTATATCCGCTGTAGCCATTTGAACTATTTGTGAATTTCTAAATATTCCAGAAGTTTCAACGTCAAACATTTTTACTGATCTACCAGCAATAACTTCTGACATATTCCTCAATACAGTTTCACCGGTTATTTCATCCACCTTAAACATCTGGCTTAAAGCTCTATGTCCCATAAGATTAGAAGTTCCAACATTAAATGCTTCAAAACCAGATTTATTTGGATTTACGTTAAACATTGTTCTATTCAAAACAACTTGAGCTGGATTCAATAATCCGTTCTTCTGTGTCTACGCCATATCTAAATGCATGTCTGTATCTGTTACTAGAAGGCATTTGTATACCAGGATTGCCTATATCCCTAAATATTTTTGGTAGCCTGAGAACATCTTCTCTATATTCTCTTTCAAGCATGGTCTTTGCTTCCGCGTTTAAAATATCTAGATTTATTGCGCCACCATTCATTATAAAATCTAAATCAACACCTTGCGCTTTGCCAACATCTAAATTTTTTAAAAGTTCTGACTGATACCTTTTCTCAAATTGAGAATATCTTTCCAAAAAATCTTTACCTGTTCCGGTAAACACTATTAGCAGATGAACTACTTATCCTGCCAAAAAAAGAACCTTTAGTTCCAGTATTGCGCAGTGCGTTAGCTAATAAATTAGACGGATGCGTGCTGAAGTCATTGATTATCGCCATTTGGCGGAGCCTCTAATTCTTTACTAGATGCTTCAATATAATCATCAACTTCATATGTTCCAAGTTTTTGTCTTAACAATTTTTCTTTTTCAATTTGCACAGATTGTACCTTATATAGAATATCAGATATAGCCTGTGCGCTGTCTGCTTGCATTTGACCAGCTTTAGCTTTAGCTTCTCTGGTTGCAAGAAGTTGATTACGTAAATCTTTTCTTCTCTTATGCAATCTATCTTCCAGCTCAACTGCCATGTGTAGTTCTTTCTTTAATATTGGACTACCCTCTTGATCAACACCAATAATGTTTTCTTGAATAAAGTGCTCTTTAGCCAATAACTTTGTCTTACGAAGGTATTGCACTTCTTGATCCACAAGATCTCTAATCATTGAAACTTCAATCAAATTATCAGAATGAACATCTAACTGCTCCATATATTCAGCAGTAAACTGTGCAACCATAGCCATCTCTATCGGGCATGGTTTTCCTTTCGGAGCAAGATTTTCTTTTAATAAAGGACATGTCGCTGCAAAAATGCATTTGATAGATTCACAATTCATAGGTATTGAAGAAAACATTGTTGACCTAGTTTTTTGAGGTCTTATTAATTCAACAGCTTTTGTTCTTTCTTCATCAGTCCAATTTTCTGGAAAAAATAAATCTGGACGGAGTGATTCAAAGCTTTTTAAAAATTGTTCTTTATCATTAAACTTTTGTATATCAGCCATTAAAATCAATCCAATCAGAGCTATAAAATTCGGAACCTTTAAAACATTCTATTAAAGCACAAACGCAATTATTACAAAAGTACTCTTTCTTAGATTCGACCGAAAGTTTTCCATATTCGACAAATCTTTCTTCAGTCATTAACTCCATGCGATAATCGCAACGAGGGCAAAACATAATTAATTAATATCTTCTAGAAGCTTCATTAAACCTTTTTGAAGTTTCTCTTGGATCTCACTATCTTGCATAGCGTTAACAAAAGTGCTTACTTCTCTCATTTCATCTGGAGATAAATACGAAGATATTTTATATCTTGAACCTTTACAAACATCACAGTAAGGTTCTGATCTATCAACGTAGCAAACACATTTTTCTAGAATGTCAAAATACTCTAACGCATCTGCTATGTTCAACCATTTGTTCTTAAACAATTTTTTTGTTTGCTCTTTATAAGCCCTCAGCTTATATTGATCATTAGACAATAATGTCCCCATGTCTAAAGAATTTTTCATCAATTCATTAATACTTTTATACAAAAAATTTGCTAGTTGAAAATCACCATTAACATCTGTATAACTCTTCCAATCATTCATCACATTTCCTAACTTGTTTTATTTATGGATTTCTACCTGATCCTGGTCTTGCCCTTGTCATTGGACTTGGGCCACCTCTTGATCCACTACTTCTACCATTATACATGCCCATCGTTCCAAGGCCAATAGCTCCAGCTGCGTATCTTCCACCGACTTGTCTTTGCCTTGCAGCTATTGATTGTGCTCTATGCTTCGCGGCAAATTCTGGGCTATATCTATCCATTGGGTGTAGAGTTTTCCCTACACCTCTGAACATTTTTTGTTCTACTCTGTTTGCTATTTTTGCTCCGCGTGGAGTATCAAGGTATCTCCCGGCTGCGCCTGCGCCTAAACCAAGCTTATCTAAAACGTATGGAAGTTTTTTACCCGGTAAAGCCGGCATGTTAGTAGTTCCTTATTCCTCTTTGTGAACCTGGCATTCTTTGCCCAGTTCCAGAACCTCTACGGCCCCTCATGGCCCCATAGCCAAAAACTGCTCCAGCTCCAATGGCCATGCTCTTCTTAGGGTTTTTTTTGATGGCTGCGCCAATTGATCTACCACTAGTTTTTGTGTGAGCGATTGCTCCGGAAAGCCTTGTTCCTTCTCCCATTAAAACTCCTAATCCAATACTTAATATTAATAGTAATGGTATAGTTATGTGGTTTTTACTTTTTTAGCTGGTTTAATAACCGTAAAGTGAAAGTTGTCATCCAAATAGTCTAAAGTAAATGTTGTTCCCTTGGGAACGGACGTGTTAACTATCGTCTTGGCTAATGAAGTTTCTATCTTATCTCTACGAACTTGAGCCAATCCTCTTGCCCCCTTGACAGTATCAATTCCTCTATCAATCAAACCATTGATAACATTTTGATTATATTCAATATTAAAACCTTTTTTGTTTAATTTGTCAGAAATTATTCGCATTTCTAATTCAGCTATTCTTTCGCAGTCAGCTCTAGTTAAATGATTAAACACAACAACTTTATCAATTCTATTTAATAATTCAGGTCTAAAGTATTTTCTTGCTGCATCCATAGTATTTCTTTCAACCATAGACTTCAATGGAATTGCAGATGTTGATCCTTGGTAGTTTACATTCTTATTAAAACCTGTCCCGGTACCGATCATATGATCTACCGTTTTTTCGTTACCAAGGTTAGTTGTTAATATTATTATGGTATTTCTAAAGTCTACTTTTTCACCTTTGCCATCAGTAATAATTCCTTCGTCAAATACTCTCAAGAATGTATTCCAAATATCTGGGTGAGCTTTTTCTACTTCATCTATCAAAACTACTGAGTTAGGATTCTTTTGAATCTGATTAACTAATTGGCCACCTTCATCGTGTCCAACATAACCTGGGGGTGAACCTATTAGCTTTTGATTCTCATGTTTTTGTTGGAATTCACCGCAATCTATTCTTACCATCGGATAATCTAATGTAAACAAATATTCGTGCAAAGTTCTTGCTAAATGTGTCTTGCCTACACCCGAAGCGCCGGCAAACATAAAGACCCCCAATGGTCTGTTGGAATCATTTAAACCAGCCTGAGATCTAATTAATGCTTCGCAGATGGATTCAACTGCCTCATCTTGACCAATAATATTATTCTTAAGATGATGTTCCAATCCAAGGAACTTTTGTTTACTTATCTTCTTGGCAACTTGAACTGCTTTATCTTGTCCTTTAGAACCTTTTTTGTCTTTTACTTTACTAAGTATATTTTTTAGTTCTTCAAAGTTTCTATCTGTAGATAGATCATATTCTTCGGCACCAAATGAATAGGCAATAGCAACCCAGTAATCTATGTCTAAACCAGGGTTCAACATTACACATCCCGTATACAATGCTTCTACGCATCTTTCTGCATCGGGTCTGGACATTAATCCTAATGCTTGAGATATTTCTGTTTTTAAGTTAAAGATTACATATTGAAGAACTTTTCTTCTTCGTTCTTTTTCAGTCTTAGCATTTAGCTGCGAAACGAATGACTCTATTTCTTCTGGTTCTAATACTTTGTATTTAACGTATGCGTTAAGATCCGGAACGTATATCTGATATATCTTCATTTGTGCTCCGATCATGTTTTAAAAATTAAGATTCTATATATTAATATAATATATTATTATATATATACATATTATTTATAACATATATGTATATAGTAAGGGGGTAGGGGGTAGGGGGTAAAATCCCAGTCTACTATTTTTCTTTCTTTACTTCAAGTCACTTGCCAATTTTTTTTATGTTTTCTATTTGCGGTTGACCTTCATCACAAGGTCCTGCATATGCCCAATACTTTACGAGGTCATTTACGTTGTTAAATCTATTCTTAAGCAAGAACACTGCTCTGTAAAAATTCTCATCTAATTCTATTCTGCGTTGCATTTTGTATCCCATCTGTATATAATTTCTTCTAGTAATTATACCATCAAGATTAGGAGTACCTCACAATGAGTAAAACAATAAAGCCATCATTTGCTTATCTTAAGCAGTTAACTAAATTGCGCGAACAAGTAAGACAATCAATGCTTGGTCAAGATCCACAAACCCAAGCTGAACTTAGATTTGTTGAAGCCAAGGTTGTAGAGAAGATGAAGGAAGTTCAAGAAGCTTTAGCATTGAAAGTGTGATAGAATATCTTTATGGATGATTCAAAAGCTTTAGATGTTATTATCGCTCAATTAGAGCGTCAGTTTGGTGCCGGATCCGTGATTACTCTCGGGTCTACCAATGTAGAAAAATGGCCTTCTGTTCCGACTGGCGCTCCCACGCTAGACAAGATTCTAGGTATTGGTGGTTTACCTAGAGGAAGAATAGTAGAAATATATGGACCAGAATCTTCTGGTAAATCTACTATTGCTTTGACTGTTATTACAGAAGCTCAGAAGATGGGTCTGAAGTGTGCTTACATTGATGCTGAGCATGCTTTGGACCCAATCTACATGACCGCACTAGGCGTAGACTTGGATGAGTTAATTTTTTCTCAGCCAGATTACGGCGAGCAAGCTTTGGAGATAGTTGACCGCCTTGTTCGATCTGGCGAAGTGGGAGTTGTTGTGATTGACTCTGTTGCTTCACTTATTCCGAAAGCAGAGCTGGAAGGTGAGATGGAATCGGCTCAGATGGGCCTACAAGCTCGTCTAATGGCCAAAGCGATGCGAAAGCTAGTTTCGGCCGCATCCGAGACAAAAACGCTCCTATTGTTTATAAACCAGTTGCGCAATAAAATTGGTATTATGTTCGGTAACCCGGAAACTACTCCTGGCGGTATGGCTCTTAAGTATGCTGCTTCGGTTCGTATAGATTTGCGTAAGAAGGAAGATCTTAAGGACAAGTCTGGCGAAGCTATAGGTATTAAAGTTAAAGCTAAGATTATTAAGAATAAGATGGCCCCACCATTAAAGATTACAGAATTTGATATTCTTTATGGTAAGGGTGTAGATCAATTCGGTTGTTTGTTCGATCTTGCTTTAGGTCAAGGTATCTTTACCCAAAAAGGTGCTTGGGTTTATCTTGATGGCGAAAACTTTGCTCAAGGTAGAGATAATGCTGTAGAGAAGCTAAAGCTAGACGAAAAACTTATAGCGTTAATTAAGGAAAAGAATAACATATGAGCCAGGGGTTTGAATCAACCGCCTGCTCCGATTGTTCATTCCCACCGAATCACTCAGCTACTAAACTTGGTTCTAAAGATAAACGTGTAGAACGTTTTTCTGTTAAGTGTAGGGATTGTGGTGATTCGTGGGAAGAGAACTACATAAAAGAAGTTAAAGATTAGATCATTGCCTTCCCGGCGCATTTCGCGGCGAAAATTATTTTTTTATTTTTTAACAGATTACTATAAGAGTATCATCTAGCGAATTGATGTTTATGGACTTTTTTAAAAAATTGTTTGAACTTATTATCTATAATAGGGAAAACGGGGAAGAGCTAGAAGAACAGGTCTTCTTACTTGACGACGAAGACTTGGAGACCGAAAGCGTAGTCACCTTCCATCCTGATGGTAACGGTAACTTGGTATTTAATGTTTTTAGTATTGAGGTATGGGAAATGATCGATGATATTTCCGAGCTTACCGGTAGGGATAAATTTTCTATTATAGAAGGATTATCCGAAGAGGATGGTATTGAGTCCTGGGTGATCGATCCTAGAGAGTTTCCTAACGACTTAGATGATCTTTAATAATACTTATATAAGGATATAAAAAAACCCCCCGGTATATCCAGGGGGTTTTTCTTTTTATATAGGTTAAATATTAGTCGTTGTAACCATAGTTGTCGAAATCATAATCTTCAACATCAACATAAGCTGACTTAGCTCCATAATATGTCTTAGAGTTAAATTGATAGAAGATATCATCTTCCACGTCCAACCCCTCATAATCCTCGAACATATCCAGTTGAATATCATCCTGGGATTCTTTTGTCAACGTATTCTTGTTCTTACTCATTTTCTTATCCTTTTGTACTAGGCATTGATGGTTATATGATTCTTGTACATGATATCTATATGACAACAAAGATAATAGCAAAGCATGTTTACCTTTGACAACCTCTATAGCAATATATTCCAAACTTTTTTTGCGGGCGATTTCCTATATAGGTATAAAAATAAAGGAAAAATTTTTGATGTAAAAACATATATAAAAAAAACTAATAGGCTAAAAATATGGAAAAAATATGGGCCACCACTAGTGGGTATATGTAGACCCTTAAGACTTTTAACGTGCCCACCCGGGTATGGGGTCTTAACTAACAAGAAAGTAGACAATCATGTCATCAATAACATACACAGGTAATAAGAATGGAAGGATAGTTGTTACTCAATATAATTGGAGTACAACTGTATCTTTCTTTAAAGAGAATGGTGATGTAGCACTAAGAGATATAAACATCATTAATCACAGGACAGAAGGTAACCTTTTCTTCTGCACAGAGGGTGGCACAGGTAAGGAATACTTCATGCAGTTTAATAATAAGGTACGTCCTATTATTAGCCTGTAATACAGGTGGTAGTACTGTCCATTGGTGGACACTAAACAACATGAACCATACGATAGCCATGGTATGTAAAACATTGGGCTTTATTCAACTCATACAAAGGAGATAATCATGGAGCATAACAGGACATCATATGCACGTACGTACCGTAAGTACCTACTGCATTGTGTAAAGCACAACATACCAGTAAATGCAAAGACATGTGCCTATGTAAGGGCATACCTAGTAGAAACATCAATCACCAATAAGGGAGGAAAGTAACCATGTCACCAGTAACACTAACCACGTGTGAGCAGATGGCTCAGGCGTACAACACACATGCACAGTATGCCGAGGTTATTGGCAAGTACGTGTGCCATGATGGCCAGGCAGTGTGGATACAGCTTGATGGGTGCGGTGCATCTGATAGCCATACATTCACACACACCCATAACATCCCAGAGTACATGAACAAGATGTACAATGGGAAGATTGTTCGCCTTCTAGGTGAGCGTTCATGGGATTCACGTGCACGCATGTGGGGCTACCGCTGGACCCTTCATTCAGTAAACCTATGGGAAGAGTCAGTAAAGGCTTCTCCTACAGGCATTAAAGCCTTGTGCGGCACTAACTGCTAATCAAGTACATTGTCCATTGGTGGACGTTAAATAACATGAACCTTGCGATTATTCTGGCAAGTAAAACATTGAATTAAGTTTCTTGTTGTCCGGGTTTAAGAAAATCAACTTAAACAAACAACGGGGAAAAACATGATAAAAGAAACTAGAGTAGACAGGTGGGAATCAAAAACAAACCTGTCAATAAAATTGTCAGCAGAAGAAGTCTTTGCGTTAATACCAAAGAATTTCAATAATGCAGAAAGGGTTGAAGTTTTAACCCCATTTGCTAAATTCTGGGATCGTCAGCGCAAAGAGTTAGAATCCAGTCTTCATAATCAGCTTATTCGAGTATTAGAATCTCGAGCATACGACATGGATTTTCGTATTAAGTTCTGCAAAAAGTGGGAGTATGACCGTCCATACTTTTTGTGGGATTGGGATAACAATGCCATCATGGAGATGATATATGAAAAAGATTCTCTGTATCATGGTCAATTTAGTAGCTATAAATATACTTGGAAAGAAATTAAGGAAAATCTTAATTCTTTTTCTGAGTTAATTAACAAGTTAAGTAAGTAAGCAAAACCCGGACAACAAGTAAATAATCAACTCTGATGTGAGTTGTAAACACCATGGGATTTAGGTTTCGTGGTGTTTGATGTTCACATCGTGTGAGCAGTAATACCTAACGAAAGAAGGTAAATAATCATGTATACGATCAAGAATTGGATCCTCAACCACAAAGTGGCTGTGGGCATAACGCTTGTTCTATTCACCCCACTAGTATCTGTAGCATTCGGTGCTATAGGCATACTGTTCAGTGCTGTATTTGAAGTATTGGGCTTTATCCTCAGCATGCTTAATGCTACAGGTGTGGCAATCATCTTGCTTGCGGGTCTCGGCTATGCAGGTAAGCGTGTATGGGAATACGGTAACACATCAAATGAAAACACCAACACAGAAGGAGATTGGCTCAAATGAAAACATCAATCAACACAAAGGAGAAAGCAGTGAGTAAAGCAACAAAAATGTTCGTTGTTCTTATTGTCGCAATTGCGGCTTTAGTTACAATGGGCAAGCTAACCAACAAGCCAACATACTGTCACGTAAGTTCAGTTGTTGCATACGAAGGAGATACTCTTTGGAGTATAGCCAAGGCCAATTGCTACGGCAATAGCACCACAGTAATGGTTAACGATATCGTAGAACTCAATCCAGAATTGAAGACTCGTTATTTGCGCATTGCTGAATCAATTAAACTACCAACAGAAAACGGAGGAAAGTAAACATGTCAACAAACAACAATCCAAAAGGAGAAACGAATGTCTGAAGAAAATGTACCAAAACCAAGAGTGTTCACTGCCGAAGAAATTGTAGCAAAAATACTACAAGAAAAACTAAGCAAGAAAGCACTCATCAATGAATTGGTTTTTGCATTGAACGATGCAGAGGCCAACAAGCAAGAAAAAGATGCAGACATCTACTGGAATGCAATTATGGTCTTGACGAAAGGCCGAATGCTCTAAGATAGATTTTTGCAATCAACAGAAAAACAGTAAGCCAAAAAACAACAAAGGAGACAAGTAATGTTAGAAAACAATAATAAATTCCAGTCAAGGCTGGATTTAATCTCAAAAGCTGAAATTGTGTTACATCACATGGGAGAATGGCATGAGGTTAAAATCCAATCAAATGACAATCGGCTAACAAGTGGAGCATTGACGTATACCCAATACGAAAATGTGTGTGATGAAACAAAATCATCATATTCATTTGTTGGCATTTCAGATGATGGTGCAATTGTTAATGGCTTTATCCATGATGGATCCAATAAAATTGGTCGTGGTTATGGAGGCCAGTCATTTGAATTGACAATGCAAGATGGATCACACAGGGTTCTTACCGGACCATGGAGTGGAAGGCCATCAGTCCACACTGCCAATAGCGGTATTCAATACACCGAGGTTAACGTTAATAATACTTTGTATGGATTTTCAAGGGAATTCATTGAAGCCATAATTGATCGGTTTAACCTCAACGCAAACCTTGAATTGACATGCCGAGACATGGAAATTGAATTACGAGTAACAAACAACAACCAAGGAGAAAAGTAATGAGTGATATATTCAAATTAGGTGTGCTTGATTTAGACAGGCAAGCATACTTTGATTTCTGCGAAAAGAACAATGGCGGATATCTTTTAAGTTCTCGCCAGCAGAAACAGTTAGAAAAGCATCTCATAATCTGGAAATTAAACACGCACATTCAGAAATGTGGTTCGTGTGGTTGGTGTGAGAAAAATGCAAAACAATTCCTAGAAGAAAACATAAAGGGGGAGTAATGGCAAGGTTACATTGGAAGAACTATTCCCGTTTTGCTCGGGATTCAGAGAAAGAGGTGTGGTGTGCTCTAGGCAAACACTATGTTCACATAGCTAATGCTTGGATTACGTTTTACCCAGTAAGGCGCATATGGTGCACCGAATGCAAAGCAGGCAGTGAAACTAGGGTCGAGAAGAAGAAACTAGTATCTCAAGCAAAGCAAACAATGAAAGACAACCAACTATCACTATTCAACGAGGGAGGAAAGTAATCATGAAGCCATTCAATCCAGGGGACAAGGTACGTTCCAAGGCAAAGCCTCATATAACAGGCACTGTAAAGTGGGTTAGGTTTGAACCCAATGGAGTATCTGTTAATAGGCAAAATTCACGTGGAAAATGGAACTATGTCCAGAAGATACCAAAGGGAGGTTATACCGTATCTATTAACTGGGATCCAGTCCCACAACTTGGTTACTACCCAGAGCGTCCTTTGCACGGTCTACAGGGGTCTACCGCAATTGAGTTAGTACCGCAAGAAAATGTCAATCAAGAAACAACAAACAACGAAAGGAAAGAAGCCATGTCAAATCAACCAACAACAATTCGGGAGGTAAATCCGATGAAGCAATGCAAACACCAAGTCTGGGATTGGAAATTAATTCCAGGACAAGTAAACACAGACTACAAGGCAGTTTATTGTGAACTGTGTGGAGAGCAACTGGCTCAACTTGCACCAAAGAACAAGCCAATGACAGATAAGCAGATAAAGTTTATCCGGTCTTTGTTCTTGGAAGTTAAATCAAACATGACAATTGATGAGCAGGAGTCTTTGACAACAAAGATGAAAGCACATATCGATGGAACAAATGTACTCACCACCAAGTGGGCATCAGCAGCCATTGACAAGCTCAAGGCATACAAGCCTAAGCCCGTTAAGCCTGTCCAAGTTATCGATGAGGATGAGCCATTTGGCAAAGTTGAATGTCATGTATGTGGCACTAAGTATCAGCCAGAAGAAATGGGCGGATCAGGCACTGAGGTATTCATGAACGGATGCATCGCGTGTCTGTAGTAAATCAATCAAATAATCAACCAACAACAAATGGGGAGGTAAAACCCATGGAAACACCACAACAAAAGCTCAATCGTTTAACGACAGAGCCTCAACAGAAAGGAGCAGAAGTGATTGCATTCATGCATGACTTCTTCCACACCATCACCAACGACCCAACAGAGCGTGAGTCATTGGCCTATTCAACCGTAAAGAAGACGGGCAAACCATTCAAGATGGGGACAACAGTTCGCACTGGTGAGAATGGTGCATACAACCACCATATCTGGCTTATGCCAATCAACAACAACCCTACTTGGAAGTATGGACTCTTGGAGCACAAGCTTAACAGCCGCGGTAAGAAGTTCAAGCTTAAGATGATTACAATCAATGAGCTGAAGCAGTGGATCAGCAAGGACAACGGAGACTTAGATGCACTCATCGAAGAATCCAACTTTGCCTGGGCTAATGCAACACATGCTTTCTTCTTGAAGATGCGTGAAGACAACAACTGGTCATTGGATGATCTTGGTGTCAGCGTAATCGACATGAAGAAGACATCAAAGCGACTTCAAGAAATCACACGGTTTACTCAGGTATATCGTTCAAGGTCAATGAAGTCAGTCACCACTAAGGCTTATACAAACGAATGGCTTGAGCAATACTACTCTAGCTATGGGTTGAAGTATGATCCAGCAGATGAGGTGATGTTTGATGGACCAGCCTTTATGCGCAAATCAGCATTCATCAAAGCTTGTTTCCCTATCAAAGATGCGGAAGTAAGAGGCAGAATGATTGGTGGTGTGCACGGTGACAATCGTACTTGGTTGTTCCGTATGAAAATGGAAGGCTTCATGCTTAAGGGCTTGTTGCACATTGTTGAGGATGATGAAATCCCAGCAGACATTGTGTACCACGAATCAATGGAAAAGAAGGAATTGTCCACCACAGATGGTAATTATACATTTGTAGCGTGGCCGATGCCAACTCTGTACGAAGTAACGATTGACGATCAATCAATGATCAACAATCCATGGTTGTACACCACTGAACACCTCACAGCTACATGTGACAGTCTTTTGTCTGACTTCAAGAAAGAAATCGAAGTGGGCAATATGCCAGAATGGATGACTGTTAGCATGGATGATCAAGAGGATCATGGAGTAGTCAACGAAGACAATGAACTCCAAGAGTGGCAAGCAAACTACATTAAGTGGCAAAAGGCTGGGTTCTCATTGTATGACAGCTCAAACTTCATCCACATGGCGTACGGTCAGCTTGCTAATCGCATGAGTGCATCAGTTAAGCGTGGTAACATCTGGTTGCCAATGTTTAATGCATTCATGGCTCCTGTCATTACTCATGAGGCATTGCAAATCATGGGTGGACAAGAGCTGCCAGAGTCAAAGTCAAATGTTGTATGGTATGACAAGCGCTTCGGTGCAATCATCCCAGGCAACCGCTTTGTTGAGACAGCAGACCTTCACGACACATGGGACCAAGATGGTGACATGGCTAGGTTCATCCGCATTAAATTGTGGAGCTCTTCGCCAGTTGTAACTCTCTATGGGTTGTCACACCAGGAATTCAGGGATGGATTTGTTATCCCAGCTGACCTGGAAGTACCAACCACACCAGAAGAAGCAATCGACATGGTTGTTATCATTCGTTCACCAAACGGACCTGGTGGTTATTCAATCGAGCGTTACGATGCAGAGACAATGCCATTTATGCGTGTAAACGAAGAGATGGTACAGGTAATTGACCTTAGCAAAGCAACACTGCCAATGAGCACACTGCTTAAAGACACCATTGTTGACACTAAGCTCAATGAAATCCTGAACTCAACGCAGTACAGCAAGAGGGGATTCACACGAGATAACGCCAAGCACATGATTGATGCACAATTGCACAACCCTGGATTTGGTTCATTCTCGAACTTCATGATGGTACATGCAAATGTGTTTGGTCCAAGCTATCCAACCTACATGCCAGCTAGTGGTAATGACATTATCGATGCAAGCTCTCAAACAGCAAACATTGAGGCATTCCGCTTTATCAGTGGCAGCGTATCAACCATGTGGCAATCAATGATCGATGATATCATCAAACAAGATATCAAGATTGACAGCTACATGATGAGTCGTATCCCTGATCGGTTCAAGCATGAGTTGGAAGGTAATGTCTATGATGGACCATTGGCAGAGCTCAGTGAGCACTACATCAAGGTACTCAAGGATGTACGCGAAGAGAAGAAGAACACCATCTATCTCCGCATGCGTTCTGAGTTAATCCCTCAACTGCAACAGTTAATCCCTACACTGTCAGATCAAACACAGGCTGTCTGTGAAGCATTCAACACCAAGTATATCCACATGTTGCGTGCATTTGACGAGCGTAAGGCAGAAGCTAAGGCAGAAGAGACAAAGTGGTCAAGCCGCTACTTCAAGGCATGGAACGCTGTGTATTCTTCAACCGAGTTGGAAGCCATTGTCAAGATGATGGTCGATGAGATTGAAACGTCCAAGTCACCAACCAAGATGGCTGTTGCTATCTATCGCTGGATGACTGATCCAAAGATGAGCTACGAGAGGGTGTATCACGAAGGTCGTGGCGAATACATCAAGGCCAATGCTCATCTGCGTTATGGTCTAGTTGACCGTGTAATGTTCCAAGCCGGCAAGCGTGGGCAGAAATCAATGATGGATCTGCTTATCCAGGGGCTCAAGGATCTGGGCCTCTAGGATAAGTATTATCTTAATGTTATATTCTAAACAAGCACCGTGCTCTGCCTAGTCCCCAAGACTTGGTTCCAATTTGATTCTAAACACGGTTCAAGAGATTTTCCGCGGTCTGGCCCCCATCACGGGTCTGGCCGTTGAATAAGTCGGGGTCTTTCGGGACTTCGCCTACTGGTAACATCGGGTTGCTGGTAGTTTATGTGACTACGGTCACGGAAAGGGGTTGGGTCTAATGACTCTTCTCATCACTAAGGTTGGTGCACCTACAACGCACACACATAACTTGAAGGACGGCTCAGGCTCGTTCAACAAGACCGAAATTCCTGTAACACTACAGGCCAAGTTCGGTGAGGAAGCAGGCTTTCAGATTGGTGTGAACTACACTATCTGGATGGACGCTGCTCGTGCAAGCAAAGTCGTCGCGATTGCTCAGGCATTCATTGATGGCACAGCCACTGACAGTAACGGTGAACTGTATCACCCAAGTTGCCGTCTTGCTGTACTCAACGACAGCGAGTGCTTTACTGCGGGCGAACTGCGGACGAAGGAATTGACCAACAAGTTTGGTGGCACATACACTGTGACCAACCAGACCATTTGGTTGAAGGACGACACGGCTTTGACTTATGACATTGCCGAGTTGGCTGTTTCCCCTCAGCGTGGCAATATCGATGACCTCGATATCCTCGTTGACTTCCGTGGTGCTGCTTTGGTTGCGCCAGTTGTTACATCCACTGCTACTGCTGAAGTGCCTTTCTGACACTTTAGTTTTAGCCCGTTTTGTCAGTCAGGTCGGTGTATGTCCCCCGCATACATCGGCTTGGCTGACATTTTTTTTGCAACTAGTTCCCTAATCTTTTTTTTGTTCCTAGTATTCTAATCCTTAGGAATAAGTCGGAGAAAAGGAGAATAGCATGAGTGAACCTTACATTTGCGGAACAGCAGCACCTGATCCTTGCGAATTTGAAAGCGTAGAACATCATGACGCTACTTGTCAAGAATGTCTATCTTGGTTTCCAACATGGACAGCAGCTCAAGAAGCAGCTAAAAAAGCAAGAAATCTGTGTAAATAATCAATTGAAAGGATTGTTATGGGAATTCAAGATGACTCATTTGATGTTAATCTTATTGCGACTAAAGAAGGTCTAATAAAGATTAGCCAGATGACTTTGCTAGAAACGGTCAAGGAAATGAACCGTCGTACAGACTCATTGCTTGAGATCTGTGAATCACACCAAATACTTATTGAGCAGTTGTCCGATAAAGTTATTTCTTTACAGGATGCACTTGATAATCTCAAGCCTTGCCAATGCTGTGGAAGCAACCCTTGCCTCGAATCTCTCGATGCAGCTAAACATGGAGACTACTAATGGATCTCATCTTACCTTTAGGCATTCTAATCCTCATATCAGCAGTCTTCGTTCGCGGGATTGTGCGATATGTTGCCGGCAACCCATGGAAATTACATCGTTGTATGAACCACCAGTTCTACTTTGAGGAAATAGATTGTCGTGGAATTTATTGTGGCGTATGTCACAGGGACATAGACATTGAGTATTATTCTAAAGGAATAAGTCGGGAGGGAATAACCCATGAAAATACAAATGATTGATGACATACCACGCAAAGGTTTGTGTGCCATATGTCACAAGACCAAACTCACAGTAACAGTATCCATTACATCCAAAGGAAGTCCTATCATCACCACTGAAGATTGGTGCTTAGAAGATTTCCATACCCTACAAGATAAAACCCTAACACTACACTGAAAGGTAGAACCATGCAAGTAGAAAAATTTGAAGAAACAACCGATTATGTAAAGTATTATGGCTTTAGAGTTTACAACCGTGATGGTCGTTCACTTCCTAAAGGCATGATTAGTTCAATGCGCGTTGAGCAATTGTCAGATGGCACTAATCAAATTGAATACAGTGTTCAAAGCCCTAGTGGTTTTTCACCAGACTCATCAGACCATCTTACATACACTATGCCAGTAATTGAAACCTTTGAAAAGGGCAAGGCTGTTGTAGAAATGTATGGCAACATGATCAATGCTTATATTAGCGAAAAGGATCAAGCAGCATGAAAACATTCGGACTAATCTCAATATCATTTGCAGCAGGCAGTATCACCATGATGGTGTGGCTTCGCAAAATATTTAATAAAACAATGAAAGGAACCTTGTGAAAAAGCTTACAACCATCACTACAGCAATAGCATTTGTTATTGCCGGCTTAGCAATATACATCAAGAAAATGAAACTATTCAAGAAAGATAAATCATGAAAATCTTAAAAACTATTCTAGCTACATCTATACTCGTTATGGTTGTAGCTTCTTGCGGTAACAGCAAGCCAGTTGCAGTAGAAACTACTGTAACTACCATCAATTATGGAACAGATTGTAACCTCAATTCTGTTCGCGAATTAAATCGTTTAATTGATATTCAAGAACAAATTTCTTTAAACAGAGGATCTGTTCCTACTACCAAAGAATGGCAAGACGAAACAAATGCTATGGAAGCAGTTCGTTCTTATGTTCGTGCTCTTGACGTACCACTTCTATCCGATTATCAGTTTGCTTATGTAAACGCTATCTTTGATTTCCTGGTTGCATATAACACTTATTTTCAATCAGGTAAAACAGATTTAACTTTAAATAACTACACTATTCCTTATAATGACTCTGAATATGATTTTCAGAAAGCTTTTATCGAAATGTGCAGATCTAAGGTTTAACTATGTCTAAACTACCCTTAAAAGGAAAATAATCATGAACTATAAGAAACTATTCTGGGGCTACATGGCATTTAGTGCTATCACTGGCTTTGTAATCGGCATTGTGCGCGGCATTGAGCAAGAAAAGATCAAGCGTCGCTTACGCAATAACCCATTGTCTGCCAGTAAAGCATTTCAAGAAGTGTACAGACACTACAACAATGATGACCTAGACTTTCCTGAAT